ACAAATGCTACACCAGCATTTGATTTGACTGATGCTACTAATTACCCTACTAGTTCTTTGAGTGGAACAATAACAAATGGTCAACTCGCAGGATCCATAGCAAATTCTAAACTGGTTAATAGTTCATTTACACTTGGAGGTGTAGATATCGAATTGGGTGGAACAAATGCTACACCAGCATTTGATTTGACTGATGCTACTAATTACCCTACTAGTTCTTTGAGTGGAACAATAACAAATGGTCAACTCGCAGGATCCATAGCAAATTCTAAACTGGTTAATAGTTCAGTAACTATTACAGCAGGTGATGGATTAACAGATGGCGGGGAAGTTTCTCTTGGTAGTTCAACAACTTTAAATATAGGTGCAGGAAATGGAATAGATGTATCAGCAAATTCAATATCTGTTGATGTAAGTGATTTTATGTCAAATGGTTCTGCTAATAGATTATTAACAGCAACAGGAACTGATGCGATGAAGGGTGAATCCGGTTTAACATTTGATGGAACTACATTAGAAATAAGTGGTGGATTAGTAGTACACGGTAATACTACATTTAACGGTTCAAAAACTGAAATTCATTCTGATAATGTTGTAAAGACTGATCCACTACTCGAATTAAATGCGAGTATTACAGGATCAAATACAAATGATACAGGTATAATTTTAAATAGAGGGTCAGCATCTAATGTGTTTATAGGTTGGGATGAATCAGAAGGTAAAATAGCATTTGGATTAACTAATCTAAATGGTTCTCATCAAGGAGATTTAACTATAACACCTGCAAATATTTATGGGGGAAATGCTTCATTTACAAGTATATCAGGACCTTTAACCGGAAATGCTACTACAGCAAGTCTAGCAACTTATATAACTGTTACAGATTCAAACCACAGTTCGTATTTTCCTCTAATATTTCATAATGGAATTAATAGTTTATATGAAGATCAGGGTTCATTAACTTATAATCCAAATAGCGGTTATTTAAAATTATCAGATAATAAACATATACAATTTGGAAGTTCTAGTAATTCTGACTTACAAATATTTCATGATGGTTCCAATAGTCACATAAATGAAATAGGAGACGGCGATTTAGTGGTAACAGCAACACATTTAAAATTTAGGGCATATTCTGATAGTGATGATTATTTTGTAGCTAATACAAACTCATCTGTAGAACTTTATTATAATGGTTCAAAGACATTTGAAACGAGTGCTAGTGGTATAACTGTTACTGATGTGAATGGATCTACAGGAACAATTTCAGGTAATCTTATAGGAAATGTAACTGGTACAGTATCGTTAGCCAGTTCTGCAATGAACGTAGTTAATTTAACAAATCATGATACTGATGACTTATCTGAAGGTTCTACAAATCAATATTTTACAAATGCTCGATCTAGAGGTGCGATATCTGTAACTGATGCTGGTGGTGATGGTTCTCTGGCATACAATAGTTCAACAGGTGTAATAACATATACAGGTCCAAGTGCTACAGATGTGAGAGCACATTTTACAAATGGGTCAGGTATTGATATTACGGATGGTGAAATATCTGTTGATGCAAGTGATTTTATGTCAAGTGGTGCAAATAATAGAATTTTAACAGCAACAGGAACTGATGCGATGAATGCCGAAGCAAATTTAACATTTGATGGAACTAGATTAGATGTTACGGGGGACATATATTTACCTGATAATAAAAAAATATATTTAGGTGATTCTAATGACTTAGAAATATTCCATGATGGTTCTAATTCTTTTATAAATGATACAGGAACAGGTGATTTAGTTATAGCAGGTACAATGTTGCGATTAAGAGGTTATACTACTACTGAAACATATTTTTTAGGAAATGAAAATGGTTCTGTAGAACTTTATTATAATGGTTCAAAGACATTAGAAACGAATTCCAATGGTATAACTGTTACTGATGTGAATGGATCTACAGGAACAGTTACAGGACAAATATCTAGTTTATCAAATCACGATACTGATGACTTATCTGAAGGTTCTACAAATCAATATTTTACAAATGCTCGATCTAGAGGTGCGATATCTGTAACTGATAATGGCGGTGATGGTTCTTTGGCATATAATAGTTCAACAGGTGTAATAACATATACAGGTCCAAGTGCTACTGAGGTGAGAGCACATTTTTCTGGAGGAAAAGGTGTTACAATTACAGGTGGTTCTATAGCAATAGCACAATCTGTTGGAACAGGTGATGATGTTACATTTAATACTGTAACAAGCAATTTAACAGGCAATGCTGATACAGCAACTTTAGCAACAACTGTTACCGTAACTGATTCTAGTACTAATTCAGATTTCCCTGTAGTATTTCACGATGAAAGTAACAATTTATTAGATGATACAGGATCATTAACTTACAATCCAAGTATTAGTAATCTAACTATAAAATCTGGAAATGCAAGTAATGGTAAAGCATTATTAACTATGATTAGTGATAATGCTGGAGATAAAGGTGATGGGTATCAAATAGAAACTTTAAATGGTGTTATGACAATTTCTTCTGACCATACAACAAAAGGTACATATAATTGTCCTGTCATAGAATTTACAGGATCTACTACTGAGGCATCAAGAACTACAAAAATTTATGGAGAATTGCATGTTACAGGTGATATTACAGCATTCTATACCTCAGATAAAAGATATAAGGAAAATCTAAAAAATATATCTGAACCAAATGAAAAGATAAAAAAAATAAATGGATATGAGTTTGATTGGAACGAAAAACATAATACATATAAAGGACAACATGATGTTGGTGTTATAGCACAAGAAATTGAAGAAGTATTACCCGAAGTAGTTATAACTAGAGAAAATGGATATAAAGCAGTTAGATATGATAAAATAATATCATTACTAATTGAATCAAATAAAGATTTATTAAGAAGAGTTGAAGAGTTAGAAAGCAAATTGAGTTAAATTTTTTTTAAATTATTTAAAATAATAAAATTACAATTAGGACAATATAATAAATTTTTACTAATATCGGTATTAAAAGTAATTAATTCTTTATAATCATTATATTCAGGTGGTTCAATTGAATATATAAAATTATTATTAATATCATAAACCATAATATCTTTTATAAAATCATTTGGCATAGATAAATTATTTAAATTTTCTTGTGTTTCTTCTACAATTTCTATTGTAAATTTTCCTTTATTCATAATATTAGAACAATTATCACATTGAATATTATTAAAATTGTGAATAATATTTCTTTTTAAATAATTATTATAATAATCTATATTATTATCGTAATTAGTAAAAACTTTATTAAAATTATCATAATTATCAGGAAATTCTGTGTATGAGTTACACATATTACAATATTCTATATTTGATTCTATATTTAATTCATCGTCTCCTTCGCTAATATTAGAATCATATAATTTTCTTACAAATTCATCATTATCATATATATTGTATCCAGATATTTCACATTTATATTTGTAAAGAGTTGTGACACAACTACAATTAACACAATTACATATAGACATTTATATTATATTAAATTATATTATTATTAGAATTCAACACCTCCATAAAGTTTACCTATATCAAGACCATAAGCATAATATTTAACAGTTACACTATCACTAGTAAATGTAGTTGCATTCTTTTGTCTAAGATAACCTGTTTTATTTGGAAAACCTTTACCATTAACAGAAGTTTCAAAATATATACAAGCATTACTATATTGTGCTGGTATATAAACACCAGTATTAGGTGACCCTGTATTACCAGTATCTCTTAACCATCGACCTTCTGCATATGATGTTCCAACAGTTGTCCAATTAGAACTAGAAGGATAACTTGATGGATTTGATATAGAATTACGTTCCCAATTTAGATAATCTGAACCAATTTTGGAAGGAGTCCCATTCCATGTAACTTCTACTATTTGTAGATCACCTCTATAATTATTTCCACTTGTATATTTAAATACTATTCTACCAGTTGAACCTATTACACTTTGTCCAACATAATCAGAACTACTTAAGTCAAATGTGGTGGTTTGTATTGATGTCCCAGCATTTCCAGACTGAATAGCAGTTGAACCAATATATGCTCCCGATAAAGCATTACTTGAAGGTATAGTTCCTGATGTATATGATACCGAATATGAAAAAGGTGTTCCACCTGGTTCTTCATTTCTTAAATCATAACTGAATGTGTTGGTTGTCCCTGATGTAGTATCACCTATATAAAATGCCCATTCTTTTATTTCATTTGTTGGTGCAGATGTAGATGACCCTGCTTGATATTTTGGTAATACTTGGTGTGGTGGTCCTATTATTTTAGCATTTTTATAATTTGTATTGGAAGTAGATGAAGATTCTGGTGAAGTTACCAATGTCCAATAAAGATATCCACTTATTGTTAATGTAACATTTGACTGATTTGATGTAGCATTGCTATTATTTAATGATGTGGATGATAAACCTCTGCTCTTATACATAACCATATAATTTGTATGGATATCCGCTATAAAAGCGCCATCATTAGAATTTATACCTGTTCCTGATATATACATACCTGAAAATATTCCATCTAAATCACTTGAAGACCATGTACCTGATTTTGGTCTTATTATATTTGATCCCGATTCTAAACTGGCATTAAGCGTTTTTTCATACCATTTAATTTTTAATCCATGACTAGGGTATAATGTGTTGCTTCTATATGATGAATAATTAGTTAAACTACTTTTGAAAAAATATACATTAGTTCCTAATGTTGGTGCTGAAGCAGCATTAAATGATCTCTGTGTTCCTGCAGTAGTTCCTGTTCTTGTATGAAAATTAGTTGTTAAATTGGATCCATATTTTCCTGATTTATATTGAGGTGAAACTATAGTTGATGAAGAAGTAATATCATCACGAGAACCAGCATAATTATGGTATCCTCCACCATGAGAACCCAAACGATCACAATATGTTGCGTGTTTATTACCTATATTACTTTTTTGTGATGACCAATTATTTGTAGTCATATCTTTTGCCAATATACCAAACTGAACTTGATTATAAGAACTATGTCCAATTACTCTGAACCATAAAGTTGCTTCATTAATGTAATAAGAACTTGATCTATCAACAACAATACCTGGTGCATTTGAAGCAGAATATTGAGGATTTAATAATAAAATAGGATATGGATAACTACTTGATTGCCCTGTACCATTTAATTGTACCCTTTTATTTGCTGTGGTTGAACCTGTAAAAGTAGAACTGCCAGTAGTTCCAATTAAACTAGTATGAGCAGACCAATCATTATATGCTTTAAAATCTTTTGTTTTAAATTTAATGGCACCGAAATTTTTACCTTTAAAATGGGTGTTCACTGATATCTCACCTGTATCAGGTATCTCCGTATCATCTCTAAATCGAGCACCTCTAAAACTGGATAAACTTATATTTGTTAACCCAGGATCCGAACCCCCGATAAATTGAGGAACTCCAACAGACCAACTATCTCTAAAATCTGAAAAACTTAGATTTGTTACCCCTAAAAAAGAAAAATTAAATTCCATATTATATAAAATAAAAATAATTAAATATTATTAATTATAGGTGGTGACATTTCTTCAACTAAATTATCATTATTGTCAACTGGTTTCAGTAGTTCCTTCATTTGGATTATCAAACCTCCTTAAAGTATCATCTCCTCTACCATAACTATTTTCTAAATAACGAGTGCGATCTCTTCTCATATGAGATCCTAATTCTCTTAATAAAGTTGGTTCAACTAATTCAGTTATTTCTAATTTTACATCATAATCTAATCCTTTAAAATCATATATAGAACCATCATTCCTTTTAAAACTTAGTTCTATTTCTGCTATATTAGAATTAACATCTGGTATAAATAAATCTTGTGAATGATAATCAGAATCAGGTGTATCGTAATAAATCATGTCTCCAGGTTGACCATTTAATGGTATTCTTTTTAATATATTACCATCATCATTTGTTAGAGTAGCACACCTTGGATGTATATTGTTATATATAATATCTATAAAATGTATAGATAAATCTGGTATATTATTAGAAATTATAGAAGTACCACTTGAGTTTATATTTTCAAAACCTAATCTTTTAAATAATGGATTTGAAGTTGTATCTATTATAATTGTATCTGGTATTGGATTATTTATTGTTATAAATTTTGTTATATTATCAAAACTTAATGAAATACTTGAACTGGATGTACTTAATTTATTATTTATAGTATTTATAAGTGAATATATTGTATAATAACCTTCTTCTATTGTTATTGAATATGAAGAATTAAATTTTAAATCATTTGTAACAGCACCATTTATTGTGCTATTATAAATATTATGTGGAACATATGGTATTTGGGCACTTAATAATTTAAAATTAATTACATTATGAAATCTTCTTAATCCATTACTATCAGTAGATGCTAATTGAAATCTATGTTTATCATCAACAATGTTTTCTAAATTTATAGACGATAAATGTAATATTGTTTTCCTAATTTGTGTAGGGACTAAATTTTCGTACATTCTTTCTTGATATACATGGTTAAACTCACCTAATTCTTTATATAATCCTTTTAGTATATTTATTTGATCATTAAGTTGTTCATTTGATAAATAAAAATCATTATTATTGGAATTTTGGCGTGTACCATAACGTTCATCTAATACTCTATTTAAATTATTAATATTATTTGATTGATTATTTGATTGATTATTTGATTGACCTTCCAATACTTTTTTAGGGTAAAATGTATTTTTTATAAATTGATAAATTATTGTTAAAATTGTTATAGTTGATAATCCCAAAATAATTTTATAATTCGTGCTTAAATTATTTAAGTTCATTAATTAATTTATTAAAATAAAAAAAAAATATAAATTAATATATAATATGTCAGATAATACTGTAAATTTTAGTAATAGTAATTCAAATAATACTGGTGGTGATAATAATTTTCAAGGATGCCCAGCATTGATGAGTGATGGAAGATTTATTACTAATTACAAACCTAATTGTGAAATGAATAAAACAATTGAAAGCACATTTAATAGTAAAGTGCCAATGACAAGTTGGGAATATAAATACAATTTAACTGTTAATGCTGATAAAGTTATGGGATTTATTAATAATAATAATAGTAATTTATACGGTTGTTCTGGATATGGTTATGAAGTCCCTAAACCGCTTTTAAAACAAGATTGTAATGTTGATAATTGTATAATTAATAGAACTGGTAATAATAATGGTATTGGTTTATATTAATTTTCTTTTTTAAAAAAATAATAAATACCTATGCTAATAGTAAATAAAGCAAATATTTTTCTTAAGATATCCTCATTTAAATGAACAGAATATTGTGCGGATATTCCAGCTGATATAGCAAATAATAATGACATATACATTGCAGATTTAATATTAACATAACCATTTTTATAAAATTTTAATGCTGCAAATAATCCAATTGGTGGTAATAACATAAATAATGATGTACCAATTCTATGTTTAGTAGAATTTAATATATTAAAATATGATAATAATGGTACTATTAGTACTTCCGGACCAGCACCTATAACACCAGTAGTTAGTCCAGTTATAACAGATATTAATGTTAAAATAAAAATATTATTTATCATTATATATATTAAATATATTAAATATATAATTTACATTTTCCATTTATTATCACAATCTAAACATGTGAAGAACTGAGTCATAGGTTCATCTGCAGATCTTGTTTGCATTTCATAATATGAACATTTTCTACTTCCACATCTTCTACATTTATATTGATCCGTCATTGCTTCAGGTTTAAGTTCATATTTAATTTTATCCCTTTTCATTTTTTCGTCAATAATTTTTTTCCAATTATCGGGATTAATATCATATACAGATAATTTACCCACTTCTTCACTTTTTATTTCACCTTTTTTAATTTTTTCAATTAAATATAAATTTTTAATATATGAATCTTTATTTAAATTTAAACATGTTGATCTTATTTTAGAATAGTATAAATTAGAAAATATAGGATTGTCCCATTTTCTAATAATATTATTTTCTTTAGAATATTCAATTATAAAATTATAAACACCTTTTTCAATATTTCTTGATAAATTTATATCATTGAAATACTCGTTTATTTTATTAACACATTTATTTCTATTATTATCACTAATACTTGTATTCATAATATTTATTCGTATTTATTTTTACATTTATATATATTTCAAATTTTAAATATTAATATGTGTTTTTATCTTCATCTAATTCTTCACTATCACTTGTATTAATAATTTCAAAATCGTGATCACATTCATCTTCTTCTTCTTCTGTTGGTTTATATTCTTCATCATCATCATCTTCTTGACCGTCATAATATTCACTTTCTGAACCTGATAATTCTTCATCAGAATCACAATCATCAAAACCATCGTGTATTTCATTATAAAAATCTGCATAATCAGAAACATAAAAATCCATTATTTTATTATCATTATAACATAATAAAAATATATCACCATATAGTAAAATATTAGACGATTCTTCTTCTAAAAATTTAGATGATCCGAATGGTATTAATTCGTGTTTATTAATACAATTGTGATTACCATCATACCACCCATAACATTTAATTATTTTATTTTCTTTTGTCCATGTGTATAAATGTCTAATGTTGTTTTTACCTTTTTTGTTAGAATTTTTATTTAATATATTTACAATATTTCTATTTTCAATATTTAATTCTAAATCATTCATACTACCATCAATATTAATACGGGTAACATTTTTCATTTTTATTTTATTAAATAATTTTTTTTTAAATAATTAAAAAATTAATATATGAAATATTATAAATGTCAAACTTTAAAAAATCAAAATCTGAAAGTGAACGAATTGAAGAATCTTCTAAAATTTTACAAAAATATCCAGATAGAATTCCTATAATTGTTGAAAAAAAACATAAATCCAAAATTCCTGATATCGATAAAAATAAATATCTTGTTCCTAAAGAAATGACTATGGGACAATTTATATATGTTATTAGAAAAAGAATTAAATTAAATACAACAGAAGCATTATTTGTATTTACTAATAATGCTTTGTGTAATAACACAAAAATATTATCAGATATTTATAATACATATAAAGATAAAGACGGTTTTTTATATATAGTATATACATCTGAAAATACTTTTGGTTAATGTATAAATATTATTATTGTAAACATATTAAAGATAATTTTTACGATATAAAAATTAATATTAATAAATTATCTTATTTAATAAAAAAATACGATTTAGAATTTAATAGTTCTGTTAAAGAATATTGGATGAATAATGTAAAAATTGTTTCAGATAAAAATAATATCAATTTTTATAAAATTTGTGATAAAAATATTAAATATGAAAATGAATATTTAATTCAAGAATATACGTCTAAGGTTACTGAACCATTTAATTTTAATGAAACACATTTAGAAGATGAATATATTTTATATGATAATACTATTAATAATATAAAAATAATATTAAAAAAATATACAGATTATATAACTTTGGAGTTTGAATCTAATAATTTAATAAATAATAATAATTTTTTATGTTATAATATAATATAATATGAATATTATTCTATTAGTAGTATTAGGTTTTACTATTTTATTTATTCTGCAAAATATTATAGAAAATAAAAATGGATTAAATGATGTTATGAACAAAATTAAAGATAATGCTATTACTAAGCATTTTGATAATATTAAAGTTACAAGAAATAATTCAAGAAAACTTGTAAAAGAAAGATCAAAACAAAAAGTTGAATATGATGATCCATTTTATAAATTTCCTGATCCTATGACTTCAACTATTAGTAATCCTTTATCACCTGGATATAATCCATTAAATTCTCAAAATAATAATATTTTAAGTAATGATCCAAATTTAAAGATTATTAGAGATAATGGATTTGATTATTATAAAAATAAACAAATATATTTTGATCCATTCAATGTTCATAGAGATACTATGGATGCTGATCCTGGTAAATTTACTAAACAAGGGTTAGCAAAAAGTTGGGATGGTCAAGAAACTTTAATTAAAGCAGATAGTGATGAATATTTAACTAAATATCCTGATTATGCACCAAGTGATTTTGGTAATCAATTAACTAATGCTGGTTATTTATATGATAATGAACAAAATAATAAATATATTAATCTTAAAGAAAAAGTATTACCTGATAATTGTAAATTAAATGGAGATAATCTTCAATGCACATTTAATAATAATTTATATGATATACCTGAAAGAACTATTAAAAATAATAGTAATGTATTAAATTCGGTTGGAGTTTCTATTCAAAATGATGAATTAATTAAATCTAATAATGATTTCTCATATGATGAAGTTGGTGGTAATGTGTATAAATCTTGGAAATATGATAATGAGCGCGAATTAAATGGTAATTTTGTATTTAATAATATATTACCAAGCAATCCTATCGGGTCTAATGAAAGTTTTATGGTAGTAGATAATAACTTAAATTGTTCGACATGTTCTATTTAATTTATATTTAAAAATTAATTTATAATTCTTTTTATGAAATCATTTAAATTATTCTATGATGGTGATTTATTTTTAAAAGTTTTTAATAATACAGAAAATACTTGTATTGATGAAAATTTATTAAATGATTTATTTAAAAATAAATGTAAAATTGATAATGTTGAATTAAATAAATGGGAAAAATATAAAAAATTGCATAATAATTTTGAATATATTTACACATCTTCTAATAAATCTAAAAATATATCTGATATTGTTCCTATATCCAGATCGTATTTTAAATTACATGAAATACTTAAAGATTTTAATATAAATTCGTTAGAATACTGTTCTTGTATAGCAGAAGGTCCAGGCGGATTTATTAATTGTTTATTAAATACAAATAAAATTAAACAAATTTATGGTATAACTTTATTATCTAATGATAGAAAAATTCCTTTCTGGAGTTCAAAATTATTTAATAATCAAAAAGTATATTTAAATAAACATAAAAATACAGGAGATATTTATAATAAAAAAACATCTGATGATTTTATTAATAAAGTAAAAAAATGTGATTTAGTAACATCTGATGGAGGATTTGATTATTCTACTGATTATAATAAACAAGAATTATCTTCATATAAATTAATATATTCAGAAATTTATATAGCACTCAATATTCAAAAAGATAATGGTTCATTTGTATTAAAAGTGTTTGATATATTTTACCATAAAACTATTCAATTAATATATTTATTATATTTATCATATGAAGAAGTATATGTTTATAAACCAACAGTTAGTAGAATATCTAACTCTGAAAAATATATAGTTTGTAAAGGATTTAAAGGATTTAATAAAGAAATTATAGAAATTTTAAAAAAATATTATAATAATGTTGATAATTTATATTTAGAATTACCTAGAAATTTTATAGATATTATAAAAAAATATAATAATATATTTGTTGATAATCAAATAAATTATATTAATGAAATATTAAAGTTTAATTGTAAGAATGTTAATGAAAGAATCAAAAATCAAATAAAAAATTCTAAAGAATGGTGTGAAAAATATGGTATACCTATTAATAAAAATTTTTATTTATTTTAATTTTAGTTTATTTAAAGAATTATTTAACTCTTTTACCATCAACATAGTAACGATCTTCATATTGAATAACAGGACCTTTATCACCTTCACACAAAAATAGACATCCTACACCCATTTTATCTAATACATTTAATAATACAAATACTGCTATAATAAATGCAACTAAATATCCTAAATACTTTAAAAATTTATTCATTTATATATTATAAAATATTTTTATTGAGTTTATTTAAAGATTTATAAATAATTATAAAATATTATGGATAAAATATCTGTTATTACATTATTTAATGATTTTGTTAAATTTAAAGATCTAATTTTATATAATTTTAATAATATTGATTATCCTAAAGAATTAATTGAATGGATTATTGTAGATGATTCTAAAAAATATAATGGTGATTTATTTCCTATAGATGAAAATATATTGTATATTCATTTTAAACCTGATGAAATTAAAGAACATTTAGAAAAATGTTATAAAAAATATGATATTCACAAAAATGATCACACTTTTGAAAATGATCAAAAAAGAAGTGAATATGAATATCATTTAAATATAATGCGTTTACCAAGTGGATTTAAAAGAGATTATGCTGTAGGTTTATCATCTAATCCATATATATTACATTTAAATTTTGATTGTGTATATTTACAAAATGATATTAAAAAGAAAATTAATATTTTAAAAAAACAAAGAATTGAATGTCTGTATTCTGATTATATGATTACATATAATATTAGAAATAGAAAATATGGTAAATTAGATGGATGTAAATCTGAAGCATGTTTATTCCACACTAAAGAGTTTTGGAATAGAAAAGGATTTAAATGGGATGAAATGTATAATGAAGCAGATCATTTTTATTATGGAAATGGAACTGCAAGGAAATTTTATAAAGAAAGTGTTATTCAACTTTTAACAAATCATAATTATAATAAATATGATGTAGAATGTAATTCAGCAACACAAAATAATTATAAACATATTGAAATCCCTGATATTGTTTTTAATATTAATAATAAACTTTATGATTCTCAAGTTGAATTAAATGATTTATTATACAAAAAACAAATAACTATTGCTTCAATTAATTCTGAAAATATTTTTACAAAAGATTTATTAATTAATAATATTCATTATTTAGAATATAATAAAAATACAAGGAATTTGAATAAAATTTCAAGCGATTTAGATTTAATTGGTAATATTGATATGATTATTTCAGATTTAACTCAAGAATCAATGAAATTTATTCCAAAATATGATGTTGATTATTTTATGTTATTAAATAGACCTAAAAGAATTATACCAGGTTATTTAATTTTTAACAATATCTACATTAAAAAAGAATTATATATTAAAGATGAAGAAAAAACTAAATAATTAAATATTTTTTTCTAATATATAATATAAAATGCCTAATCAATTATTAAATAAAAAATTAACCGAAAACACTTTTCAAATTTCTTTAATTGCTGCGATATACTTTTTACTCTTTGCTCACCCAATTGTATTCAACTTAGTTGATAAAGTTTTTGAAATGGTCGGAGTTCAAGTTGGTGATACAATGTTAACTATCGTTCATTCTGTTGTATTTTCTATATTTTTCTTTTATACTGTAAGATATGTTTCTACTCTTTAAAAATGATTTAAAAAAATAATAATATATTTATTATATAAAATATGAATCAACTTGCATTAAATAATATTAATACACTATTAAATATTAATCCAGATACAGAATTAGTATTTAATAAAAGAGAAATTTCTATTAATAATGATGAAAATTCAGAACATATTAATGAAAATAATTTAAATGTTCATTATTCTATTTATTTTACATTTAATCAAATATTTAATTATATGAATCTTAATAGAAGTTATATTAGAGTTATGAATTATTCATTAGATAATTTATATGAAAATGTACAATTTTTAAAATTATTAGAAGAAGATCATGAATTAGAAGAAATTATGGATGATATTTCTATTAAATTAGATGAAATCACTGTTAGATATAATAATAATCTATGTAATAAAATCAATAATTTATTTTTAGACAGCATTGATTATTTAAATGAACAATGGGTAGATTATTTAAATGTTTTTGGTTTATTAATTCCACATATTAGAAGACATGAACAAGAAGGTTCCGAAGAATCTGAAGAATCTACTGAAGAAGTTGAAAGTTCTAGCGATGAAGATTTTAAAGAAGATTAATAAGGTATATATCTAAAATCTGAATAAGGATACAATTTAACTTTATATGTAATTCCATTTATATTAATATTTTCACCATCCATTAATTCTCTACAACCTCTTTCTTCTAAACAATTGTTTGAATCAATTTCTATTGCTTGTTTAACTTGTATATGATTATTTAATAAAGTATAATAATTCCATTCATTTGATCCTCTGTAAGTTCTTCTACCATATAATGGTTTTACATCATTTGTTCCACTCGCATTTGTTAAAGTTCCTATATTTTGATATTCAGAAGGTTCACCGCGTGTTCTAATATTTATAGGTAATCCTCTACCACCCATATAATATCTTTCAGGTCCTCTTTTAAATTGTTGAGGAGAATCATTTCTATCTATAATTTGTCTGTCTATTATTTGTGCAGGTCTTTCAACAACTACTGTATTTTTTTTATCTTCTTTTTCTAATGTTGGACACACACATTCATCTTTTTTATTTAATTTATCAATAATTAAATAAACTATTAAAAATAATATAATACAACCAAAATAAAATATTGTTTTACTCATACATATCAATTTATCTGATTTCATTATATAATATATAGTATAAAAAAAATATATAAGTTATATTATAAAAACAAATGAAAACTGAACAAATTTTAATGTGTTTATTTGCTCTCATTTTAGGTATGCTAATTGCTAATATGTTAAAAGATGTATGTGGATGTAATATAGTAGAGGGTGCGACGAATTTATCAAATAAAAAGAGTAAATCTGAAGAACAAGAAAAAAAAGGGAAAAAAACTATTAATAATAATAATAATAACGGGCGTGGATCTGGGGGAAATGATAATACCATTAAAAATGTAAATCTTGAAAAACAACAACAACCTCTAAAACCGCCACCAATTGTTGGTGCTGGTAAAGTTGGTGCTGGTACAGTTGGTGCTGGTATAGTTGATAGTGGTGCTAGTACAGTTGATAGTGGTGCTAGTACAGTTGATAGTGGTGCTAGTACAGTTGGTAGTAGTGATGATACAGTTACACCGTTACAACCGACCGAATCAACACAACTAATTTCTAATTTAGAGGGAATGCCATTTAGATTAGAATGTGTGTATGGTGGTGATATAATGATTACCCCAATGAGTAATAATAATAATAATAATAATAATAATAATAATAATAATAATAATAATAATAATAATAATAATAATAATAATAGTAATACTAATACTAATACTAATACTAATACTAATACTAATACTAATAATAATAATTTTCCTCCCACTAGTGAATCTTAAATAAATTTAATTATTACATATTACAGTTCCTTGTGTAAATGTACATGTAGTAACACCTTGTGATCGAGACGGTGGTACTGATGGTACAGTTGGTGGTGTTGTTACTGTTGGTGATGGTACAGTTGGTGGTGTTGTTACTGTTGGTGATGGTACAGTAGGTGGTGTTGTTACTGTTGGTGATGGTACAGTAGGTGGTGTAGAATTAGATGATAAACTATTTAATAAATTTCTCATAAGTGCACTACTTGAAGAACTAGTTGAAGTTGATACATTAACATTTACGGGTGGGGGAGGAGGAGGTGTTGTACTTAAATTATTATTTCTATTAATTCTTCTATTATTTCTATTAATTCTTCTATTATTTCTTCTATTTCTAACAATATTATCTTGTTGTGTTATACTATTATCACTTATAGATATTTTTGGATTGAATGTTTGTTTTTCATTTATATTTATATTAGGGACATCTACTTTACTAACCTTACTTGTATTTGTCATTACTTCATAAACGAAAAATAAAAATACAACTGCTGTATAAACTGCTAATATTGTTCCTGTATTATTACTATTTTCCATATAATATATAATATATAAAAATAAATTTGATTAATATATAAAAAAATATTAATCAAAATATATAAAATGAAACTTAATTTAATTTATTGTAAAAACATTTTAAACCATATTGGACTGAATGGCGATTTAATATATCATATCCCAGAAGATATGAAACATTTTAAGAATATTACTTCTTATGAATATATTAAAGGTCATAAAAATATAGTTATTATGGGATATAATACTTGGAAATCTATCCCAGAAAAATATAAACCATTACCGAATAGAATTAATATTATTGTTACTAAAAATCATTTTAGTGAAATGAAGTTTGAAGATGAAAATATTAAAATATTTAATGATTTTGATTTCTGCTACAAATATTTAGAACAAGAAGAAAATAATTTATTAGGTGAAAAATTTATAATTGGTGGTGCACAATTGTATAATTATGTATTTAATAATTATTTAACATATATTGATAAAATTTATGAAACATTTATTAACCATAATATTAATAATCAATTACATTATTCAAATATATTAGATGATGATTATTCTACAATAGATTTTAATATTATAGCATACAATAAATTTAAATTAATTAATAATAAATATTGTGATAATCATTATGTTAAAGTAATTGGTACTGATAGTATTATTCATGGTGTTAATTATAATTTATATCAAAATGAAAAATATATTAATAATGATGAAAAACAATATTTAGATTTAATGAAAAATATTATGTATAAAAATAATATTAAAGATTCAAGAAATTCTAAAGTAATTTCTCAATTTGGTGAGAAAATGACATTTGATTTACAAAAAGGGTTTCCTTTACTAACTACTAAAAGAATGCCATTTAAAACTATTTTAAGAGAATTATTATGGTTTATTAGAGGTTCAACATCAAATAAAGAATTAAATGAAAAAAATGTTCACATTTGGGATGGTAATGCTTCCAAAGAATTTTTGAAATCGAGAGGATTAAATTATGAAGAAGGTGAATTAGGACCTGTATATGGATTTCAATGGAGGAGATTTGGTGCTAAATACACTGATAAAGAAGTAAAAGATTATATTCAAAATGAAGGTGTAGATCAATTACAAAATGTTATTGATCTAATTAAAAATGATCCAAATAGTCGCAGAATTATCTTATCTGCATGGAATCCAGACGATTTAGATAAAATGGCGTTACCTCCTTGTCATGTTATGATACAATTTTCAGTTGATAAAGAATATTTAGATGCTCAAATGTATCAAAGATCAGGTGATATGTTTCTCGGTGTCCCATTTAATATTGCAAGTTATTCATTGTTAATGCATATAATTGGTTCAATTACCGGATATACTCCAAGATATTTTCACCATGTTTTAGGTGATTCGCATGTTTATATGAATCATATTGATGCTATTGGAGAACAAATTCATAGAATCCCACTTGATTTCCCTAAACTTGAACTAACTAAAAAAATTGATAATATTAATAATATTAGTGAAGAAGATTTTATTATAAAAAATTACAATCATTATCCTACTATTAAAGCAGAAATGATTGCTTAAAAAAAATATTAATATATTAATATATTAATTAAATAATTTATTTAACATCCTTCTAATTCTATAAATTGATCTAATACTTCATTTTCTTCAACTTCCATACATTCATTAGGAATATATGTTGATGGTGTATATTTTTTATACTCATCTAAGAATTTTAATAGTTCTTTGCGAGTTGAACCTTTAAACATACTGTATACATCATGAGGTCCATTATCTTTAACTAAAATACTTTTTCTTTTTGGTAAATTACAGTAAACTCTGTGTTCACCCCAACCGTGTATTTTACCCCAATATTCATGATTTTTCATAGTATCTAAAATATATTTATTTCTTTCATTAATATCTTTTGGTAAATATTCTTCATTATTATTGAACATACTCATAAATTGTTCATAAATTTCATAAGTAAGGTTTTGTTGAAGAAGTAGTAGTTGTTCTTTATTTAAACAGTCCATTATTGAAAATATTTTAAAATTCCTTTATTATCTTTTTCAAATTTATCTAAGGCATCATTCGCTAACTGATCTGCTATAGCATTACCCAATGAATGTTCATCATTTAAATTTGTATGTGCTTTAATATATTTTAATTCAGGTTTTATTTCATTTATTAAATTATATGTTTCTTCAATTAAAGGGATATTTTTTTTAGATTTTTTATCTTTTTCTGTCCATTTAGGATACCATTTTGTTAAAGTGTTTATTGAATATTTTGAATCTGAATAAATTTTAATAGGTAATTTTATATTATTTTCTTTTATTAGTTTCAAAGAATTATTTATAGCAGTTAATTCAGCAATATTATTTGTATGATTATTTAATTTTAAAACTTTAGAAATATTATTTATTTTATGCAAATTATTATTTGAAAAATATATACCAATGGATGAAATAGCATTTGCTTTACCATTATTTCTACAAGCACCATCTGTATAAACTAAAAATTTATCATAATTAATATTTGTCATATTAACAGTAATTTTATAATTACTTTTAATATTATTTTTTAACATTATTAAAATTAAAATATAAAATTAAAAAAAATCAAATTTAAGGATTATCATTAATACCATTTATAAATTCTTCTTCAGAATTTAAAATAGATTCAGGTTCAGGTTCAGGTGAAGGTTCCGGTGAAGGTTCATTATTATGTAATTCTGGTTCTAGATTTAAAACTATATCACTATTATTAGATGAATTATCATTATTGTTTGAAGATTTATCATTATTTAAAGGTTTTTTTGTAGGATTAGGTGGTTTAGATTTTTTAGATGAATCTTCATTAAAATAATTAGTACTTGGATCATTTTTAACTTGTAATTTTTTCCATGATTTAGCAGTTTTCATATGTTCTTTTCTATTTGCCATAAATTTATCACCAGCATTAGCAATAATAGTTGTAACCTTGTCTTCTTTAGATGGTTTATAAATTTTACATTTTTTGAGACCATTACATACTTCTGGGCGAATAATATCATTATCTTTAAAATGATGTTCAAATAGATTAATAATTTTATCATCTATACCAGGTGATTGTTCTATTAATCTATCAAACTCTGCACGACATATTTTTAAAAAATCTGTTGCAGGTTTTCTTCTTTTTTCATCTAATGCTAATTCAACTGTAATATTTCTACCAAATTTAGACCATGATACACCAGAAGATCTGTGACCTTCCATTAACTCAGCATACCTTAAAAAGTTTTGTAATGTAGATAAGATACCTGCAAAAATATTAACACCACCAACAATACCCATCGCCATTTTCTTTTGTTCGGTAGGTACAAATGAATCCATCGCAAAATTCGCTGTCCCCGTTAATGTTGATAATATAATAACAGGTATAGTAAAAGCATAATTTCTACATCTATATTGTTTTTCTGCTTTATTATGTAACCATCTATAACATGCTGCTTTTTCTGCCCATTCTGCTAATAATTCTTCTTGTTCTAGTGTCCATTTAGCATCTTCTTTAACCTTTTGTTTTTCTTTCTCTTTTTCTTCTGCTGTCTTTGCTTTTGATATTGTGCTCATTTATATATATTAAAAATATTTAAATTTCATATCAGATTTTTAAATATAAAAAAAAATATATATATATAATATAATGGGTGGAGGATTAATGCAATTAGTCGCTTATGGTGCACAAGATATTTATTTAACAGGTAATCCACAGATTACTTTCTTTAAAGTTGTTTATCGTAGACACACCAACTTCTCTATAGAATCAATCCAACAAAGTTTTGCCGGTGATGCTGACTTTGGTGGAACTGTTGTCGCAACAATATCAAGAAATGGTGATTTAGTTCACAGAATGTATTTGGAACATAGTGCTACATTTAGTACGGGAGACCATTTTTTTAATGGAGTTAGGAACATAGGTTTATGTGAAAGATATGGTCACTCATTAATTAAAGAATCTGAAATCGAAATAGGTGGTCAAATAATAGATAAACATACCTCAATATGGAATCGCGTATACTCTGATCTTACAGAATTAAATTCCACCGGTTATTATGGTGGAGACGAAACTGCAGATGGAAATCAAAGTACAGGTATCACTGGTAATGGAACATTATTTCAATTAATGACAGGTAATGGGTATGGAATAAATACTGAACCTAATGGTAACCATTATTTTGACTCCAATCAAGGTGTCAATCCCGGCGATTCAAAAGATATTAATGGATTTACTTATAAAAATGGGAACGGTTCGCAGGTAGGCGGGACTCCCGAGCGTACACCAATGACTATAACAGTAAATAAAATATTCTTACCTCTTTATTTCTGGTTTTGTAGAAATCCAGGATTAGCACTACCACTTATTGCTCTACAATATCATGAAGTTAAAGTTAAATTAAATTTTGTTAATGGAATTAATATTTTAAGGAATGTGAGTGCAGCAGCCTATGAAGGTGTTCAAGATACGCCTTCAGGTCAAGACCATCAATATCCAAGTAAAGATTTTAAATTGTGGTGTGATTATATTTATTTAGATACAGATGAAAGGCGTAGATTTGCTCAGGTATCACATGAATATCTAATAGAACAATTACAAATTATAAATACTATTATTGACACACCTGATGTAAATATTAAATTGAATTTTAATCATCCAGTTAAAGAGTTAATATGGTGTGGAAAAAATATTGGAAATTATGGTAGGTGTGGTAATCAACATAGTGCAAACATGAATAGTAAATCAGGTAAAGATATACATGATCCAACTGCTGGACCTGCAACTATAGATACTATAGCAGGTGAATGGAAATTAAAACTAAATGGTCGAGATCGTTTTGAGTCAAGAGATTATAGATATTTTACTAGAACACAAGTATGGCAACATCATACAGGTTATGGGGGGACTCCTACAGAAGGTAGTAAGGAGGACGGTGGAGAGGTTGATAATGTCATAGCAAATGGATATCAACATAGCAAAACATATGGTAATGATTCTATATCAGTATATTCATTTTCCCTTAAACCCGAAGAACATCAACCAAGTGGAACTTGTAATTTCTCAAGAATTGATAGTGCTATATTAGAAGGTAAAAATTTAAAGACTCAAGATTATCTGGATACTACCGATGATATCAAACCCATTGAGGGAACAAATTATAAATTGGATTTTACAATATTTGCTGTAAATTATAATGTTCTTAGAATTATGAGTGGTATGGGTGGATTAGCATATAGTAATTAATTAGTTAATGATACAGTAATTAATTTTATTAAATAAAATATTATATATTAATATATAAATGATTATTAATATTGATAAAAATGTTTTTATAGTTATTGTTGCTCAATTATTAATAGCAATAACATTATTTTGTAAAAAACCTCCTCAATTATTTAATTCAGATGGTTCTATTAAATCGTATGGAACAGGTAAAGAACAAACATTATATCCAGTTTTTTTAGTTATTTTAATTCCTTCTATTGTTTTGTATGTTTTATTAGTAACTAAGAATAATGAGTTTATTTAATTTAAAATTTTCTATTTTATATATTTAATTATGAGTAGACCAAGATTAACAGATATAAAAACTATTACATTTTTTAATAATATTAATAAAAATATACATTTAGATAATCAAATTGAAGTTAAACCTAAACCAAAATTTAATGGAAGATTTGATTATTTATTATTGCATTTATTAATATTTTCTATTTTTTGTGTATTTTGTTATTTACTTTATAGAAGATATAAAAATAAAAAAATCAATAAATTGATATATAATCACAAAATAAATAAATTATATAATAATATACACAATTATAATGAGTGAATATTTTGATTTAATTAAAATTTATTATAATGAAAAACAAATATTTTTATTAAAAGATAAACATAAAAAATGTGATGAATGTAAAAATGATAAAAAATTTATAGAAAATAATGAAAAATTAATATTTAATTGTGGTGGTGGTAGTAGTTGTGGTGATAAAATTAAAATAATTTTGCCAAAATATAAAAATGAACACGATTTAAATTTAATTAAAAATGATATGAATAATTCTATTAATTGGAAAGTTATCAGTGAATATATTAAAGTGGATTCGGACAAAATTCAACAAAATGATAAGTTAAAAGAAAAATATAATAATGAATTAAATTCTATTAAACAATTATTTAATAAATACAATAATAAAAATATAAATATTATTAATGAAAATTATAAAAAAATTATTGAATTAAAAAAACAATCTAAAATTGTTCTAACTGAGATGAAATTGTCTGAAAATTCTTTAGATATTAAAGAACTAAAAAAACAATACATAGATATTGTAGAAAATATCAACGATTTAACAAGAGATATAAAAGATGTTAACGAAGATATAGAATATTATTTTATGACAGATGAACCAAGATTAAATAATAAAGATAAAAATAAACCGGATGATATAAAAGAAAAATCAGTTGATGTAGAAGAACCTCCAGAAGAACCTGTAGAAAAACCTCCAGAAGAACCTGTAGAAAAACCTCCAGAAGAACCTCCAGAAGAACCTGTAGAAGAACCTGTAGAAGAACCTGTAGAAAAACCTCCAGAAGAAGAAATAGAAGATATAAAACCTAAAAAATTTATTAAAGGTTCTAAAGTAAAATTTAAAAAAGGTAAAAAAGAAATAACTGGGATAATACACAATATAACAAATAATTCATATATAATTTGTTGTAAAGAAGGTAAAAATGATCCAAATGAAAAAGGATCAACTTATAGAGTTCCTAAAGATTTAGTATCTTTAATTTAAAATTATTTATTTAATATTACTAATTCAAATTCGAATGATATTGTCATGTGTTCTAAATTTAATTCTTCTCCATCCATATATAAATGAATAGTTAATGTACTTAAATTTATTGGATAAAATAAATATTGAAAATTATGATCTATAAAATTAGATTTATAATAAACAATTGAAGAACCTGAATCAGGACGGACTGGTAATCTATGAACAATATTTAAACCTTGTGGATTTTTTTTACATGCTTTATATGGTATTTCATCTACAACTATATCTAAATATGTACCTATATTTAAAGAAGGATGTGTTGATGCATTTATATCGCTAGTAACATTTAAATTTGTATTATCAGTATCACCATCATCTAAAGGACGGAAACCTAATTTATATATTAAATTATCAAAATTATTAATCTCTCTAAATTCAATAGTGTTTTTATACTCAATAGTAACTGTAGATGTATTTGAATCGTAAGAAAATATTACATAATCTTGAACTAATGAACCATTTATAGTTGATGTATTTAAAGTATTTAATAATGAAAATATTGTATAAAATCCTTTCGGTATAGTTATATCTACTAAATCTGTTTTTATAGTTTTATTTTTATCAGTAATATTAAAAACAGGTGATGTAAAAATACATTCATTTAATCTAAATCCTATAACATTTTTTTTAAATTGTATACCACCTGCTTTATTATTTTTTAAATTGAATTTTATTGTTCTACTGTCATGTGATATATCATCTGTATCATGGTGTGCAAGTAAAATATTTTCTCTATAAACTTGTTTAACAATTAAATTATTTATATCATATAAATATTTTTCATTATCTTCACGTTGTTCTAAGTTTAAATTTCTATCAACAATATTATTCTCATTTACATAATTATTTGGATCCACCTCTATACCATCTTCTAATAATAAATCATCCATTATTTCTTATATTTAGATTTTAATTTATTAATTTCCTCCGTAAATTTTAATTTTATTTGTGAATCTTTTGCATTTGGCATTTTTTTTCTTAAAATTTTATATAATTCTTGTTCATATAATTTTGGATTTTTATTGTAATCTATATCATCTAAATCTCCTTCACTAGTTGAATCAATGCTTGATACCATTGATGTTAACGGTTTCAATGAAAATGATTCATTATCAGATTTTTTTACGTTTGATTCTGAACTCGATTCATTCGATTCAAGTGATTCGGATACTGATTTTTCATCTAACCCTAAACATTTTAATATATTATTATTGTATCCTTGAATATTAGTTGTAATATAATTAAAATGATTACCGTCATTAACCATAAAAATAATGTGACCACAATTTTCTACATTTTTACACTCTTTTGGTAATAAATTAACTACTTTATCCAGTCCAGTAAGTTCATCATTATATTTCAAAAATGTATATATAGGAATATTAAATATAGAAAAAATCCCTGATAAAACTTCTTCTCTTAACCAATATTGACTATTTATACTACCAGATAATTTAATCCCACCTTTGATGCTATCTATTATTTTTTTATTATTTTCTTTTTCATCTTTAATAATTTTTACATCTTTTTTTGTTTTTAGATACATTTTTTTATCTCCATCATATGGATATTCAGCAACTTCATTTTCTCTTTCAAAAATGTGTTTAACAGTTCCATCAGGCATAGGAACTCTTAGATTAGACGGCGCTTTTACATCTAATATAAATTCTCTAAAATGATTTATAACTTCTCTCGGAATAGTTATTTTATTATTTTTTCTATTATCTAATACAATTTGTTTAGGGTCTAAATTTAGTTTTTCTTTTATATTTCTGATAAATTGTTTTAAATTATTATTAGATTTATCGCCTAATATATAATAACTCTCGATTAAACCTTGAATAATACTATGATACCCACAATTTCCATCTGCAGCAGTCGAAATTTCTTCAAAGTGTTTAGATTTTTTTAAAAATGAATCATTACTTATAATTTGCGCATTTTTTTTAGTAAAGTTTATTTCTCCACACCCTTGTATAGAACTAAAAGGTATAGCATAAATTTTTTTATCAGATTTTTTTAAAGTTTTTTTATCAGATTTTTTTAAAAGTTTTATAGTTTTTTGTGGTAAAATATTTTCATCAATAAGTGAAACTAATTCTTTACTAATTCTATAATTACTTTTACTATTGGGTTTGCAACATATTATAAAATTTTTTTGTGTTATATTTACAATAGTTCCTGTTAAAATTTTCCTACCTTGTTTCCAACTGACTTTTGAACCTATTTTAAATTTATTTTTAGTAGGTTTAGTAATAGGTTTAATAATAGGTTTTTTAACAGTTTTTATTTTTGGTGCACTTGAAATTTTAATATCATTTTTTTTAATAGGTTTAAATAGTGTATAACCATCTATATTTAATCTTAAACGGTCTATTTCGCTTGACTGATCCGGGCATTTTTTTTTAATTTCATTTAATATTTGATTAATATTAGACATTATAAATTATATTATATTTTATTTATAGACATATCTAAAATGATATTTATTTTTTTGATTTCTTTTTAGATTTTTTTTTATCTTTTTTTAATGATTTTTTTAATGAATTTACATAAAATGCAAATGATTTTGTTTTAGATTTCTTTCTCTTTTTTATATTTTTATTCGGCATCTATTTATATATTAGATAATAATTTAATTCTCTTTAATAATTCTGCTAAATATGGTATATCATCAGTTTTTTCTTTCTTTTTGATAACAGTCTTTTTTAATTTAACATTTTGTAAATCTTTTGGATTAATTACTTTAGGAGTTTCTTCTAAACGCATTTTTTGTAAAACTGCATCTTTTGGTATACCCATTTTTATCATTTTATCATATTTTGAATTTATGGGAGGAGGAGGTGGTGGTGGTATAATACCTTTACCTTTTCCTTTACCTTTAGTAACAGGTTTAACATCATCTATAAAACTATATTCACTTAAATATATTGGTATATCTATTTTACATTGTAATAGTTCCCAATGAAAATATAATGTATCATTCATTAACCATAAACCATGTAGATGAATTATAAAACTTCCATATGTATTATTTATAATTTTATCAATATTTTCTTTATTTTGATTATAAATTAATATATCTTTTGTAATTTTTAACCTTAATAAATCATTTTTATTATATTTTTTAATAACTTCATCAACATTATATTTATAAAAATTATTTATTTTATCAAAAATAATATTTAAATTATCATAAAAAATTTTAATATTATTATCATTTTCAATATTTAGAAAAGATATATCTAAATATTTTTTATTTTTATTATTATAAACAAACTTTTCACCGAATGGTATATACATTTTAGGTGTTTGAATAATTAAATCTTCATTATTATATTTAATAGGAATTAAAGTGCAATATTCTGAATATTTTAATTTCTTTTTAATATTAATTTTTTTAGAATCAATAATTTGATTATAAATCATTTAAGTATTCAGTTATAATAATATATATATACTTAAATAATATGAGTTGTATTATTTGCGGAGAAGATTTAAAAAATAAATATTCGATTAAATTGGAATGCAATTGTAATTATGAATTTCATTATGAATGTATTGCATCAACATTAAAACATGATAAATCTAATAAATGTCCATATTGTTCCAAACCATTTATGTATTTACCTTTAGTAAATGGGTTAAAAAAAATAGATAAAAAAATACATAAAATAGATGATAATAATATTTATGAAAATATTATGTGTAAATGTATATTAAAGACTGGAAAAAATAAAGGTAATGAATGTGGAAAGTATTGTAAATTAGGATATTTTCAATGCAATAGACATTTTAAACAAGAATCTTAACAAGCACCTCTATGTAATCTTGTAAATTCTTTTAGATATTCTTCTATTGTTAAATTTTTATTCCATCTTGTATTATAATCTTCAACAATGGATTCAATAGAATAATTATAATTATTTTTAAATGATGAATCAATATTATCTTTTTTTTCACATTGTTTAATTTTTTCTCTAAATTCTTCTTTAGTAATTTCTTGATTCCATCTTTTATCAAATAATTCAACCATAGGTTTCATTTTTTCATATAAATCTCCACAAACTCTATCTCCACAATGATCAATATTTGCCAAATCCACTTTTCTATCTATATTATCATTTCTATTCCATCTGCCTAAAACTGGAGTAATATTTTTAGTCCATGGTTGCGATTGACGAATAAAATTACGAATCATTTATATTTTATTTTATTTTATTTTTAAATAAAATTTCAAATTTATTTAAAAAGTAAAAAATTATATATAAATGTAGATGTAATGGATACTTGTTCTATTTGTTTAGATGAATTAAAAGATGAACATAATATAAAAATATTAAGTTGTGGTCATAGATTACATTTCAATTGTTTTAAAAAGATAGTTTATAGAAACCATAATTTTTATATTAAATGTCCACTATGTAGAGAACATAATATAAATATAGATAAACCATTAAACAGTAATTGTAAAGAAAATATTAAATTAATGTTACATCAGGGTATCAGAACAAATAAATGTGTATGTAAGACAAAGAAAGGTTTGCAATGTAAAAATAAACCTATTATGTTAAATTATGGAATGTGTAGAACACATAATAAAAGTATTTTAGATAAAAAATATTATAGATTGTATTGTGATTACATATACCATTTATTTTGTTTAAATTATAAGTTTAAATCCATATTATATTTATTAGATCTTGGAAAAAAAATTATTATTAAATATTTTAATGGAAATGATGATGAACAAGTTCATCAGATATTTGAATACTATTACAGATTTTTAATGACATGGGATGATGATAATGGACTATATAATATGATAAATATATATGAATACTATGAATTAGATAAACCTCCTCAAAAATGGTTAAATTATTGTATTGATAAAAATATTATAATATAATATATATATATATATTATAATGTCAGCAGTAGTTGATATGATAATAAAACCCATAGCAATAGCAGGTAGAGAATTTCCTTTTTTTGAATTTCCACCATTAAGTGAAATTATATGTGGTATTGTAGAATTGACGGCTGGTGGTGAATGGGAAAAGATGCCTGGTGGTATAGGGGATTTAATAAAGTATGCGAAAGAAAGTATATTAATGATAGTGATATTATTTGTATTATTTATAAAAGTGTGGCAGTATATTGGTCCTAAATTATGGCATCTTTTTGAAGGGTTTAAATGGTATCCTGATGTTCCTTCGGAACCAAGTGGATTTTCTTCTCTTTCTATTGAAAAACAAGTTGAATATTACTATGGTCAGTTTGAACTATTTATATCTAAAATTTGGAACTGGATGATAACAACATTTCTCCAAATTCCAATAGATATAATGTCATGGGATATGGAATCATTATCATTAGATTTTGGTCATAAATGGGGTGATAAAGAAAATTTCTTTAGAAAAGGTTGTGATAGATTTGTAAATGGTAGTTATGCTGCTGATTATAGTTTATACGAAGGTGAAACAATATCACAATATAATAGTCATGGTTATGAAGATCAATCATTGCAATATAAACATTCACCCGATAAATATTTATGTACGCACGGGAATTATTGTAAAGAAGTTTCTGATATATTAGGTCAAACTGGATTAGGTAATGCATCATCTGTTTCCCCTACAAATGGATATGTTAATGGTATAGATATAAGTAGTGCACCAAGAAAATATTATGCTTGTTGTTCTAATGCACCTAAGACAAATTGTGATGAACATTGTAGAGAAGATTCTCCTATAGATATTGATAATCTAAAAAATCCTATGTCTTTAATAACAGATGTTGAAGAAATGATATTACATCCTATAAATACTATAGAAGAACTATTAGATATATTTTTACCACCTGCATTAAATATGAAGGATTATCAAGCAATTGAATGTAACTTTTATAATCAGATATATGATTGGTGGAAAAATGATTTATGTAAGGGTAAATTTAATCCGGTAGTTTGTCCTGATACTGTTGGTTTCCATAAAAGAAATGAAGGTAGATATAATGGATGTTCAGAAAGTTGGGGACAAATAGGTGAACATATTAGAGAAGCATACGATAAAAGAGTTGAACATTGTATAAATGATTGTAATCATGAAAATAATCAAAAATTAATAGAATTTGGTTGTAATTCAGAATATATTGACCAGGCTAAAAGAAGTACTGAAAGAAATCACTGTAATATTTTAAATGATAGACTAAATATTATTGGAGATATTGAAGATGAATTTAAAAGTATAATTAAACGTGAAAATCCATGGATATCTAGTGAACTTGAAATGGTATTAAATAATAATAATAAAAAAGTAAATAAAAATATTGATAGTTATAATAGAGAAAGGTTAAATAAGTGTGTACGAGGATTAACTATTGAAGTAGATGGGAAAACAATTGATTGTTCAAAAGATGATTTATCAGATTCAGATTTAGATAAATGTTTTGGACCTTTTAGACCTATGGATGTTAAATCATATCCTCTGATATCAAAAAATATTATAAAAGATTTTTTAGGTCCAATTTTATGGACTATGCTTATTATATCTTTTGTATTTATAATACTTTATATATTATGTTTGTTTAATCCTGATGTAGGACAAGCTGTATATACACTATCAAATAAATACCCTCAGGTATTAAATACATTAAGTAATATCGCACCAAGAAAGATCCTAAATCAGAAATTAAAACCATAAGGATTAAAAGGTGTTTATAGAAAAATTATTATTAGTATGTCATCGCTTTCAGGGCAGAGTTAAGGTTTAAACAATCCTCCATATATGTATAAATATTAATTTATAGACTTCACTTGATTTAATAATATATTTAAATAAATTATAATGAATTATCTAACTGTATAATCACTTGCTACTACTCCAGGATTACCAAAATGACTAAATAACCATGTATATTCACTTGTATTTTTACCATCATTTAATACACCGGGTGCGTCATATGGTTCATTTAATATTTTAGTTAAAGCATTGTTATTAGCAATACATGCTTCAGGTATATTATTATTTTCAATTGGAATACCATTCGTATTCCATTTTTTTTTATCATATTTATCACAAAATGATGGTGAATATAAATTTTTAGTATTTTCTGATATATAATATTTACTTAAATCATCTAATTTAAAGAAATTATATGTTGTATTTTGTATATCTTTAAAATTTAATATTTTATTATTTGATTCATATAAATTATTTAATGTATTTTCTAAATCTTCATTTACCATATCATAATTTAATAATATACCTTTAGAAAAGTCTATTTGTCTTACATCATATGTATTTAATATATTATTTGTGGCACGTTCATCTATATTTAGATAATTTAAATAATATTCATTGTTAAAAAATACTAAATCCATTATAAATTTAACTGAATAGTAATTTTTTACATCATGTAACATAGATATTGTAATAATTCTATAATTATTTTTATTATCTTTAATTATATATAATCCTTCTATATCATTAACAAAATATTCATTTTTTTGTAATATATTATTTAAATCTGATACAACTCTTTTCAAAATATTGTTAACTTTAGTTTTTAAATCAGAGTCAACTGTTTGTCTATTTAAATAACATTTAGATTGAACATTTTCTAAAACAATTTTATCAGATATTTTTATATCATTTAATACATTAAAAAATTTAAATTGTGGATCATTGAAATCTGTTGTATCTAATGGTTCGACAACTTTATTATTTAAAGGGTTTATAATCTTTTTTGACTTTTTAAAATAATGTAATAATGCGAGTAATAAAATTGAAAATATTAATGGATAAATATATCTCATATATATATATAATTAACATTTTATTTAATTTTATTGTTAATAAAATCTTCTACATTATTTAATTTTATTGTTAATAAAATCTTCTATAAAACATTTACACTTTATTAATTGTTCTTGTTTGCGCGCACCTGTTATTAATATTTTACCTTTTTCAAATGCTGCTATAGTTACTCCTTTACACTCACCTTCCCCATCACCACATCCTTTACCTTTACACGGAACAGAACATCTACAAATACCAGTACCACTATTATTAGTATTAAAATAATATTTAATATTAACACCTGGATACCAATCTGGTTCATATGTTGAATAATATCCTGCTTCACTAATTTTATCTTGTAATAAATCTCTGTCTATACTTTTTTTAATATCAAAATCACTATTCATCATAACAATTCTGTAATTTTCTATATTATTAAAATCGTTATCAAATATATCATTATATTTATTGAATAATGGTAATAACATTTCATTTAATAATTTAACACCTTGATTTTCGTATTTTAAACCAGTCATTTGAATTTTACCATTATTAAAGAACTTTACATTTACCAATTTATCATCATAGTTGCAATGCAATGTTAATTGATTAAAGAATGTTCTTTTTACTTTTTCTTTTCTTTTCTTTTTATCATTTTTTTTAGCATAACCTTTATAATTATTATCACCATGTTCAGCATATTTTATAAAATCGTCTATAGATATTTGAGTATATAAATTTTTTAAATCAATATTACTATTTATTTCAGTACATGCAGTCATTGTTGATAAACGTAGACCTTCCATTCTTTAAGTATTACAATTAATTATGATTATATTTCTTTAAGTATTTTAAAATCAAATTTATAAATTTGAAATTTGGTTTCTAAATATTTTAAATTAAATAATCATTAAATGAGTATTATTGTCCAACCAATCATTACAGCATCTTGTATGGCATGCACTATTCCATTTGATAATTCAACATCTTATGAAAAGTTTGAATTATATAAAAATGATACTATAACTTATAAGAAAAATTACAAGAAATTTATAATCTATAATTCTGAAGCAAAGTCATTATCAACTAATAGACTACATAATATGAATAATAATTATAATTATATGAGTAAGGCAGTATCAAAATATCGCCCTATGAAAATTTCAAAAAAGATTCGTAAAAATCATTTCATTCATCAACCTGGAAGAACTAATTGCACACAACGTTATCATAAGTGATTTATAAATATATTAATAATAATAATAATATTTTTTTTATAATATTATTTAATTACTATATGCTAAACCGCCCATACCTGACATGATTCTAAGTACATTATAATTAACTGCGAAAATTTTATCAGCATAATTACCTTCTGTACTTATTAATTCTGCTGAATCAATTCTTGAAAAGTTACAGGTTCCACTTGGTTGGTGTTCTTCAGGTTTGAGGGCAAATGAATATACAGCAATACCATCAGAAAAATTTGTTGTTTCAACTGCATTACCTACTAAACCGCCTGGACCGGTATGGTGTTGCCATATTTGTGCTCTAGTAAAATATCTATAATCTCTTGACTCAAAACGTTCATGACCATTTAATTTAATTGTGTATTCAGGATTATTACTACTACCTGCTTTTACTGAAGAAGAACCTCCTCCGTCACCTGATTTAATCCATACTAATTCTTTAACAGGATGATTAAAATTTAAGTTTCCAATTTTCCCACTTGATCCTGTTAAAGTTTCTTCTTGGACTTGTTCAATTAAATATTCATGACTGACTTGTGCAAATCTGCGTCTTTCATCTGTATCTAAATAAATGTAATCTGCAAATAATTTAGTGGAATTAAGTATTTGAAAATTAGTTGATCCAAAGTTGTGGTCCATATTAATTTTTACTTCATGGTATTGAAGAGCGATTAAAGGTAATGCTAATCCTGGATTACGGCAAAACCAAAATTGTAGTGGAACAAAATATACAGAAGGGTCATTTGAACTTTTAGTTCCACCCCCACCCATTCCAGACATATTCTGAAATAATGTACCTGTGGGTGCATCCGGTCCTATATTACCAGAATATCCAGTTGGATTTGATTCAGTTAAAAGACTCCATACATTCATCCATTCACCAGATTGTTTATCAATCAATTGTCCACCTATTTCTAATTCTAAGTTATCAATTGATTGAGCTGTAGGATTTTTTCTACTATTTGCTAATGTTCCATCAATCTCTAAATATAATCTGTGAATTAAATCACCATTTCTTGAAATAGTTGAAGTGCATCTTGATACGCTAGTACTTGATGAACTAGGTTCAACACCTGCCCAGGTTTGTTGAATTGCTTCCATTGAGAAGTTAGTGTGTCTTCTATAGATAACTTTAAAGAAAGTAATTTGAGGGTTACCAGTTAAATAAATATCTTGTGCGCCATAAGCGACTAATTGCATTAATCCTCCTCCCATTTAGTTTTTATAACATAACATAGAAAAAAAATATTTAAAAAATATTTATATTAATTATTAAAATGGAAAATGAAAATACAGAATACAAAGATGGAGACCACGATTCATTTATTGAATATGTTTTTAAAGATACACCAAAAGAAAAAAACTCTATAAAATTAGAATTAGACCCACCTGATAAAAATAATAATATTAATAAGCACATTTTTGAACAATTATTACAAATATTTACAGATGGTATGAAATATTTATATTCAGATAATGACAATAAAGTTAATATAGCATCTTTAGAAATTGATTCTATTTTTAAAATGAAAGAATATTTTGAATCTTTTGGTGTAGAATTAATTTTTAATATGTATGATCAAACAAATTATGTATTAAAACCATATATTTATAATAATCCTGAATTATATAATAAAAGTAAATCTGTAAATGATTTTTATTATGAAATACCTTTAGAAAAAAATAATAAAATATTAGTTTATAGAATTAGTTTTAATTTATAAATTATATAAATATGTTTGTTCAATTTAATTATGATAATTTTCCAAATGTTTATGTGACTTTTGGTAAATTAAATTCTAATGAAGATTTTAATATTTTAACGAATGAATGGTTAAGACTATATGAACAAAAAATACCTTTCACGTTTATTTTTGATTCAAGCAATTTAGAAGTTTATAATATAAAATATTCTTTAAAAATGTCAGCATTTATTAAAAGACTAAAAAGACAACCTATACAATATTTACAACGAAGCATTATAATAGTAAATAATTCATTTATACAATCATTATTAGATTTAATATTTTTTATACAATCACCTGTAGCACCTGTATATATAATTAGAGACCCTAATTCGGTTCAAAATATACTAGATAATAATTTAAATGATATTAAATATAAATATATTACCTAGATATTTGTAATATTTTATAATAAATAAATAATCCATAGAAATTCTTAGCAATTATATCTAAAATATTATAAGATATATTTTTTGTTTTTAAATCGGTCATCGCGGCAACACCATACAAACCCCAAATAATTACTAAAAATGTGAATAATTTCTTACCTAACTTTGATTTTTTAGCATATTCTTGATATATTAAATTAAATGATAAATAGAAAAATACAAAACCTAAAGGAATACCTAATCTTTTATCTACGATACCTGCTTCACCTAAAAATCCGCACAATAACATCAATCCATTATAAACGAATATTTTAAATATATTTGTTTTATTATTTTTAAAGAAATCAATCATTTTAAAACTTGTATCTTTATTTTGTTCTTTAAATTCTTGATATTTCATAAATACAATTGTAGATATTAACATAATTGGTGTTGAAAATGTCCAATCTATATACCTTCTTGGTGTTACATTATTTAAATTATGTATAGCAAATATAACCCATACATAAAAGAAAGATTCTATTAATTGAACAACGCCTTCTAATAAAAGTATTTCTTTTAGAACTTCATCATTTTTATTAATTTTTCTAAATAATCCTTCAAAACTCACTAATGTTGTAATTATTTGAATAACTAATGAAAAATATATTGTTTTAGAAACAAATGTATCTGCTTTTAATAACATATAAAATATATAATAAAAAAATATTATAACTAAAGATTTCTTATCATATTACCAAGAGATATTTTAGGATTATCTATAACAGCATTAATAATATTTTCATTTTCAAATGTAAATATTCTTTCTTGATAATTGTATTTATTTGCTAATTTAGTACAAGATTTACAACAAGTTGTTGTTTTTATTTCACCTGTTTTACCATATCTCCAGATGTAAATATCATATTTATTTTTTTTATCGTGTTTTCTACAATATTTAATAGCAAGTTCTTCAGCATGACAAGTAATTTTAGAAGATCCTTCACCATTAGCACGACAACATCCAGTTTTAACTATAATTTTCTTTTTTCGGTCGTAAAACGCAATACACGACACACACACCGCACACAGCGCGACAATAAAGATGACTAATATCCCGATTAGTTCGCAAGTTCAATGGGATTTCAGACAATACAACATTTGACATTATATAATAGAAAAGTTTAGAGATTTTAAATTTGTTTGTTAGAATGTATTGAATTATTTGTTTAGATTTTAAGTATGTATTTAGATTTACAAAATTAATATTTTAAATTTCAAATTTATTTACCTTCGTAGAGTTCTTTAGCTCTTTTGTATAAAGGTGTACCTTTTTTGATAGCAACAAAACCGTCTAATTTAAGTTCTTTTCTTGCTTTTTTAACACAAGCAGGCCACGACATTTTTTTCATAGATTTTTTAGGGAGAGATTTAGAAACTTTTTTAACAGATTTCTTAATAGATTTCTTGACAGATTTTGGTTTTTTAACATGAACAGAGAATCTGTAAGCAGTGGATCTGGATTTGGATTTGGCAGGCATTTTATAATATATATTAGAAAAAAAATATATTAAAATGGTAAAGTTAGATTTAATAAATTTACATTCTCACCCATATTTTGTGAAGGATATCTATCAGAATTTAATGAAATTATTCTTTTTTCAAATTGTTTGTCTTTATGAATAATTAATATTTGTGGTTTTCTGTATTTATTGTATCCACAATCATCTTGCTTACCAAATGCTCTGCTCATACCAACATCTATTCTCCATAATCGTTCATTATACATCGAATTTAAATATTTATCTTCCATAAATTGTGGAGTGTGTGAAATAACCATACCTTTAATAGGCATTAATTTTTTATTTTTTTTATTTATTAATCCCATTAAATTATTAAATGACTTAAGACTATTATCTGGATTATCATCTTCATCATAATCTTCCCCATAAATTCTACACCAGAAAGGTGACATATCATCATCTTTTCTAAATATTTCATCAAATATTTCTGATTCTGTTTGTGTATCAGTTTTTAATAACCATTTACGAACTATATCATTTATTTCTGCAATAGTATATTTTTCCATTAATTGCATACTCAATCCACCATGAACAAATACATATGAACCAATTATTATAATAGATTTTTTCTTTTCAGCATATAATTTAGATATATTAGAACCTCTTTCAAATGCTTTTGTTCTATGCCAGTAACCCATAGGATAACCATCATCAGTATATTTAGAATTCCTTTGATTATGAGGAACAAATTCTAAAAATTCTTTAGGTGAAACATATCTAAAATCTTTATCTACATTCATTAATTCATGATTACCTAATATACCTAAAACTCTTCCACCATATTTTTTTGCTTCTTCATCTAATCTTAAAAATAATTTAATAATTGCCATATTACTACCTTCATCTTCAATTACATCATCAAAATCTTCGATACAATTATTATCTGCCCAATTATCAGGTCTACATCTATCAATTTGATCACCTAATTGAATTACCCAAGAATCACCACCAGACCAATGAATATTATTAATATCTTTAATAGAAGAATTTTGTGGAATAACTTCTGCTAATTTTAAAACTTTTAAAGTGACAGATAAATCCCCATGTAAATCACCTATACATACTAATCTATTTACAGGTGGATATATACCAATTTTATCATATCTCGGATCTAATGATTTTATTTCTTTTTGTACTTTATTGACAGAATTTTGTTGTATAGTATTCATTTCATGGGTTTTAACTGCATTGGTTTTTTCTATTGTAGTTGTTGGTTGAGATAACCTTCTTTTATGAACATTTACTTTAGGTGGACCTGATTTAGTTTGATTTGATTGTAAATTACCAGAAAAAGAATTTCTTCTTTTATAGTCTTTATCATTATCTATAGAAAAAGATTTTATATTAGAAGATTGTTGTTTTTTTTTATTTAATCTATCAATAATAAATGATTTTAATAAATCTAATAAATTTTGTCTATTATACTGTTTAGATTTATCTACTAAATTATATTTTAAACAAAGATTAACTAATTCAGTATTGGACAATTTATCAAAATCTATTCCATTAAATTTCATATAATATTAAATTAAGATAATCTTAAAATATAAACTAATATATATAATAATGGAATTATGGATGAAATATGCATTAATAGCAGCATTATTTATTGCTATAAGAGACGTGTTTTCCAGTAAAATTGCGAGAAAATATAATTATATAGATTATGTAGTTCATGCAAATATTTTAGTATTTTTAGGAACTATGGCATATGTAATATTTACGAAAAAAAAGATAAAAATTATAGATAATTATGGTGATTTATTTACAATAATTTTGAGATTATTTATAGTTTATTTAATAGTTGAACCATGTATTTATAATTCATTTAAAAATACAAATAATCCATCGAAGGCGTCTACAGTAATTAATATGAATATGTTTATATTATTTTTAATAACAATATTATTTTTTAATAAAAAAATAGATTATAAACAATTGATTGGTATTATTTTGATATTAGGAGGATTTTTTTGTATTAGATGATTTTTTTTTAGTTTTCTTTTTAATAGATTTTTTTTTAGTTTTCTTTTTAATAGATTTTTTTTTAGAACCAGATTTTAATGTAGAATATTTTAACATAATTGATTTATAAATATCATAACATTCATGTGGTTTTAATCTTTTATTATATTTAGGTTCACACATCCTTGAAAATAAATAAAATATATCTTTTAAAAATGGACTTGAATTTATAAATTTAGTTTGATTGTAGTCCACAAATAAGTGTGGTATCATAATACCTAAACTAAATGTATCTATCATTGAATATAATTCTTTATTATTAATTTTAGAATTATCACTTAATACATCCAAGGCACATTTTTTAAAGTCGTATCCTAATAATTTATATATTTTAACACCTACATCATAATGTTTTCTTTTAGATATTTTTAATATTTCATTTTCGTATTCACTTTTAGGTGAATATAAATATATATATTCTAATGGATACCATAAATAATATCTTGTATTTTCTAATTCAGATATAGATCTATTTTTAAAATTATTATTATATTTTAATTCAGATGATAAACCAAAATCTATATATTTAAATCTGTTATTATGAATAACTACATTATTTACTTTAATATCTAAATGACTAATATTATTATCATATAATTTAGTTAATCCATGAAATAATGGTTCCATTTTTATTAATAAATTATACATAGATTTATCAATATTTTTTGATTTATCTCTAAAAGCATATTTAACAAGGTAATCTTCAAATGTTTCACCACCATATATACCAACCATCATATTATTAGTATCATTAAATTTGTCTTCATAATATTTATCTAAACATTTTACAATATCTTTATTATAATTTTTAAGTATATTTTCGTATGAAGGTGCTTTACAAAATTTGTCATAAATAATTGCCCATTGATCATAGTCAGGAATTTTTTTTATTAATAAATTCATTTTTTTTTCTTTATCGAGATATTTATCAGATTTTGTGCCATAAACAATTTTTGAAATTTTTTTATTATCTATAAAATCTTTTGAATTTTTACATGGTATATTTGGTTTAAATACACACGAAGAAGAACCTGTTGCTAATATTTTAGCACTATTACTACTAATTAATTCACCATCAAACATATAATATATATAATATTTTATTTGTTAAAAGACATAAAATAAAATATTATATTGAAATATTAATGGAAAATAATAATTCTATATTCGTTCAAGCAAAAATTGAATATACTAAACAATTAGTAAATACTTTAAAACCTCCTATATATGATGGTATAAAATCTATATATGAAGATGCTAAACAAATATATAAATCAAATTCTTCTACATCATTATTATATATTTTTAGAACATTATTAGAAAAAATACCAGAATGGAATAATGAACTGATTTTAAATGAAACAGATAGAATAATTGAATGTTCTAAATGTGATTGGTTAGATGAATTAGTAACTGCTGTATATATTAGTCATACTAAAATATTAATGTCAATTGGTAATAGTAATTCAAATAAAATAAATTTAACAATACCTAAATTAATAAATTTTATTCATAAATGTTATATAAATATTGCAAGAGAAATTTGGAAAAATCCACTATTGTTTTCTGAAGATATTTCTGGATATGAATATCAAAAAAATATGAATATTATTGAAAATATTATATCTGAATGTATAGAAAATACAATTAGAATTTCATTACCAGTTAAAGATATTCTTAAAGAACATTTAGATATAAATGAAAATAAAACAACAAATTCTTCAAATGAAAGTAAATTATTAAATGAATTAAAAGAATTATTATTAAATAGTAATAAAAAAGATATTGAAGAATTAGTTGAAGGGAATACAAATAAAGAAAATGATAATAAAGAAGAAGAAGATTTAAATATTTCTCAAGAAGAAGAATCGCCTGTAGAAAATGATAAAAAAATAATTGATAATGAACCTAATAATGAACCTAATAATGAATCTAATAATAAACCTAATAATAAACCTAACAATGTGTTTATAAATGAAACTGATTATGAATCACCTGATGAGGAGACTATTAATAAAAAAGTAGAAAATATTGAAATTAATGATATACCTGATGTTACAGAACCTGTTTATGATAATCCAGATATTATAGAAAATTCTGAAAAAGATAATGATGAATTATACAAAAAATTAATTAAAATTAATGATGATAATAAATTAGAAACGTTTAATGATGATGAATCTATTAAAGTATCAAAAGTTGAACAAGAAAATACTGAACAAATTATAAATATACCAGAAAAATCAATAGAAGAACCTGTTTTATCTACGGAAGATACACTTAAAAAAGAAGAAGAAGATACAATAAAATTTGATAAAATACAAGATATCACTAAAGAAGAAGAAGAAATTAATAAAGTAGAAGATTTACAAGATCAAATAATAATAGATCCAAATAAATCAAGTGATGATTATTTATATATTGAAAATGAAATTGATAAAAAAGATTCAGAATTTAAAGAATTGTTAACTGTTGATAAAAAAGATGATGATGCAGAAACTATTGATTTATTTTATCAAGATTTAAAAGATTTAAATGATAAAAAAGGATTAACTATGGAATCTGTTGATGAAGATAAATATGTATTATTTGATGATTTATAATTAATTAAATTTTAATATTTTTTTTATATTAATATGTTATAAAAAAAATGAATAACAGCATTGTAATGGATATTATATTAAGTTTATCATTAATATTTATTTATTATATTTATACTAAACTTGATAAAGAAGTAGAAGTTATTAATACAAGACAAATGGTTGCATTATTTATTATTAATATGGTAATATTGAATGCAATTAAATTATTATTCTCATGCAATATTTCACCAGTTGATAATAAATGTTCTATACCATTCCATGATAAACCACCTTTTTAAAAATGATAATACATTTTTTTAGGAAAATTTTTCTTTTTAGTTCTAAATTCTTTAAATATATCATCTTTTATTATATTTATTGGTAAACAATTATTAGCATTTTTAGCAATAGATATATACATATTAAAATCATCTTCTAAATAATATAATTCTGTTTCATTTTTACCTAATGTCAAAGAATAAATAAAATCAATTATATATTGTTTACTATCATAATCTACATCTTTTTGATATTTTAATTCATCTAATATTGTAATACATAATCTACATAAATCAAAATTATAATTAGGTTTTATATCATATTCATCATTATCTTTTTTATATAAAAATGTATCTATGGGATATTTATATTGTCCATCTGCTTCACCATATTTAGAGAAACAATCACTAAAGAATAATTTATTTTTAAATGTAAATATTGCTCTACCAAAATCAATTATTTTAAATATATATCCATATGTAGGAACTTTATAATAAATGTTATTAAATTTATAATATAAATAAGTTTTATCAGTACGTTGATACATAATATTATCAATATGTAAGTCATTATGAGTAAATTTAAAATGTTTTTGTAGGTATGCTAAACTGTATGATACTTGGAATAAACAGGATAAAATAATTTTATCATTAAATTCATCATCTAATAATTCTGATAATAATCCATCTAATTTTTCTATAAAAAATAATTGACAAGGTATATTTTTTATAACTGAAATATAATCATTTTCATCTTCTGAATCAGAATCCATGTAAATATCCATTTTAAATTGCTCACCCAAATTTTTATGGAACCATGCTTCTTCTTTAAAATCGTGAAAATCATCTGATATATCTAAATTATATTTTTTCATAATACCATTTAAAGAACCATAATATAAAGGAAATGATGGTAATATATTTTTATCAGTTAATTCAGAACATATAAACGAAAAGAATGTGTCTATATATGCAGTATTATTCATATTATTTATTTTTTCAGATGTATTCGCATTATAATTAGATGGTAATAATGGATTTCTATATATTAAATTATTATAGTTATTTTTGATAAAATACAAAGGTTCTAAAATAGGAACAATTTTACAAAATGTTTCACGATCTAATAATTTATTTTCTTTAGAATCATATATAGTTGTATTTACTAAACAATTAGAATTATAGTATTTAAATTTAACAAAATCTATTAATTTATGAATATAATATCTTCTGTCTAAATCTATACATTTATGTGAATTTTTTGTATTATAAATATGAAAATATAATGAATAAATAGGATTATATAATTGTAAATTTACCATATTAAATAATTGTGAACATGATTTATATAAATCATTTACAATTTTTTTATCCCATATATATTTTTTAATATATAAATCTGACATAGTTATAAAAATTATTTAGAATTATTTTATTATTTAAACTAATTATTCATTATCATCATTTTTATTCATACCTAATTGAGATGCGAATCTTTGTCCAGTAGTATTCATAAAATGTATAGCATCTTTAACACATTTTTCATTTAAATAAACATTTTTATTAGGGTTAACTTGTTTATATAAAATTAAAATATCTAAAATGTGTTCAAATTGTTCTTGATTTAAATTTTCAAACATATATAATATAAAAAATATATATATGTTTTTAAATATTAAATAATTTATAATAAATAATATAATGGAGATACAATTAAGAAAGTTTGATATGACAGAAATTAAAGATGATAAAGTTGTTGTGTTGATTGGGAAAAGAGATACAGGTAAATCATTTTTATGTAAAGATATATTATACCATCACAAAGGGATTCCTGTAGGACAAGTAATATCTGGAACAGAGGGTGCGAATCAATTCTATAGTAAAATTGTTCCAAAATTATTTATTCATGGAGAGTTTGATACTCAAATAGTTCAAAATATGATAAAAAGACAAAAAATATTAATAGATAAAATAAATGCTGGTGATAATTCTATAGATCCAAGGTGCTTTTTAATATTAGATGATTGTTTATATGATAATACATGGGCAAAGGATAAATGGATGAGATCAGTATTTATGAATGGTAGACACTATAAAATGTTGTTTTTATTAACAATGCAATATGCTTTAGGTGTTCCACCTAATTTAAGAACAAATGTAGATTATGTATTTATTCTTAGAGAAAATTATGTAAGTAATAGAAAAAGATTATATGAACATTATGCTGGTATGTTTCCATCATTTGAAATGTTTTGTCAAATAATGGATCAATGTACTGAAAATTATGAATGTTTAGTAATAAATAATAATGCTAAATCGAATAAATTAACTGATCAAGTTTTCTGGTATAAAGCAGAACCTCATGATGACTTTAAAATTGGTGCGCCATCTTTTTGGGAATATTCTGAGAAAAATATTTTAAGAGATGGTGAAAATGATAATTTAAATTCTGGTTATAAAAATAAAGTTACAGTTAAAAAAAATGATTTATATTAGATTTCTTGGTAACCTGGTTTTAAAGTTCCGTCGCAATGTTTGATTGCGGGGTATCCTTTTACTTCAGGTGGGCAAGCACTTTTATTTTTAGCACAATCAACGTATGTGTAATCTATTTTTTTATCATCTAAATATTTTTTTTGTTTTTTGGTCCATCCACACCAATCAGCACCGTATACAATTGGTTTACAGGTATTAGAGTTAGTATTTTTATTTGCATTGGTATTTTTATTTGCATTTGTATTTTTATTTGCATTGGTATTTTTATTTACATTAGTATTTTTTCTACCAGCAGCATTATTATTATTTCTGTTACCTCTTACAAACTGTGCTGGACCTTCACCTGGGATGTAATTAATAACATCTTTAAGATCAGTTAATCCATAACTCTTAAGAGTAGAATAATCACCTTGTAAAGTTTTTGGGACTTCTCTACCATATGGACCTTTTGCACTTACATATAATTGTTCGCCTTCATAATTACCAATTGGTTGAGATCCAGCAACGCCTCCCATAGCATTTACACCAGAAACATTACAATCTCTCTTAGCACTATTGGTAGGATTACTTGGAGGTTGTCCAGTGCCTCTTCCACAAGTATTTACACCAGAATTATTATTAGAATTTTTGTGTGAATTATTGTGTGAATTTTTGTGTGAATTATTATTATTTGCCATACCTTCATGACCGGGGCAATTAATCCCTTCAACTAATTTACTGAAGATTTTTGTATTGCAATCAACGAGAACAAATCCCACTAAAACTAATAAAAAAAGTAATATGAAATTTTTGTTTTTCATAACATCTTCAACACCTTTTAAAAATTTTGCCATTTTATAATATATTATATATATTTTTTTTGTCTAAATCAATAAATTAAATCTTCTAATTTCCAATATTCGAATTTTCCATTTACAAATCTTTTTAAAATGAATGGAATTTTTTTATTATTTAATTCTTCTAAAGCAATATCATAAACATTATCATATTTCTCATAATCTTTAATTAATGGTAAGCAACCTGATTCTAATTGTTCACATCTTTTTGATAATATTTTAGTTTTTTCATATTTACTCAATACTTTTGAACTTTTATTATTTTTTTTTAAATTTTCATAATTTTTACTAAATACATTAAAATCTTCAATATTTTCTATAATATGTTCTTCAATATTTTGAATATCATCATCGTCTGAATCTGAACCTAAATCAATTTCGGGTTCATCTTCAGGAAAATCTTGTGGATCTATAATATCTTCTTCGTCCATTTATTATAATATAAAAAATATATTTAAATAAAATCAAATTTATTATTTATTTGTCCATTTTTGTCCACAATAATTACAACTATAAATATATTTCATATTATCTTTATCAAATTTTATATAAATTATATCTGACATTTTATTTTCAACTATAGATACACATTGTGAATTTGGACATTTTATATTTTTATTATGAATATGAGGTAATGTTAAATCATAATTAATAAATTTATTATTATTAATACTTTCACTTAAATCTATATTAAAATCATTATCATATATTAAATTTTCATTATAATCTATTTTATTATCACACGATTTACAATATAAATATAATTTAGATTCTTCTTTATTTAAATAAATAAACATAGAATTATTGCATATTTCACAAAATCTATTTTCCATTATATTAATATTATAAATTATTTATTAAGTATTTTCAAATTTAAATTATTAATCTATATCTAAATCAAGATTTAATTCATTTACAAATTTCATATAAATATTTATTAATTCTTCATAATTTACTATAAAATTTATACCATAAAATGTTATTGTAATTTTTTTTCTTTGAGTATCTTTATATTTAATAATTCTATTATAAATATTTTGATAATTATCATTAAAATTTTTTACAATAATATCTTTGAATACTGTAAAATTTTCAGGAATATCTTTATAGTTTTTAATTATTAATGAAAATATATTTTCAAAAAATATAACTTCATTATAATTATTAATTAATTGTAATTGATGTTTATTTTTTTTACTGAAACCTGGTTCATTTAATAATGGATCATTATCTAATAAAGATTGTATAGACAATAAAACAGTAGATATATCCATGATAGTTGTCCATCCTGGTCCTGACCATGTTCCTAATATAGATAAACATACTTTACCAAATCCTGATTTATGTGATCCTACATATAAATTAGGATGTATTCTTACTTTTCCTCTTGATACATAAGATACATCTGGAGGTGAATATGGATAATTTTTAGGAAAATTTATATTAAAAAATAAATACCCGCCTTCGTATAATGTATCTTTAGGACCAATAATCATAGCATGCGCTTCTAACATATTATTTTCATTAAATTCTATAAATATTCCTTGCTCATTTAATTTATAATGTTCGATAGATTTTAAATCTTTATTTATAATTCTTTTAATTGCTTTATTCATAATAATACTATTAAACCAATTATATTTAAATATAAATTTGATTTAAAATAAAATTTGAAAAAAAATATATATAAAAATAAATTTAATAAAAAAATATATTGAGCATTTATTATGGAATCACTTCAAAATTTTCTATCTGATAAAAGATATGAAAAAAATGATTCACGAGGTCTTACACATACTATATACGATGCAAATAGTGGTGTGAAAGGTTCATATCATATTGAAAAGAGTTCATTACCACAACTATATGATATTATTGATGATATTAGAAAAAATGGTGGTAATGTTTCTTTACTGGAACGAGTTTCTAATATTTCTCCTTTTGTAATTGATTTAGACTTAAAATATAAAAAAGATATTAAAAGTAGACAATATACAGATGATTTTATTAAACAATTATCTATATATTTATTAAAGAAAATTAAAGAATTATTTGATTTAACTTCAGACACTCAACATAATATATGGATTATGGAAAAATCTAATATATCTAAATGTGAAAAAGTACCATATGTTAAAAAGGATGGTATTCATTTAATATTTCCAGATATTATTGCTGAAACAAAAACTTATATTAAATTAATGGAAAATATTATTCAAGATAAAGATTCTATAGAAAGCATCTTCAATGATTATTGTATTTCACCTCCTTCAAATGAAATTAAAGATATATTTGATACACATATTTATAAAAATGGTAATTGGTTTATTTATGGTTCTGGTAAACCTAATGATATTATTTACGAATTAACTAAAATATATAAAATTAACGAAGAGAATGTTGAAAAAGTTCCTATAGAATTTTATCTAACAAATCCGCGTGGTATCTTGAATAAATGCAGTGTTCAACTTAATACTGATATTAATGTGATTTATAAAGGTCCTGAAATACTTAAAAGGAAAACACCTATTAAAAATGTGACATCACAAATAGATTTATCTGAAATAGAAGATATGAATAATTATAAAAAAATTAAAGGTATTGAATTAGAATATATTAATAAATTATGCAATATTTTATCACAAGAACGTGCATCTGAACATAAAACTTGGATAGATGTTGGTTATTGTTTACACAGTATTTCTCCTAAACATTTATTAAAATCTTGGGTCAATTTTAGTAGAAAGTGGATAGGATTTGTTGATTCATCTGAATGTGAAGAAAAATGGAATTATATGGATTGTACTAATACAGACCCACAATATACTATAGGAACATTAATATTTTGGGCAAAACAAGATAATCCAGAAGCATATGATATTCTCAAAAAAGATTCTTTAAAAACTATTATTGAAAAATCATTAGTAGGTGATAAAACATGTGGATCTCATTCAGATGTTGCTAATGTTGTATATAATTACTATAAAGATTTATATGTTTGTAGCAGTTTAAAAGATGATTTATGGCACTATTTTAATGAATATACCGGTAGATGGAAAGAAACTGAAAAAGGTCATGAATTAAGAATTAAATTATCTTGGGATATTGTAAATTTATACGAATATTATGGTGGAATATATAAAGAACAATGTAAATCATTAGATCCAGAAACAGATGATATGTATCAAATTTACGATAAAAGACATACAAACTGTTGTAAAATTGTTATTAAATTAAAAGATGGTGCTTATAAAGATAGAATTTTAAAAGAATGTAAAGAAAAATTCTATGATGCAGAATTTATGACTAAATTAAATAGTAAAAAAAATTTATTAGGTTTTGATAATGGTGTTATTGATTTAAAATATGAATATTTAAAACATGATGGAACATTTCAAAAAGAAATTATCTTTAGACAAGGTAGACCAGATGATTATATTAGTTTATCTGTAGGTTATCCTTTACCTGTAGAAAGAATAGATAAACCAACAAGTATTGATATTATTGGTGAAAATTTAAAAAATATTAATGATTATGAATCATTAAATGATGATTTAGAAGATTTTATCATGAAAGTATTACCTAATCAAGATGTTCGAGAATATACTCTAAGATTCTTAGCAAGTTGTCTAAGTGGTGAAATTAGAGAAGAAAAATTTTACTTTTGGACTGGTTCTGGTGCAAATGGTAAATCTAAAATTACTGATTTAATCACAGCAACATTAGGTGAATATTCTAAAACAATGGATGTATCTTATTTAACTACTAAAAGAGGTAGTTCAGCAGCAGCATCTCCTGAATTAGAAGCGATTAGATTTGCAAGATTTGTATCTATGTCTGAACCTGAAAAAGATGATAGTATTTATGTTGGTAAACTCAAACAAATTACTGGTGGCGATACAATGACTTCCAGAGCATTATTTAAAAATACTACAGAATTTAAACCTCAATTTAAATTAATGCTTATGTGTAATGATTTACCTAAATTAGCAGGTAATGATGGTGGTGTAGCAAGACGTATTGAAGTTGTTGATTTTATCTCTAAATTTACAGATAATCCTAAACCAACTGATCACAATCCTCATCAATACAAAGCAGATTTAGAACTTGGTTCTAAACTAAAAAGATGGAATTTATTATTTATGCTTAAACTATTAGGTTATTACACAAAGTATGATAAGGAAGGAACTAAAGCACCCGCATCAGTAACCGAAGCAACTAAATGTTATATGATTGATAATGATATTATTCAAAAATGGATGGCATCTTCTTTAGAGGTTACCAATGATGATGAAAGTCCTACATCATTAGATGATTTATTAGATAATTTAAAAACTTGGTGTGAAGATGAAGGTTATGATTTTAAACAAATTAAAAAACCTGATCTTAAGAAAACACTTATAAAAGAACATGAAAAAACTAAATATGGTTATCCTGTATTTGGTAAGAAAAAATCTGATAATGCACCTAATGGAACTATGCTCCATCCTAAATTTAACTTTAAACCTATTGAAGACCAATAAAATGTTCTTTCATTGAATCATACCCTAAATTTAACATTTTTTTCTTTTGTTCTATAGATATATTAAAATCACTTAGATTTAAATTTAATTTATATGTATGTATAATTTTTGTTCTTTCATTATCTTTTCTTATTAATATATCTGGATCATACATATGCCACCCTTTATAAACAAAATCAAAAATGTTATTCATTTCTTTATTAGGTACACGATTAACTATATAAATGCATAAATAATTTTTTGAATTGTTTATTTCTATTGGACAATTTCCACTTAATCCACCGTCTAAATATAAATCCCCTTTATATTTTATAGGTTTTAATAATATAGGTATTGCTGTAGTCATTTGTAACAATTTTAATATATTCATTTTAGGGTTATTTATATGATCTATATACTCAATTTTTTCTTTTGATACATTAACAACTTTAACTATTATATGTTTACCAGTTAATTTATATAGTTTTAATAATGACATTTTATCAACATTATAATATTCTTTTAATAATTTTTTTATATAAATATGATTTTTATTATAATTTATTAAACCATAATCATTTATAAAATTTTTAATAGATATATCATTAATATCTAAAAAATCATTAAAGTTAAAATTAAATGCGTCTTCTTTAATTTTATCATAATCATATTTTAATAAAATAATAGATAATACAAACATATAACTAACTGATACACAATATATTTTATTTATATTTTCAAAATTACTTTTTATTAAACCTTTTTCTATTAAATAATTTAAACAACCTAAAAATATTACACCTCTTGTGGATGCTCCAGATAATATTAGTGTATCAATTTTCATATTATTTTATTAATTATATATTATGAGTTCTTTAAACATAAACACTCTATTTGAAGAACAAGATAAAAAAGTATTAAATAGATTAAAAATGTTTGATGATATATTAGTTCAAATACATAATAAAATAAAATATAATTCCAAAAATAAAACATTTTATTGCACACATCAAATACCTGAATTTTTAATTGGAAAACCTCTATATAAAGTAGAAGATTTGAGAAAATATTTAATAGATTCATTGAAAAGAGATAAATTTGATGTATTATATATACACCCTAATTTATTATTTATATCTTGGGAAAAGAAAAAAAATAACAAAAGAAATATAAAAAAACCTGTGTCAAATGTTTCGGAAAATAATTTTAAAAAGATAGATGATTACAATCCAACTGGAAATTTATTATACAATGATAATATTTTATCAAATATAAATAGTAAATTTAGTTAATATTTATATTATTAATAACTATTTTTACCCATTTTAAAGATATTATCTACTAACAGTAATATAAATATACATGTCATTAAATAAACAATAATATCGTTAATATCTTTAGAGTTATTAGAGTTATTATCATTAGAGAATCCTTCAAGAACATTAAATTGTTGGTTATTGATATTATTGAATCTTTCTTCTATATATTTTTTATATTCTTCAATTTCTTTTTCTAAATGAATAGAATATTCTTTAAGTTCTTGAAATTGTTTCTTTAAAATGTCATCACCAGTTGAAATAGTACCAGTTGGAACATTTTGATCACTAACATTTCTTACAGGAGAAACTTCAGGAATTTTTAATTCATTACTATTATTATCATTAGAAGAACTATTTGAACTTTGATCAAAACATTGAGATAATAATGCCACCATTTAATATATATATATATATTTTTTTATTTTATAAAATATATGTATTTATTTGATTATTTGACGAATAATTATATATTCATGAGCGGAGCATTTTTACTGAATATGTTTGGAGGTAGAATGTTATTTCAAGATATACAACCACATTTGCATAATAAATATTATTTAAAATATATATTTATATTTTGTTTATTTTTTATAGCAACTAAAGATATAAATATTTCATTAATATTAATAGTAATTTATATGATATTTATACAATTCTTGAATGATTTTAAAATAAATAATTCAGAAAATAAAGAAGAAACTGATTTAAAAGAAAAATTAAATAAATGCACTCAAATGTTAGAAGAAATAAAATCAAAGATGTAATTATTTTATAAATTTAAAGTAATACCTTTAGTAGAATTTCTATCACTATCACCACTCATTAAAGAAATATTGTCTAAATCGGGCATAGAATTCGGTTGTAAGTTTAGATTTTTAATTACTTCATCTATGTCACCTACTGGTCCATCCATATCTGGTCTACTAGGCGGTTGTTCGGGTTGTCTCATCATATTAGGCATAGGTTGTTGAGGCATACTACCTGGTTGTGCCATTGAACCCACTGCTGCTTTAGCAAATTGTTTCATTAAATCTGGATTTTGTTTCATAATATCATTCATATTAGGTATAGACGATTTAAACATTGTATTTGATAAATGGAACATAAATGCCGATCCACCCAGCATCATTACTAATTTTAATTCTGGAGCAATTTCACCACCTCCACCATATTTTTCATATAATTGTTCAAATACTTCATCAAAGTCTTCTATACTTTCATTTACAGATTCAGACCATCCGTCTAATTTCACATCAAATGGGTCGAATTTACTATTTAAAAATTCTACACCTGATACTGCTGCCATTAATATTTTTCTTTGAAATTTAACAGAATTTGATGTATCTCTTTGTTTCTTTAATTTAATATATTCATTTCTCATTTCATCTAAATTAGAATTCATATTGTAATTTGTAGATGTTCTGACACCTTGATTTTGTAATTTTGAAAATTTATATAATAAATCTATTTTTTCATTTTTAATTTCAGTTTGTGATAAAATATGCACAGGTTTATATTCTTCTGGTGCTACATTATTCATAATAGGATCATTAATAGGATCTATGGCAATTTTTTTTTCTTCTTCTGAAGGTTTAGGATCTTCCTTAAAAAATGAATGACTATCTGATATATCAGTTTTTACTGATTTAATTTCGTCTGATATATTTGATTTTGGTGAATTATTTCCACTACCACCCATTAATAAATCTATTCCAATAGCATCATTATTACTACTCAAATCTGTACTTAAATTTTTAAAATCATCATCTAAATTTATGTCAATTTTATCCATATATATTGTAATTAAAAATATTATTATATTTAATACGCATACTTTTAAATATAATTATATTAAACATTAAAAATATCTCCAACATTTTGTGGTAGTTCGTCTATAGTTATTTTATAATGTTCTTCTATTTCAGATAATGACCTTAAATCTCTCTGTCCAATTAAATTAATTGCAAAACCTTTTCTACCATATCTACCAGATCTACCTATTCTGTGTATATATGTTTCTTTAGATCTTGGTAAATCATAATTGATTACCAAATTTAATTGTTGAACATCTATACCTCTTGCTAATAAATCAGTTGATAATAATAAGCGCGTTTTACCATTTTTAAAGTCTAATAATTTACTTTCTCTTTCACCTTTAGTAATCTCACCATGAATAAAATCTACAGGATATTCACTTTTAATTAATTCTTCATAAATTCTCATTAATTTATCTTTATAGTTTATGTAAATAATACACTGAGATATATTTAATAAATTATATAAATCAATTAATGTGTCGTATTTCCATTCTTCATTAATAACAACTTTAAATTGTTTAATACCTTCTAAACTTACGTTTTGATGCTCTACGATAATTGATTCAGGATTATTTAAAAATCTATTACTTAAATCTACCGTTTCGTCTGTTCTTGTTGCACTAAATAAACATATTTGTGTATCTTTTGAAATATATTGAACTATATTATAAATATTATCTCTAAATCCATACGATAACATTTCATCTGCTTCATCAAATACTAATAATTTAATATCTTTTGTGTATAAAACTCTTCTATTAATCATATCTAATACTCTACCAGGTGTTCCTATAATAATTTCTGGTTCTTTTTCTAATTCTCGTTTACATTCATCTAAACTAGTTTTTCCAACTACTTTCATAATATTAATTTTCATATATTGACTTAATGCTTTCATTACATCATAATTTTGATTTACTAATTCATATGTAGGATTTAAAATTAATATTTGTGTTTTTTTTAAATCTTCATCTACAATATTTAGCGAACCAATTGTAAATGCACCAGTTTTACCAGTGCCTGATTGTGCTTGCGCAAATAAATCTCTTTTTGAGTTTATAATTGGTAATGCTTTGCATTGAATATCTGATGGATTCTCAAATCCATATGAGTATATACCTCGTAATAAATTATCTTTTAAATTAAAATCGTCAAATGTTGTCATTCCCTTATATATTTAGTATAAAATTATCTTTAATATATTAAGAAATATTTAACATTTTTTTTATACCATTAATATCAGCACCTTTAAATGTATTTATACATTTTTTATCTTTTAATAAACAAAATGATGGCATAGATTCTATCTTAAATATTTTTAATATTTCAGAATTATCTTCTTCATCTACATCTAATTTATATATTTTTATTAAATCCTTGTTTAAGTTTTTATATAATTCTTCTAATTGTGGATATATTCTTTTACATGGACCACACCATTTTGCTGTAAAAAATAATAATATATATTGTTCACAATTAATACAATCTTGTAAATTATTTAAACCTGTTATATATTCCATATTTATAATAAAATATTTTTTATATAAATTATTTACTTACATAATTAATTTATTTCTGATAGGATGTTTATCTGATAAATATTTTATTTTAAAACGTAAATTTCTTTGTATTCCCACTAATGTTATTGCTAATATTAAATCTATAATTTTTACATATGCCTCATTTAATTTAAAGTATTTAACGTAATTTTTAACAATGTAATTATGAAATAAATATATTAATATCCCTATTAATATTATATGTAATATTATCATATAAAATATATCTAAATCACTATATTCTTTTAATTTATGTTCTATATAAAATGTGTGATCAATTATAGGTGAAAATGCAAACAAAAATATAACTGCTATTAATGGTAAAAAAAATACAGATAACATATTATTATATTATATATAAATAAATTTATTCATAATCATATTCGCTGTTACTACTTGTATCTGAACAATTTTCTAATTCATATACTCTTCTATCTTCTTCAATCATTTCATTATAATGTTCAATTCTTTCAATATCATATGGAGATATTTCTATTTTAAATTTTTCTATATTTAAATTATTATTATATATAGGTGGAGTAGGATATTTATTAAAATCATCTATATTTTCTACATAATCCCAATAATTTTTACCATATTTTTCATTTAAATTATTACTACATAAATATGAACATATATATTTATTATTATTATCTATATTTAGTTTCATAAAATATTTTTGTTTATATTTTGAACATGTATCACATTTAAATTCAAGAACTTTATTTTCTTGAACTTTGTTCATTAATTTATCAGAGAATGACATTATTAATTAGACTTTAATTTTGATTTTAAAAAATCTAATTTATTTTTTCAAATTTAAATCGATTCATTTCTTTGATATAATTATTATTATATTTATCAGTTTTTGTATATATTAATTTAAGAATTGTTCTGTAACCTTTATTTACAGGTGAAACACAATGTAAATTTCCTTGTGCTTTAACTATTATTAATGAATTAGGTTTTGTATATATTTTATTATTCCATCCTAAATTAGAATACCAATTGGTATAACTATCTGATTCATTCTCAATTGTATAAATAATTTCATATTGCGGTTCTACATATAACAATGTATCTTTATGACAATTCATCCCTTGAGAACCTTCTGGGTAAACTCTGAATTCTATTGGAAATTCAGATTCTTTTAAATCACTGTTAACAATATTATTTATTTTTTCTATATATTTTTGCGAATAAAATATATTATTAATTCTTTTATCTAAAATCGGTTTAATTAATCTAAAATTTTCAGACTTTAAATTTTTTATATTTTTTGTATATTTTTTTATATAATTATATTCTTCTTCTGTTAAAAAATTTTCTATATAATAAACTTCATCTTTTTTATAAAAAAATAAATAATAAATAATCAATAATAATAATAATATTAACAATAATAATATATTTAAGAACATATATACTATTATATAAATATTTAAAACATTTATAAATTTGAATTTGAAATAAAAATTGAATTATAAATATAAACAAAAATGATTACTAAACAAGATATTACTGAATATATTATAAATAATTATCAAGATTCGTTATGCAATGTTCATCTATTTAAAAAACAAATAACAGAAGAACTATCTACAATTTATAATAGCATTTCAGAAAATCCAAATGAATTACAAGCACAATCTATTAAATATTTTATTGAATCTATTATTACTGAAATTTCTAATAAATATAATAAATTTTATAAAAGACAATTTAAATTAAATGATTTACTTAAATTAAAATTACCTGAACAACGTTCAGAAGAATGGTTTGCTATTAGAAAAAATATTTTAACAGCGAGTTCATTAGCAGCAGGTTTAGGCGATGATTATCATAAATCAAGAGATCAAACTATTTATGATAAAATTGTGTCTCAACCTTATACCAGTAATCCAATTACTGAATGGGGTGTAAAATATGAAGAAATTGCTACACTATTTTACCAATCTATTACAGGAACAACTATTAGAGAATTTGGACTAATTCCACACCCGGATTTTCCTGTATTTGGTGCTTCACCAGATGGTATTTGTGATGATACAGGACCCATGGAATATTGTGCAAGAATGTTAGAAATTAAATGTCCTCCTAAAAGAAAATTTACTAAAAATATTCCTAAAGGTTATTGGATGCAAATGCAAGGTCAACTTGAAGTATGTGATTTAGATGAATGTGATTTCTTACAAGTTAAAATTGAAGAATATGAAAATTTATCTGAATATAAAAAAGATGTATTAGATACTGCTAAACCATTAGAAAATTCTATTTCAGAAAAATATGATAGTATTACTATTGGTAAAACAAGTGAAAATTTTCCAAAAGGTGTTACAATTAGTTATTTAAAACCAGGTGATCCTCCTGGAAAACTATCTTATTTATATCCAAAACTATATCAAACTGAAGAACAATATTTAAATTGGATTGATGAACATATTAAAAAAGGTTATAATATTGTAGAAACAAAATGGTGGAAAATTACAAGATATGAATTATCTACTGTTCATAGAGATAAATCATGGTGGAATGATAATATTCAAAAAATTATAGAATTTTATAATGATTATATTGAATATAAAAATAATCCTGAAAAGTTTGAGATACTAAAAGAAAGAGTATTATCAAGAAAAAAGAAAGAAGAAATCTTTATTCCAAGTGAAACACCTAAATTACCAACATTTGCTTTCACGGATGATACAGATTAAATGTTCTGAGAATAAATTTGAAATTTACAATCTTTTTTTTTCAAATCTCAATCTCAAAACAACTTTACACAATCTGCTATCAGATTAATACTACACAAACTTTCTACTCAAGTTTAAATACTATTAAACTATGGACGCTTTTATGAAACACCTGGAAACTACTCTTTTGGATGCTGGAATGTCAGAGAAGAATCTTAAGCGGTGGTTGAAGGACCGTGAAACAGACCGAATATTTAATAATTATCTTCTATTTAATAAATCACCGAAACTTGTTGAAGATACACCAGTTGAAGATACACCAGTTGAAGATACACCTGTTGAAGATACACCAGTTGAAGATACATCAGTTGAAGATACACCTGTTGAAGAAGTTGTTAAAACACCTAAAAAAGAAAAAAAGACTAAAGTACCTAATGCACCTAAGAAACCTCCTAAGTGGACAGCATTTAATCACCTCAAAGAAAATCCCGATATTAAAATCGAGTTTGTAGGTGAAAAAGGTGGTAAAAATGCTGAACTATTTAATAAATACAAGGTTGCAACAACATTTCAAGAATATATGAATATCCTTGAAAGTATTGACAAAAAGGGTGAAGCAAGAGGTCATCTAAATTATGACTTTAAGACTCATCTATTAAAAATTGATGATCCATCTGTAATACACCCAGAACCTAAAAAGAAAAAAACTCCTGCAAAAAAAGCACCTAAAGCATATCCACTATCTGAAGTAGAAAAATTTCCTAAAAAGGAAAAAGCACCTAAAAAGAAAATTTCTCCTAAAAAGGAAAAAGCACCTAAAAAAGTTAGAAAAATTAAAAAAGATGACTCTGAACCTGTTGAAGAACCTTCTGTTGAAGATACACCTGTTGAAGAACCTTCTGTTGAAAAACCTTCTGTTGAAGAACCTGAAATAAAATCTACATCTAATGTTAAAGAAAAAGTTCAAAATATTGAAAAGAAGATTAAAGAAGAGCAACAAGATGTAAATACAGAAGATGTAACTACCGAAGAAGAAGATAATCATGAAGACTTTTACATAGGTTCAGATGATGATGAATCTTTAGAAGACACCACGATTAATGGAGAAAAACTAATATTAAACAAAAATGATAATTCACTTATATGTAAATCAAGTGGAATAGTTATAGGTTATCTGAAAGATGATGATACAATTGAATATCTTAATGTAAATTAAATTTAATAAAAAAATGTATAAAAGTAATAATAATAAATTTTTTTTATTAATTTAAAATATAATTGATACTAGATTTTGTAGGTTCTGTTTGTGTTGATTTAGATATACTTGTTATTTCAACTTTTTTTTCAATATTACTATTTTTTTCGTCATTACTATTAATTAAATATATAAATAATGTACCACATAATATAGATGTAGCAAAGATTAGAGGGTATTTAATAAATAATATAATGATATTAAACAATAAAAATTCTTCCATTTTATTTTTTATTTTAAGAATTTAACTTTTCAAATTTAGATTTATTTTATGATCATTATTATTATTTTTTAATAAAACATAACTTTTTTCTATATTATCTTCAATACCTTTATCAATATAAATAGATTCATTTCTGTTAACTATATAAAAATTCTCATTTATTTTCTTTTGAAGGTTTAATTCTTCTTCTTTTTTAAGAAATTTTTCTCTATAAATCTTATTAGATAACATTCTAATAATATTTATCTTAATATTTTTTCTAAATGGTTTAATGTAATAGTTATTATTATATATCATATACTTTTATATAAAAAAAATATTATTTAATTAAATTGTTTTATCAATTTATTAATTTAATTCTTTTTTAAGTTTATTAATTTCAGCATTACATTTTCTAATTTCTTCATTTACACTATAATAAGTTTGTGTTAGATTTGATAACACTTTTTCATATGATTCTAATAATTTTCTTTTATGAAAATAATTATCTTTTTTTTCTTTATCTAATTTTAGATTTCTTAGAACTTGTAAATCTTTATTAATGTTAATTAGTGACCATGCGGCATCTTTGTCTTCTTGAGATACATTAGATTTTTTCATTGATCGAGTTTGAGGCATCTTAATTGAATTATTGATTTGACTTGAATTAAATTTCAAATTTTTGATGCTATAATTTAAATTGATATAGTTCTGGATCAGGTAAATTTATATGATTATCTCTTCTGCGTTTAGGTGTTGATGAATTATGAACAACAATTTCAGGTTGTTCTTTACATTTTTTTATAGTATAAAAAGTTATTGATAAAGATAAAATACATAATGGTGGTATCATAATTAAATATTCAAACATATACATAATATTAATTTTTTTTATATCCTATTACTCCGCATGAAATTCTTTTTCCAGCATTCCCAGTCTTTAGTGATTCTTCTCTAACCACCTTATCTATGATATTACCATTTTTATCTAATCCTCCTAAACCTAAATCATCTTCTTTTTCATGAACAACAACAGATCTACCTAAAATGCTATATTTACCATGGATAGATAAATATTTGTCATAAATAATCATATCAACTACACCTTTATCATTAGCAATAATATTATCCAAATCACCTAGGTGTCTCTCTTCAGAGTTTCTTCCTCCGTGTACTGAATTAGTAGGATTATAATGAGAACATAATGACCCACAACCCTCTGTCAAATCACCATATTCATGTATATGGAATCCATGCTTACCAGGAGATATACCTGACATATTTATTTTAATTTGTAAACCTCTTTTAGTTTCAGTGAATACAACATTACCAGATATACTTTTATTCGCATTATTTGTAAAAACACATACAGCACTCATTTTATTATATATATTTATATTTTATTTAAATATATTTCTTAATAACATTCCAATAATTAATCCAGAAGTATTAGTAATTATATCATTTCTAAAATTAGATATTATTTTAATATTATTTTTTTCCATATATTGTTCAGAATATTCCCATAAAATAGATAATGTAAAAGATATCATCCAATATTTAGGTGATAAATATCCTAATAATATATACATAATAAAATGAGAAAAACACATAAAATCACAATCAATATATGGACTTAATTTAGTATGAAAACCTAGATTTTTAGTGAAATTCTCATCACAAAATTGTCTAATTAATACAAATGATAAAATAATAGATCCTGTAATTCCATAGATTAATATTAAATATAATAATTGTTTATTCATATATTTTATGTAATATTTAAATAATTAATGGTATATTAAAATAATGGTTTTCATAAATAAAATTTTATAAGTGATAAATGTGATTATTAATGGTATTAGTTTTTTTTTAGTAATCATCATATTGATTTTTTAAATCATTATATTCCCATTTTAAATTATTATATTTTTCTTTTAAATTATTATATTTTCTTTTTAAATCATCATATTTTATAAATATTTCATCATATTTTGTTTCCCAATTTATATAAGTACCCGTATAATTTTTAGATCTTTCCTTCTTTTGTTTTTCTGTTGGTGGTGTTAAATGGATTCCACCAGGGACATTCGCAAATTCACCAAATCCGGGTCTATTCATATATATGATTAATATATATATTTATTTATTTATTTATTTAAGTAAATTTGAAAATAATTTTAATATTTTTTTATATTAAATAATGAATCATCCTCCTCCCTCAATAGAATTAACTAGAAAATTTAAAAAAGGTTTGGAAGAATATGGTTTAACTATTGATGACATGGCAAATTGGAAATATTATGGTGGTAATAGAGGAAGGCATTTTAATTATTGGAAAATATCTCGTGATGAAGGAGAAAATTTACCAGAACATACTAATAAATGTATATGTGACCATTATATAGAAGAAAATTGTTATATTACAGATGGTAGTGAGATATTAATATTAGGAAATTGTTGTATAAAAAAATTTATACCAAAAAGTGGTAGAACATGTGAAATATGTGGTGAACCTCATAAAAATACGTCTGTTAATAGATGTGGAACACCAACAAGTGGATGTAGAAAAGGTAGATGTGATTCTTGTGGTAGAGATTGTCAAGATAACTATGCTAAGTGTTATACCTGTTATTATAGATAATTATAAAATATTATTATAAAATTAAATACAATTATTTTATTAATTATTTTTTACATATACATTGGTCTTTAAACTTTTCACTATCGGACCTTCTTTTATAATAATTACAATAATAACAATAATCTGTTCCAATGCGTTCTTCTCTACATAGATCGCACATACAATTATCCTCATTATAACTAATATCATATAACTGACTACCATTATAACAATGTCCACATACATCTTGTATTGCAGAAATTGAAGAATTACTAAAACACATATCAAATATTCTTGCTAGTTCCTTAACAACATTTTTACAATCAGGATGTTCATTTTTATATTTATAAAATGGTATCATATCATTAAAATCAACCTTAATTGAATCTGCTACAATAAAATTTTTTATTTTTTGAACAACTTTATTGTAATCTTCTGGTAAATGATCATCTATATAACTTTCATAAAATGCATATTTAAATTCAGTATAAATTTTTCCAGACATACATCCTGGACTAACTTCTTTATAAATTTTAATGTGAAATTCTCTATCTATTTCTGTTTTTGCTTTTTTAACTTCATCATTTAATTTAATACTAACATCATTATCAAGGAACCTTAGTGGAGAGTTCTCCATTTTAAAATTTATTTTTTTTTTATAAAGTTATTTCAAATTTATTATTTAAACCATTATTAAATATTGTAATAAATATGAATAATAATTTTCAATATATTGAATACAATACAGATGAAGAATATGAAGAAAAATATGATTATACTGAAAAAAATACTGGTTTAGTTTTAAATGTTGATGAATATATTAAGATAGATTTCAAAAATTATCCAGATATATATAATCCATTTTATCCTTTTTTATTAGATTTACCACAAGAATCTATTAATAATATTTTAAAATATTTATCAAATAATGAATTAGTTTATTTAAGAATTATTAATAAATTTTTCAAAGAAAATATTGACATATATTCAAAAAGTATTAATATTAAATATTTATCAAGAAAAGATTTATTATTAAATAAATATAATGAACAAACATATTCTATTAATGATTTATATATAAATTGTTTATATATGAATAGAAGAAGAAATAGAAGATATGTTAATAATGTAGTAAAAAGATTTCATAAATTAGTATTGAAATTAAATAGACATTTTATTTATAATAATATTTTGCAATTCTCAGAATAAATTTGAAATTTTCATTCTCAAAAATTCAGATTACAAACCAATTGCTCTTTAAGCAAACTTATCCAAACTTGCGAACAAACTTTCAAAATGTCAAAATTTATGTTGAACGGTGTTGAACATTTCAGCATATATATTCCAGATATGTTGACTGCTGATTTATTGGAAAAAGAACCAGAAACTTACAAGTATCTACTTGAAAGATATGCTGAATATAAACGCCCTAATGAAGTTAGGCGGTTGGCAAATTCTGATTATCCTGATCCTATCACCAGTAGTATTAACTCTACTGATGAGTATGGTGGTTGGTATTCTTCACATGCTCATTGTTTAAGTTATTTGGTAGGTGAAAAAACAGATTTTGCTAAAAACAAACTATCTGAATGTGGAAACCCTACTGATGAAGAACTGTGGTATGGATGTAATATCAATATACCAGATGAAGAAGGTGTAGAAATTCTCAAGTTGATGCTGGGATTTGGAGCACGTCTTGATATTAAAAACTTTTATGGTGAAACTATTGAAGATACGATTGTTCAAGCAGAAAAACTAACAGGTCGTGAAAAAAATGAACAATTCAAACACTACACACGCTATCCAGAAGAACTAATTTAAAATAAAAAAGAAAAAAAACAATATAAAAAATAAAAAGACAAAAAATATTAATAAATATTTTTTTATAATAAATATTATATGAAAAACGTAAAAATAACAAAAAAATATATATTAATGAAATATGATAATTTAGAAAATTTTAAAAATGAATTATATATTTATTTATTAGCAAAAGAGAAAAATATTGATTATATCCCTAAAATGATTGATTACAGTTGTGAAAAGTTACATATTAAAACAGAAAATGTTGGCGTTACTTTAGAAGTTTATTGTGATGGATGTGGATATACAGAAGAATATTTAAAAAAAATTAAAATAATATATGATAAATTTATTAAATTAGGTTTTTATCATAATGATCTCAGACTAAAAAATATAATAATAAATCCTGATTCTAAAAAATTATATTTAATAGATTTTGAAGGGTCCAGTTCTGAATACAAAGATGCAGATGATGAAAATATTATTAAAAAAATAAAAAATTTATCTAAAAGTAAATCTAAAAGTAAATCTAAAAGTAAATCTAAATAATTTTACAATTTAATTGTGGATATTTTTCATATAATTTTTTAATACTTAATTCTTTCATTTTTGCTTCAATCATTATATCAATTTTTATACCATATTTTTCAGGAATATTTAATAAATATTCTGGAATTATTTCAATATAATCTGAATGATGACCTATTTTACCTGAACCTTGTTCAGATACATGAAATTTAGGTCTTCTGTTATTTGTCCAAGTATCTAATATTTTTTTTATATAATTTTCAACTGGTTCAAATTCTTCATCTGGATGTAATTTTATGTAGCATTCGTGGTGATGAGTATCGAAAACTACTGGAACACCACACTTTTCACTAATTTCTAAACAGTCTTTAACTGAATATGATCTTTCACAGTTTTCTAATACAAGACGTCTTTTAATATTATCAGGTAATTCATTGTATCTTTCAATCCATCTATTTTTAGCACCAGGTTTGTCACCATATACACCACCTCCATGAATTACCATTACTGAATCCATATCACATTCTAAAATATCTAATACTTCTGCGTGATAATTTAAATCAGCAATTGTTTGTTTTACTGCTTTTGGATTTGGTGAACCCAAAACATTATATTGTCCAGGGTGAAAAGTTAATCTAACACCATTTTTTTTAGCAAATGTGCTTATCCGCTTTAAATGTTCTAATGCAAAATCGTATGTATAATCAGGGACTTTAGGATTGGTCTTGTGAGGGAACATTTCCGATGAAAGTCTAAATACTTTTATACCATTTTCTTCATTCCATTCAAGCATTTTATATAAATCTTCAAGGTTTGCTATTACTCTTCTTTTTAATTCTTCTATACCACGTTCATCAATAATTCTTACAATTATTTTTCTACTGGCATATACAGGGGGTTTTAATTTTTTAAGAGTTGTATTCATACAACATAATCCTAAGCGAATTGGTTTATCTTCAGAAGGCATTATGAGATTATTCTTTAAATTTGAAAAGAAAATAATTTTTCAAATTTAAATAATATTTTTATATTGTATATATGTCAAAATATACACATAGTTTTATAATGATACATGCTTTTACAATGAAACCATCTGATATGATTTATTATAAAAATTATTTACAAAGAATTTTATCAAAAGATGTTAATATAAATTATATATATCCAAAAGCACCTGTTAGAAAAATCACATGTTACGATGGTCAAAAATTCACGGCATGGTTCGATTATTTATCTGAATTAGTTGAAAATGAAGATGATGAAATAAATAAAGATCATTTATTAGAACAAGTAGATAAAATTCATAAAATTATAGACAAAGAAAAAAAAAGATATAAAGGTGATTGTTCAAAAATATATTTATTGGGTTATAGTCAAGGGGCATGTATGGCATTAGATTCAGGTATATCTTATCCAGAAAAATTAGGTGGTATAATTGGTTTTAAAGGTCATATAAATATGGATATAGATGATTACAAACGTTCTAAACAAGATATATGGGTGACACATAGCAGGGGTGATGATACAATAGCATTTGATGTAGCAAAAGAATATTATGATAAATATAAAAAAATAGGTTATAATATAACATTATTTGAACAAGGAAAAAAAGTGAATCATGATGCTAATTCAGGTATAAGAGAACAAATAAAATCGCTTAAATTTTGGTTAAATGGTAGAATCAATTAATCTAATGATCGTGTTCTGATAATTTTCTTCTTTTTACTTGTAACTTGAAACGAGTTTTTAAAATTGATTGATGTATTAAATTGTAATAAAGTTAAATCAAGTTCATTTTTTACTTTATAATATTCATCTTTAAGTTTCATATGCATTTTGATAAATTCTTTACGTTGTTGATCAAATACCTTTTGAGATTGTTCGCGTCCTTCTTCAAATCCTTCTTCATAACCTAATTCAGATCCAACTTGAAATCCTAATTGATAATCTGCTGTATCATCTACATTAGTTACTTCCGGGTCCATATTATCACGGCATAATGGACAAGACCGCTTCTGTTTCATTGATTCCACCATACAATCCATACAAAATATATGAGAACAATTAGTAACACAAAATCCGTATTTCTTAATTACTTCAAAACAGATTGGACATTCTTGAATCCCATCCATATCTTTATTCATTATAAATTATTTTAATTTTTGATTTAAATTTCTCTAATTTAATTTTCAAATTTAATTTAATAATTATTTTTTTAGATAAACATATTAGGATCTTTTTCAGAACACATTTGAATAAATTCTTCAAATATTTTTATATTATCAATTAATTCTTCAGGATTAAATATATATTTTATTAAAAACTTTTGTAACATAGAAGTTGTATATTTTTTATTTTTTATAATTTTATATAAATTTTCTCTGATTTCATTTTCATCAGGGAATATTAATTTAAATATTTCATTGTATTGATATTTTGAACAATATGTAAATTTAATAATACTATCAATTCGCATAGGTCTAATAATTGCTTTATCTAATTTTTCTAAATGATTTGTTGTAATAATTGATATTAAATTTTCTTTTGAATAAACACCATCTAAGAAATTTAAAATACATGAAAAAGACACTCTATTCTCATCTGATTTATTTCTACTAATATACAAAGCATCTATATCTTCTAAAACAAACACAGAATTTTTTGGGATCTTATTTGTAGCACATATAAATCCGTGATCATTTAAATCTCTATTATTAAAATCAATAGTTGCAATATCTTTATTTAATTCAGAAGCAATAGCAAACATTAATGAAGATTTACCAGTACCTGGTAATCCTGAAAATATAATATTCATTTTTAAATTAATACCTAATTTATTTAATCTTTCTTTTAAATCTTTATTACTATAATTATCTAAACATTTATTTACTTCATTTTTAATATTTTTATCTAATATAACTGTATCTATATCTCTTTTTTTTATTTTTTTGATATTATCCCAAAATCCATCAGAATAACTCCATAAAAATATATTATCATTATTATTTTTTAATTTTCTATTTTCATTATATTCTTCTTTGCATTCTTGAATAAAGTCTTTTGTAATTTTTATAATTTCATCATCAGATAATTTATCAGATTCAATATCTATTTCTAATTCTTCATAATACCCCACTTCACCTCTTGAATGAATCCATACAGGTTTTCCCACAGTAATTCTTTTAATTTTAAATTCAATATCTTTATAAAATATACTAAAATTTTTATCATAAGCAATATAATCAATTAATTCATTATCATCTATATCAGAATATATACATTTATCTAAATACATATGATGTTTAATATTATTTTTAAGTTTTTCACAATACCATAATACAGAAGTAAATGTTCTAAGATCATATGTAGATACAGTAAACTTCATTTAATACTATTAAAGAATATACTCTTAAATAAATTGTTTCATAAATTTGAAATTTGATTTTCTACTTTTTAAACAATCAAAACTAATGCCAATTCAACAATCAAACACTAAACAACTAATGGATATTTCTAAAAATAAAATTAATAAAAAAAAAAGAGAAGTTAAATTATTACAAGAAGAAATTAAAGAAGAAGAAAAAAAACATAATCTATTTGAATTTATGGAAAAGGGTGGATATACGGAAGAAGATATTATTAAATATTTAGGTTTAGAAGTATCTGAAGAAGTAGTTGAAACACAACAAGAAGATGATAATAAAGAAGATCATAATCCCATTTTAAGTTTTCAACAAGATGATGAAGATACTTCAGAAGATGAATATACTGAAGTTTCTGAAAATGAAGGTTCTATTAATACAAATATATGTGATGAAATTATTGATTTAGAATTTTCTACAAATGGTCCTGAAGCAACTAAACAAATTATTAAAAGACTTTATGAAGAACAAGATTTATACATTAAAGAAAAAAAAGGTCATTATTCAGTTAAAAAAAATGGTAAAGAACTTATTATTGAAAATCATAATAATCCTCTTAATAAAAAATATGATTTCGGTTTAATTACAACTATTAATGATACAAATAATTTAAATATTGTAAATAATTGGGATAAATTCGGTCGTAATCAAGCAAAAAGAAGGAAATATGATTTTAAAGGAAAAAATATTGAAAGTGTAATTGAAATGGTTCATAATATTTTATCTTAAATCACAATTTATAAATTTGAAATGTATTAATTATTTTTTTAAAAAAAATGTTTAATAAACTTTTTGACTTAACAGATATTTTGTTATTAAATATTATAATATACAGTTTATTTAAATATTTTGATATAAATATAAATATAGAAACAATTGAAGAAGTATTATTTATATTAATTATAACTATATTATAAAATATATCAGGATATTGTAGAAGAATTATACAAGAACATAAATGAATAAAAAACTAGAAGAAACTGTATCTATTATTAGATTTATTTTAGATAATAAAAAAAGAACGTGGTATGATAATTTAGAAATATTAATAAAAATAAAATATAATAAAGGTGATACATTTAATTTAAAAGATATATATGAAAATTTTGAACATATTTTACAACAAAAATATCCTTTAAATTATACTGTAAAAGCATCTATTAGACAACACTTACAAAAATTAAGAGATAAAAAAATTATAGATTTTATAGATGATAAAGGTAATTATACATTAATTGATTAATTAAACGCCTTTAATTATCTTACACCATTGAGAAGGATCATTTTTATCTGGAGGTGCTTGAATATATTCCCATACAAATAATCCTTTCATATCATTATATTTTTCTTTTACTTTATTAATTTCAGTTAAAGATTTAGTAAAATCTGTATAATCCCCACCTAACATACCAAATACTACTTTTTCAGATGGGTATCCATTATTAATTATTTTTTCATAAGTTTCTAATGTATATGAATCATAACATTGAGTATTAAACCAATCAATGTGTTTACCTTCATTAGATGTAAATAGTTCTTTATAAGAAAATCCACCAAATCCTTCTCCATCATTTATTAGAGCGTCGGATACAGGCGCCATAGTTATAGTAAAATCTTCGCCAAAATCATTTATTAAATTATTTATTAATTTTTTTACATCATTTACATCAACACTTTCCTCAATATCTAAATCTATACCAGTTATAAATCTATATTTTCTTAATAATTTAAATAATAATGGATAATAAGTATCAAAATCGTTGAATAATGCTTTGTAAGCACCTCCGGCACCACCAATCATTAATAATATTTCAACACCTTGTTCATATAATTTTTGTAGTTCAATCCATACAGGGTCGAACCGGTGAGATTCTGGATCATAATTATTTAAATGAATATAAGGTTTATTTTTATCAGATGAAAAATGAATAGATGATAAAATTATTGTATCGATATCTTGAACATGAGAATATAATTTTTCTAATCCACAAAAAGTTTGGTAATAATAAATAGTTTTCATGTTTATTAGTAATTATTAAAATATATTTAAATAATAAATATTTTTGTTCTGATTATAAATTTTCTAAATTTGAAATTTGCGTTGAAATATTTAAAAGATCATTCAATTATGTCATTTAATGAGATGTCTTGTAAAAATGAAGAAACAATAATTAAACTAAAAGGTTTATTACATAATGATATAAATCACCAAAAAGAAATACTAAAACAAGACTCAATAAAAAATGCACATATATATTGTAAAATTAAACATTTAACCGGACAACAAATGGGTCCTCTTATAGAGTTTTATATCAAAGAAAAATTCTGTATGGAGAAAAATAAAGCAGGTGATTGTATAGGAGATTGTAAAGACCGTTTCTTAGAAGATAATGAAATTAAAGCATCGGGTGGAGGTAAAAATCATGATTCATATAATTATGTACAATTAAGAATAAATCATAAAATACACAATTATATATTTACTGCATATTATTTAACTTCTGATAATTATATGAATGGAGGTGAATTATTCATATTCAAAATAAAAAAAGAAGAAATTATTAAATTAATATTTGAACATGGCGCATACGCACACGGAACTATTTCTAAATTAGGAAAAATTACAATTGAAGATTTAAAAAAAGATAATAATACTAAAGAATATTGTTTAAGACCTAAATATGGTGATAAAATTTGGAATAAACTTTTAAAATATAGAGTTAATGAATGTGATCTGTAATATCTTTGACAGCAATATCATAATATTTTTTTTCCATCTCAATACCTACAAACTTTCTACCATTTTTAACAGCAGCAATACCTGTAGAACCACAACCCATACAACAATCTAAAACAGTATCACCTTCATTTGTATATGCTTTAATAAGATATTCCATTAATTCAACGGGTTTTTGTGTTGGATGACCACCTTTTTTTCGCGGATTTGATATTTTGATAACAGAGCGAGCATGTCTATAACCGTCATTAGTTTTTTCAGATTCTTTTTGACCACCATAACCATCACCTGTTGTATCAGTTCTTTTTATTTTATAAGGTTCTCCTTTAGTTTTCTGTTCATTATATGTTCGATTTTTATTATAAAATATTAATATATTTTCATGTGATCTCAATGGCATATATTTTACATTCAATTGTCCAGAATTTACAGTTTTTTCCCATATAATATCATATTTAAACATATCAATATTACTCATCATTAAACGAGCTGTAAACTTACCAGAAGCAGTTAATATAATGATTCCATCTTTACATAATATATTTTTAAAAAGTTCCCACATTTTATTTAAATCTAAAGGCGTATCCCAATTATTTTTACTTACTCCATAAGGTAGATCAGTTATAATAGCATTTATACTATTTTTATTAATATTTTTCATTTCTTCCATACAATCACTATTGAATAGTTTTATATTATTCATATTATTATTATCCATATTATTATTATTCATATTACTTATATTTTATCCATTATAAAAATTCAAATTTAATTATTTATTGTAATTTTATATTTTTCTTATATTGACTTATTTTTAGTTTACATAGATTATTTCTATTTGGGCAATTTAGATAACTAATTAGTTAAAATAAATAATAAATTTGATTTGATAATATTTTTTTATTAAGATTATAAAATGGATCCTTGGTATTTCATTGATTTACAATCAAATGTCAAAGATGAAAATGATAATCCAATTGGATTGGAAGAAATATGTGAAATGTCTCCTGATGGTAGTTGGGAATTAAATGTACCTGAAAATTCTGGAAAAATAATGTTTAGAGATGTAGGATACACAAAAATACAATATAGTAATAATACAAAAACATTATATTGTCATTTAGATTCAGTATACTATCATTATTTTAATTTAATAGTTGAATAAATTTGAAAATATAATTAATATTTTTTTTATTAAAAAAATGAAATATATAATTACTTGTCCCATATGTTATGAAGATAAACCTGGAATTGAATTAGATTGTGGACATAAATTCTGTAAAAGTTGTTTAAGAGGTATTATCCGGCATGCTGATATATATACTATTAATATATTAAATTGTCCATATTGTCGTGCAGATATTAATAAAGTAAGTAATAAATATATTAATAGATTATTAAAAGATTTATATATAAATATTCAGAATAGAAGGTATGAACAAAATGGTTTTGAGATATATACAGTTTGTTTATATTATTTAATGTATGATTATGTTAAAGAAGAAATTTCAGAGTATCCAGAAAAGTTAAGATTTAATTCATATCAGAAATATTTAAGTTAAATTTGTTCTCAGAATAAATTTGAAATTTACGTTCTTTTTTTTCAGAACACAATATTGAGACCACTTTGCTCAAAGCATATCTGTCTTATACTTAAACAAACAATCTCTATACACATTCCAGTCAATCAAACGCACAAGAACTCATAAAAATGGTTATTACAACTAGTATTGAAATTTTCGCATCTAATTATCGTCAAGAACAAGCAAAAAAATTCTGGAATTTATCTAAGAAGTATCAGAAATTTGATACTCCTTCACCACCTGTATCACAATTATCAACACCTATTCAATCTTTCCAAAAAGAGAATATAACCAGTTTATTATATAAACCAGGTGATATAATCTCTTACAATATGGGACGTGGTGTTTCGAAGCGGTCAGTTGTTGCAAGAGTTATTACAGTATCAAGTTCTGGTAAATCCATTAAAACAGAAGATGGACATATTATAGATAACAATTTTGTACCTTCAGGTATTAAAAATTCTACTACAAAAGATTGTCTACAAATTTTAACACGAGATATAAAAAAATTAGATTTATCTAAACATAACTCTATATCTAATATCACTACTAATAAGTTTAATTTAAAAGATTCTAAATTTAGTAAAATTCCAAGAGAATCTTTAGAACAAATAAAAGAAATACTTATACCACACCTTGAAAATAAAGGTTATATTTTAAATACTTTCGAAAGTGAAAAAAAAAATACATATGATTACTTAAAAATTAGTAATTCAAAAACTAAATCAAGTCCAATATGTATAATTGAATATGGAACTTCATCTACTGCAAAATCATGGAAAATAGGTACATTACGTATTATAAATATATCAGATGAAAAGATGAGAAAATATCAAAAATATATTAAAAAAAGAAACAGATTTATACAATATATTAATTATTGTGGTGAAAATATTAGAGAAACTATTGAAATGATTGAAGATTTATTAAAATAAATTAAAATGTGAAAAAACTAAAAAAACAAAGAAAAAATAAATAATATTTTTTTTTATAATAATTATTTTTGTTTTCTTTTAGTTCTTTTAATTTTTTTATTGATATATTTTTTCTTTTTAAAGGTTTTTACCTTTGCACCTTTTTTGATCAATTTATTTTTATAACAACAATTTTTAGGTGGTTTGGGTGTAGATCCAGTTTCACAAGGAGGTTCAGGGTGTGCTTTTGAACATGATGATTTAACTTGTTTTTTGGGTGGATCTGCTGGTGGTGTTACAGCTGGTGACGTTTTGGGTTTTGGTTGTGGGATAACTGGTTCTTTTGTTTGTTTTTTAGATAAGAATTGTTTATAAAAATCTGGTTTAAAATATTTAAACATCCTCCAATCGGTTTGAAATGCCCCCCATTTAGTTGCTTTAATTATTTCTTTAAACTCATCAGTATTAATTGCTTTTAAAATATCATCTCCTTCTTTTTTAGATTTTATAGGGATTCCAAATGTTATTTGACTCATCCCATATTTCCCTTCATAGTCATTTTGTTCAGGATGTGAATATTGATGTCTTCCAAAACTTAATATAACTTTTGGAATACCAAAATGTCCCTTATTATTATAATTAGAATACCAAAATTCTATCCCTTTTTCAGTTATTGAATGCATTATTGGATATTTATGTTCTTTTGTTTTCTTTGATATAACTTGACCTTTTTTATTATAAGCAAAATAAGCACTATAACTCATTATTACATTTATACCTTTATCTTCAGTTGTGATTATATCTATAAAATTTTTATATGCATAATTTGGTAAAAATGGAAGATTATTAATTTTAATATTATTTTTAATACCTAATTCATCAATAATATATGTTGATTTATCTGATTTTTTATTCTGTAAAACATATGAATCAAAACGACTACCAACATTAAACATTTTTTTTCCATCATTTTCTCCATAAATATGCAGATAAATTATATTTAATGGTGAAATTAAATCCCAAATTTTATGATATTCTGGACCTAATCCTCTCCACTGTGCTGGATTAATAAATGTAAAATAACCATTATCATTTAAAATATTAAATGATTTAAATATAAATTTATCCCATAATGAATTTTTCGCTCTACTTCCATCTTGTTTTCCAACCTTATTATCATTCCATGGAGGATTCCCCATAATAACATCAAACTTATCAATTCCCTTAAAACCTTTAAAAGTCAAGAAATCATGTTTCACAATATTAGGTGTTGCTTTATCATCAATCATATTGAAAATTTTCTTACAAACACGCACATTTACAGGATTTAATTCTACCATATAAAGCATATTTTCAATGATATGTTTAGATCTTTTAGATGGATTAGATATTTTTGATTTTAGAGAATCAAATAATTTATAATAAGCCACCACAGGGAAATTACCTATACCATTTGCAGGATCTAACCACTTTAGATTAGGGTTAGTCCATACTTCTTTAGGTAAATGATCAAACATTTCACATATTAACTCGACAGGTGTAAATACTTCACCATATAAATTCTTTTCTTCTTCTCTTACGGATAATCTTTTTCTAATTATTTCTAATACTTTTTCATCTTTAATAAAATCTTCTGCACATGGTTCTTTATTCTTTAATTGTTGAGCATCATTTTTTATACCACCCATTTCTTCTATACAATTAACATAGATATTAAAAAAATCGTCTTTTTCAAGAATAATATCAAAAATTTCTTTTAATGCAGATTTAAGTTCACTAAACCTTTTAGTTAATTCTTTTAGATCTATTTTAGGTGATTTCAGTATATTATATAAATGACAATTAATAATCTTATCATCATCAACATCATTTTCATCACATAATCTTACTATGTCTTCTGTATCTTGACTAAAAAAATCTAAAATTTCTTTTTTTAAATCTTCAGACTGTTTTTTATTTCCTCTTGTAAATGTTATATTGTAATTATCTTTAAAAATTGCAAATAACATAATACAATCATTTAAAAAATTACTAACTTCTTCATATTTTTCTTTTAATTCTTTTGGTACTTTTTTTAATTCAGGTTTTTCTAATTTTTCTATTTCATATTCATCTTTTGGTTCATTACCTTTTCTTTTAACTAATGTTTTCTTTTCTTTTTTACCTTTTACCACACTATAATTAATACCTAAATTATTTAGTAATTCGCTAAAAGGTATTATTAAATCAGATAATCTATCATCTTGTAATAATTCACTAACTTTTGATAAATCTATTTTTTGTGAATTAATTTTAAATAGTTCTGGATTATTTAATGAAAATTGTTCCATTAATTTATCATATAATTGTTGGTATTCACTACCTTGTGTGTTTGATATACCATCAAAATTAAATAATAATAAATTTTCTAATAATTTTTTCATTTTCTTTTCAATACCTAACTGTTGTTTATCATTACTTACATAGTTTGTATAATCATACATAAAAGATATTTGTCTGCTAGTTAATAGATCAATAAATATTCCTTTTTGTTTTCCTTCTCTTTCAGTTAATACTCTAAACATACTTTGATATATTGTATCAACTGATTTAATAGGATCCATATGTAATGCAATATCTACACACGGAAGACTAACACCTAAACGCAACATTTTACCTGTAAGAATTATTACACTTTTACCGTGTGCTTTTGCACACGCTTCCTGTTCTAATACACAACTTTTTACTCCCTTTTTACAATCAGATGAAGTAGGATTTGTTGAAATACATCCATATCTAGAAGTTTTATTAACATCTGCTTTATTCCATGTAATTGTTTGTCCTCCTTCACTTATAGGAATATTTATAAAATCTATTTTTTCATTATCAAAACCTACTGAATGTAATATAATAAAACAATAATTATCTTTAAAAAATTTATGTTTCATTAATCTTGAAACTAAATTTTGAGTTAAAATTCTAAATGGTGACACATCTATTTCTTTATCTTTATCTTTATCTTTATCTCTTAACATTGTTGGTAAAAACCATATTTCTGAATGAGGATTTCTAACATCATATTTTAATCTTCTTAATAATAATTTAGTATATATTTCTTCAAACAAATATTGTATAAATTTATCACAAGTATTTGTTTCTGATATTGTTTTTTTCGTTAATGGTTTAAATATTCCATTTATATTTATATCTTTATCAACAATTAAACTATTATATTGTTCAGGAATATCAGATATAATAGGTGTAGAAACAACTAATTCAGGATATATTTTATATTCAGAAGCAATATTGTCATAAGTTTTACCCTGTTTTAATTGATCATTGATTACTTTTTGAAATATATATGATTTAAAATCACCATCTTGTTCACCTTTTAATTTTTCTAAAAATTCATTATAAATTTCATATTTTTTTTCACCTGATTCTTCATCTGTTATAGATTTATTAATATCTTTCATTAATTGAATATCATCATATCTCCATTGTAATAATTTAGTATCTTCGTCACCTTTATTCATATATTTTAAATAAGGTTTAGCAAATGTTGCAGTAACCATAACAAAACCTTTATATTCATTATCAAATACTAAATTTTGTAACATATCACCTTGCATTGATTGTTCACCAGAACCTTGATGTATCTCATCAAAAAATATTAATTTATCTTTTTCTTCTTTTAATATTTTTAATATATGAGGTTCTAACTTATCTTTTTTGTTATCCATTCTTATTTTTTCTTGACTACATATAAATATATGTTTGGGTTTACCTTTATTATGTATTTCTTTATTTTGTAAATCATGTATAGAATATTCTCCAAAACTTGTTTCATAATCTTTGAACATTTTAATAAATTGGTCTTTCGTTTCAGTTATAGCTCCTAATATTAAAAATATATATTTTGATTTTATATAAGATACTAATCCACCTATCATATATGATTTACCTGAACGCGGGACAGCACCCCATACAAACTTTTTACTTTTTTTATTAATACATTCTTTTGTATAATTAATAAAATATTGTTGATGCAGTCGCGGTTGTAGAGTTTTTGTTAATTTTTTTATTTCAAGGGGTGATTTATTTTGTAAATAATATAATAATTTTTTATAATAAATGTCTAAATCATTCATATCAAGTATCTTATGAACACTTTTGCCTATTATTTTATCAGTACGATCCAATCTTTTTTGTAATATATCTTTATCATTTACAAGTAATATAATATTATATTGTTTAAATTTATTATTAGCTTCTACTATTATATCTTGTATATCATATTTTTGAACACCTTTTTCTTTTGAATAAAGTTTTGATGAAAATAAATATCTACTATATACTTCAATAGGTTCATTTTCACAATGTGGATAAGATATATCTTTATTATTACAATTAGTCTTATCAATTTGTTTATCAGAAGTACCTTTATCCATTTCAAAATATATATCAGCTATTCCACCACCACTACTTGAATTGACATTACCATTTAATACTTCTTCATTTGTTTGTGTTTCTTGTTTTTCCAAACTTTTATAAAATTGTCTATTTCTTTTATCAGATAAGTCATCTACTCTATTTAAATAAGATAATATCCATAATGCTTCAAAAACATGATTACGTGTCATTTTTACTCCTGAACTTCTATCTTGGGTAGTCAAAAATAAATTTAAAAATTCCCTAACATTTGATTTATTTTCTTTTAAAATTAATTCTTGTAATTCTCTTAATGACATATTATTTTTATATTTAGCTTTTTCGGATATACATTCATTTCTTTTTTTCTTTAAAGATTTTACTGTCTCATTATTATCTTTAATACTTTTTTCTAATTTTATTATATCACAATCATCTGATTTAGATTTAGTTTTAGATAAAGTTTTATCTTTCTTTTTTGATTTACTATCAATAACTCTATTTATATCATCTATATCTTTTTTTAATACAGTACAATCTTTACCGTCCATTTGATTTTGTATTAATTTATTTAATGGTCCATTTAAAGTTTCATCTGAATCTAAAGATAACATATAAAATATAAAATATAATATTTTTTTATAATAATTTAATATGCCAACTGAAATAATTTCTGGATTATGGTTTGGTGATATTGATTCATTAAAAAATCCTAATTTTTTTACTGATAATGATATTAATATTATTATTAATTTAACTGATTGTAATTATAAAATTGATAAAAAAGTGTCATATTTAAATATTCCATTATCATCATATAATATTTATTCTATGAAAAATGTTATAGATAAAATTTTAGAAAATATTCATAATAATATTGAATTAAATAATATTTATGTTTATTGTATTAATGGATTAACAATTTCACCATTAATATGTTCATTATATTTATTAAAATATGGTAAATTAAATAAATATGATATACCACCTATATTAAAATCTAAAAATGATCAAGTATTAATAAATATAGATGAATATGATAATTTAATTTAAATCATCCTATTGAGAATATGATAATTTAATACAACAAGTTAATTAACAATTAAAATAATATTTATATATATTATATAGAATGTCAGGTTCTGGTAATCAGATACAAATTTCTGCAAAAGGTAATATTGATGCTGTATTAACAGGTAATCCTTCAATTACATTTTTTAAAAGTGTTTATAGAAAGCACACTAATTTTTCTATGGAAGATATGGTTATAGGAACAATTCAAGCACCTTTAACCGGTGCAAAATACCCTGTTACAATCCCTGTAGGAACTGGTGATTTATTATCTGGAACTAGTTATATAATAAGAGGTAATAAAACATATTGTGGTAATGGTATTGCTAATATATCAACAGCAGTTGTTGATAATATATCATTTGTTATTAATTCAAGAGAAATTGATAAAACATATGGACATTATTTAGAAGTATACCATGAATTAAATCAAGATAATCCTAATTCAACTATTAGCAATTTAGGTAGAATTGAGGATTCATCATTATATCATTTAGCAAATAATGCTAATCTTGCTGCACTTGCAACACATAAATCTATGATAAATAATAATATATCGGATACAAGTTATTTTGATAATTCTGTATCAAAACCTACAAATATAATGGGATCCGGTGCATGTAGTTATCCTCCTACTCATTTTCAAAGATTATCAAAATGTGCTGGGACCTATTGTGCTCCTACATATTTACAAGAACAAGATTCTTTACAAGCGAATGGATCTGATGTATATAGTTCTAATTATAATTATGTATCAAGTTTAAATACTATACCCACTTCATCTGGTCATGTTTCTGGTATGAATAGAAGTGTATTTAATGCAAGTCTTATAAATTATACTTCAATAACACCGTCCAAAAATGCCTCTTTTACATATAATGTTACAAACGGTTTGAATCAATTTGTTAAAGGTGCTACTTATACAACAAAATACTCAGATCTTACAAATTTTACTGTAGACAGTGTAAGTGATAATGTTGTAACTATTATTGGTACAGGATTAGACACGAGTACCAAATTCAATGGTTCACTTATAGAATTTAGAAGAACAGATAGAGTATATTCAGCAGATTTGTTAAATGCATCACAGATAAGTGATTCTAAATATAAAGGCGATATATTGGGTGATTGTACTGTTCCATTAAATTTTTGGTATTGTAAAACAGCAGGTATGTCTGTACCATTATGTGCATTATCAAATAGTGTAGATGTTGAATTATATTTTCAATTTTCGGGTAAAAATGATGCTGATTGGTCTAATAATATTGATAGTATATCTGATAAATATTTAACATATGACCATAATATAAATAATTCAAATGATATAGTAAATTCTTATAAATTGAGTGATACAGACCTTAAACCAATTTGTGATACACAAAAAACTAAATTTAATTTTAATGTTGATGTTGCTGTAACTTATATTTATTTAGATAATATGGAAAGAAAAAGATTTTCTCAAAGTTCACATGAATATTTAATAGAACAACTACAAGTACATTATGAGAATGGACAAACAAATCCTGAAATAGATATATCATCATTTCAAAATCCTGTTAAAGAATTAATATGGTGTGGACAACCTTATCTCAAAAATAATATTAAAAATATTACAAACGATAATTCAGCAACATCTGACATGATTGATAAATTAAATACAGGTGAATTTGCCCATAAATCAGGTGTAAGGTGGGTTTATGGAAATGCTAGAGATAATTGTATATATGGTGGTGGTATTAATCAATCTAATCAAAGTAGAGGGTTTGGTAATGCTAGTTTTATTGGAACACTGGAACCAGAAACAGGAGCAAATAATCGTAAAGTAACAACTTTATCTAATGCAAAAACTAATTGGGATAATATAGGAAATGGACGTTTTGTTCAAGGATTATTAGGACCATCTACACCAGATTGCTTAGATTATGTAACATATAAAATTAAGTTTGATTCAACCGATAGGTGTCAAGCAAGACCTTTACAATATTTTACGAGAGAAAATGTTTATAAATATCATAAAGGAGGTTCTATTTCTGTTCCAGATAGTATAGCAGTTTTTTCATTTGCATTAAATCCTAATGATTCAGCACCATCGGGTACATGTAATTTTTCAAATATAAATGATATAAAAATTGAAAGAGGTACACCTGGTGCTGGTAGTACTTCTAATATAAAATATAAAAAGGTAATTGTATATGCTATTAATTATAATATATTAAGATTTGTAAATGGACAAGCAGGGTTATCATATTTCTAATATAGTTTACATAATTAAATTAAATTATATATAAATATATATGTCAAGTAGTTCAAGTATTGTTATTAAATCTAATGAAAATACACCTATATTTATAAATAATCCATCTATAACATACTTTAAAAGTGTTTATAGAAAACATACTAAATTTGCTATTGTTTATAATAAATTTAATGTATCTGATGGTGCTATATTTAGTGAAACTAATAATGAATTAACGATACCTTTGAGATTTAATGGTGATTTAATATCAAAAATATATTTAAATGTTGATATTGATGAAACAACTAATTTACCCAATAATACTTACAAAAGTGATTTTCCATTATTATCGTTAGATAAAATTAAATTTAATTTACAGGGAAAAAATCTAATAATTGATGAATTAAATTCTGAATCTATTAATTTTCAAGGTATGTTAGAAAATCCAACATCAATGAATCCTATTTATAGCATAAATGGGAGTGGCGAAATTTCGTGTATTAATGGTAATAATTATCAAAATATGTCATTATGTGGAGGTGTAGGAGGGACAACTTTATCACAAATAAAAAAAATGAGTGCTAAAATTCCATTACCTTTTGCTTTTTGTAGATCAATTGGTAATTCTTTTCCTTTGTGTTGTTTAAATATGTCTAATATATTACCAGAATTAATAATAACTAAGTCATCAACTTTTAAATTTAATGATAGTGATGATGATATAAACATTCAAATATATAAATCATTAAAATATTCTGCTGAAGTTAAATATATTTTATTATCTGATCAAGAAAAATTAAGATTTAAAAATAATAAACAAGAATATCTTTATGAAAAAATCCATTTATATAATAATGATAATCCTGTAATAACTAATAATCAATTACCTAATAATGAATTATCAATTCATAATACATTATCAAATCATCCTATAAAAACTATATTTATAGTTAATAGTAATCCAAATTTTTCAGATATTAATTATAATGTATTTATTAATGGTAATGGGTATTATTCTGATAATTTAAATAATAGTTTTCTATCTAAGATTCCTGTATTAGAATATTTTAAAGGATCTATATACAAAGAAAATAAAATTCATAATAATATTTGTATTATTAATTTTAGTCTGAGTCAAAAATATGGTCCATCTGGATGTATTAATACAAGTTCAAATGAAGTTAAAATTAAAATTGACGATGATGATAAATCATTTAATTTAAAAATATATATAGTTTATTATTACATGTTATATATTAATAATGGTGAAATAAGTTACTTGTTTGATTAATACTTTTTTTATATGATTATATATATATATATGACTATTGGTTCAATTTCTTTAATTTCTGTTCCTGGAGAATTTGAAAATAGATATTTTTTAAATAATCCAGATATAACATTTTTTAAATCAGTTTATAGAAAACATACAAATTTTAGTAAATATTTAAAAGTCGATAAAAGAGATGATAATAATATATTTACTGATTCAAGTGAAAGTTCTTTACAATTTAAAATAAATTCAGGTGGAGATGATTTATTAAGTAAAATATATTTAGAAAATGTGTTAACTATTGAAAAACAGTCTGACGTAGATTTACACATTTGTTCTAATTTAGGTTCAAATATAATATCATCAGATTTAAATAATTCTTTACGTTTTGATATAGGTTCAAATAGAGGTGTATTCCGTAGTAATAGTATTTTACAAGAAATTATGGGAGAATTAAATAACCAAATGATATTAACACACAATGGTACTAATACTATATCACCTTGTTTAGAATTAAGTGCTAGTAATATTAGTTGTAAAAATGGTAATCATTATCAAAATACAACACTATCTGGTGGTATAAGAGGGATTACTTTATCAGATGCTGATACATATACATTCGATACTTTTTATATAATACCTGAATTTTCTTTTATGAAAGATTATGGATTAGCAATACCATTAGTATCACTAAATAATGAAGATATGTTTTTTAATGTTAATTATAATTCAAAAGATAAATTATTTAAGGGTTTGCAATCAAATGATACAGTTTCAATAAAAGTCAATTTAATTAAAGAATTAATTCAATTAGATATAGAAGAGAAAACAAGATTTTTAACTAATAATTTAACATATATAACAGAATCTGTTAGAGATACTAATCAAATTACAAATACAGGTGTATCATTAACTGGTATATTTACATTGTGTAAATATTTAATTATAACGGGTTACACTGATCCAGGTATATTTGAAAGTTCTAATAATGCATCTGAAGTGTCTGAAAGTACACCTCAAGAATTAAAATTTAAAGATTTAAATATATTAATTGATGGTAGTAGATTATATGATAATAATGTTAATAAAGGAGTATTTACAAAAATAAATATAAATGAATATTTTGAGGGGTGTGGTAGAGATTTAAGTACTGATGATAATAGAGGTCAACTTGATAGTATAGGATTTATACCATTTTGTATAGAACCACACAATAAAACGCAACCAAGCGGTTGTATTTCAAATCTCCATAGTGGAATTAAAAGAATAAATATAGATTTAACTAAAGAAGATGTAAATACTAATTTAAATCTTAAAATATTTGCATTTAATTATAACATTTTATATATAAATAATGGTAGAGCACAAATTAAAACAAATTAAATATATTTGTGAACTAATTTATTTACAAAGAAAAATATAACAGTTGCTACAAATGTTTTTAATAATATAAATATATTATTATTTTCAATTGATAATGCTCCACATATTAAATTGTTTATTTGTGTTAAATTTAATAACATAAATATAACAAAAAATATTATTGATGATTTAAATTCATCTAATAATGAAATATTTTCGCATATATTGATCTCTTCACTTTTATCTAATTTTTGCTCTTTTTGTTGTCTTTCTATTTCCATTTGTTTTTGCATCATCATCATATGTTGTTGCTGTGCCATTTGGCGTTGCTTTTGCATTTCTTGTTGTGCGAGTTGCTGCTGTTGCATTCTTTGTTGTTCCATAATTTGCTGTTGCTGTTTCTGTTCCATTTCTACCTTTGTACTATCTTTTTCTGAATTAATTTCATTTAATATTGAATTAACTATATCATCATCTTCTGACATATTTGAATTTTGTCCATTTCTCATTAGTTCTTCTATAGATGTTCCACTACGATCCATTTTATAAATTAATTATTCATTTAAAATAAATTATTTAAACTAATTATATTAAACTTACTATAACTAAATCATTATCAAACTTGTCATATAAAAAACATGCCATAATCATCCCAATTATTATTGATATAAAATACCTTAAATATTCTTTCATATATAATTATATTACATTTTTATTATTATATTTTCTTCTATATTTCTATCTGTAATATATTTATAAAATATTGTTAGTGCCAAAGCAATTAATAATATTTTTGTATTTATAATATTATTTAAGTCTAATTTCATTTATATATAATAGATATATAAAATAATGGCAGATATGGACAATATTCTTGATCTCTTTGATATAGATAATAATGAAGATTCTAGTATTCCTAAAAATGAACATTATTATATTTCTGAGGTCCTAAAACTCATAAAAGAAACAAATGATTTTCCCTTATTTATTTATTCAATGTTAAAAACATTATTACAAAAAAAAGATTTATTAACCGATGCACAAATTAAAGAAATATCTAAAATATTAAATATTAAACCAGTTGTTAAAGAAATTGTTAAATATAAAGAAAAAATAGTTTATAAAGAACGAAAACCTAAAGTATATGAAGATGATTATTAATCAAATAAACATTCTTGTTTATAAACAGGCACAGGTTTTACTATACCTTTTTTAGATTTATAATTTCTTTTTTTATATTCTTCTTTCTCATCATTATCATTTAAATATATTTCATATCCTTTTTTCTTATATAAACTTATTCTTTTTGTAGATTGTTTATTGAAACATTCTATATTTTCATCAATAACATCACATATTAATTTATGAATATCACCGAATTTTCTAAATATCCTACCAATACTCTGTTCCACTGAAGATATGGGTGATGCTAAAATTACTGTATCTAAACTGGGTATATCGGCACCTTCTGAAAAGAACGAATATGTTCCCAAAATTACTCTTAGACCTGCATTATGTTCTAATATTTCTGGATGTATACCACCTATATATAATCCTGCTTGTTCTGATTCATAATGTTCATTTATAGTCTCCATCATATTTATTAAATGTTCTCTTCTTTCACTTAAAATTAATATTGTTCTACCTTCATCATAATATTTATATAAATAATTTAAAATCATATCTGTTCTAGGTTTATATTCACATATTTGATTAACCATTTTAGGACGACATATAGTTCCATTAAATATTGTTTGCAATTTACAATATTTAGGGTCTTTATTATTGTAATATATTAATCTCGTTTCTACTCTGTGTTCATTTTTATCTTCAGGTGATTCATACACAACATCTCCTATATACCATTTAAATACAAATTGTGTGTTATCTTGACGTTTGATAGTTGCAGATAATCCTAAAATATATTTAGGTGATATTTTACGCATCGCTTTTGAAAATACCTCGGCAGACAAATGATGTGCTTCGTCAAATACAGCAAATCCAAATTGTTCGAATAAATCTTCATCATATTCTTTCATAGATACTGATTGTAACATTGCTAAAACAATATCTTTATCTTCTATATCAATAGTTTTTCCTTGGATGTAACCTATTTTAGCATCTGGTATAAATTGAGATATTCTTTCTGACCACTGATCCATCAAGAAACTTTTATGAACAACTACAATAGTTTTCTTTTTTAATTGACATGCTATATTTAATGCTAATACTGTTTTACCACCACCACATTTTAATGAAATCATACCAGCACCTCTATTAAATGCTGTTTCTAAATAAGCATCTCTAATAGGTTTTTGTATTTCTCTTAGATCTCCATTAAAATTTATATTAACATCTAAACCTTCAGGTAATTTATCTTTCTTTGGTGGACCAAAATTATCATAACCATAGTATCTCGGTAAATAAAATGCTTTTGGTGATTCAACTAATATATTAAATTTTTTATCTTTATTTTGCTGATTTTTAATTGGATCATATACATATGGAACAATCATCATATCTTTTTTTATTTTTGATATTTGTTCATTTGATAATTCTTTTTTAATAACTTTGTAACCATAAGTACTAATAGATGTATTCATATTTAGTAATATATTTGTTTAATATTTAAATATCAAATTTAATAATTACCTTCATTTTCTTTAATACCTAATCTTGTTAAAAATGTGTTTAATTTATTATCTAAATCTTGATTAATATATGATATCAAAGCAAATTCTAATAGAAAAGTATCTTCTAAATTCAGTGAATCATAACCTTTATATTTTTTAAATTTATGTATATAAAATGGTATGTGTTTTATTATATTCTGTAATATATATGCAAATATAGTTATTAAAACAATTTCTTTACATAAATGGTAAAACACTGTTAATGTTGAGATTTTTTTTATATCTTTTTTGTTCATATCACCATATGTAATTGTTATTTTATTTATTAAATCTGATATTAAAATCCCTCCAAAAAAGAAATATAAACCAACTAATGATGTATCAACCACTTTAAATAAAACTTCTGAATACATTATTATATATATATATATATTTAAAAATAATTTATTATAATATTTTATAAAACATGACAAAGACAAAATCACACATTTTAAATATATATCTAAAGCATCATCAAGATAGTAATGAAAAATATGGCAAAGCAATTGTATTGATGCAAGTTGGTTCATTTTCAGAGATTTATAATAAAGAAATAGATTCTCCTGGAGGACCTAATTTAAAAGAGATTTCAGATTTAACCAATTGTTCTATTGCTATGAAAGGTAAAAATACAGATAATGCTCATTATATGATTGGGTGGCCTAAATTAGCAGATTCAAAATACATTCCTTTATTTATAAAAGATGGATTCCATGTTATTTTAATAGAACAATCAAGCGATGGATCGTCTACACATATTAAAAGAGAAATTTCTGCTATTGTATCTGCAGGAACTGCTATGGAATATAATAATAATATTAATAATTATTTAATGAGTATTTATATTGAAAATTATGATAATAATGGTAAAACGTTTCACGGTGCAGGAGTTTCTATTATTGATATTTCAACCGGTAAAAATTATATTACACATATATTAGATTCTATATCTAATCGAGATTATGAAGCAGCAATAATTCATTATATTAATATTTATTCACCAAGTGAAATAATAATTCATCATAATGATAAAAACTGTTTTAATAAACTTGATTATATTAGAATGTTTAATATATCACACAATAATGTAATTGTTAATTTCTTTAAAGATATTAAAAAATTTACTAAAATTGATTTTCAAAATAAATTCTTAAATGAAATATTTAATTTTAAAAATATGTTAGAACCTATTCAAAATATTCATTGTGAAACTAAACCTGAAACAGTTTTATCATATATTTTATTATTAGAATATGCACACGAACATCGTAAAAATGTTAAAATGAATATTGAATTACCCGAAGAATTAGAAAATATTACTTATCTAAATTTAACTAATAATTCTATCAGACAAATTAATGTTATTTCTAATTCTAATAATTATAAAGGTTCAAATGATTCATTAATTACTGTAATTAATAAATGCAAAACTCCTATGGGTAAAAGATTATTACGTGAAAGAATTTTAAAACCATTTATCAATCCAGATGATATTAATAAATCTTATGAATATATTGAATTATTTATGAAAAATGATTTTTATAATAATATTAGAAATGTTCTGCAAAAGGTTTCAGATATTGAAAAATCTATTAGAAAAATGGGTTTAAATGAATATTATTCACATGAATTATTATCCGATAATATTTCATTTAATTTTATAAAAAATACAATTGATTTATTAAATTCTGATTCAGACATCCATAATAAAATTCAAGAATATTCTGAAGATATTCAAACATTTTTAAATTTTGATAATGAAATTAATAATCATTTTGAATGGGATAACTTTAATACAATCAATAATAATAATATTGTTGAAAGAAGTTTATTTAAAAAAGGAATTTATAAAGAAATTGATGAAGTTGATGATGAAATTTTTAAAAATATAAAGAAACTTGATTTAATCTGTGCAAGATTTTCTAAATTCATTGATCAGAATTCAAATAATAATTCTTTACCTATTAAAATCGAATATTCTGATAAAGATAATTGGTACATTTATACCACTAAAACCAGAGGTTTAAAACTAAAAGAAAGATTTAATAATCTTGGTGATACTAATATTATTGTTAAAGACGAACATAATAATATAATTTGTACAATAAATCCTAATTCTGTTGAATTTAAAAAACATAATAAAAATGAAATGAAAATCGAATTAGATGAAATTACTGTTATATCACATAAAATTGTTCAACACAATAAAAAATTATCATATTTAAACAATAAATATTGGACAGAATATATTGAATATATTTTTAAAAAATACAATAAAACTTTAAAAAATATTTGTAAATTAATTTCTGAAATAGATTTTTATTCAAATGCTGCGTTTATTTCTCATAAAAATAGATATCATAAACCTAAAATTATTGATAATCCAAAATCATTTTTAGATATTAAAGAAATTAGACATCCTATTATTGAACAAATTAATGATGGTCATGAATATATTACTAATGATATTCAATTTGGTTTAGAACATGATGGTGTTTTATTATTTGGTACTAATTCTTGTGGAAAATCTTCTTTAATGAAAGCAATCGGGTTAAATTTAGTAATGGCACAAGCGGGTATGTTCACTGCAGCATTACAATTTAATTATTATCCATATAAAAAATTATACACAAGAATTTTAAATACTGATAATATATTCTCAGGACATTCAAGTTTCATAGTTGAAATGAATGAATTAAGAGAAATAATTTATTCTGCAGATGAAAACTCATTAGTATTAGCAGATGAACTTGCTATTGGTACTGAAACCACAAGTGCTTTATCAATTGTAGCATCATCTTTAAAAATATTATGTGATAGAAAAACTTCATTTATATGCACATCTCATTTACATCAATTAAATCAATTATCTTTAATTAAAGATATTGATAATTTAAAAACATATCATTTAAAAATCTCTAATGAAGGTGAAACTATTATTTATGATAGAACTTTAACTGAAGGTCCCGGACCTGCTGTATATGGTTTAAATGTATGTTCTGCATTAAATATGGGTCAAGAATTTATATCATTGGCAAGACAAATTCAAATGGAAATTAATGGTGAAAATAATAATATAATTTCTGATAAAAAATCTACTTATAATAAATCTATTAGTATGGGTAAATGTTCTATGCCTATGTGTTGTAATAATGCTCAAGAAACACACCACATTAATGAACAAGCAGATGCAGATACAGATGGAAATTTTAATCACTTCCACAAAAATAAAAAACATAATCTTATACCTCTATGCAAAGATTGTCATGCACAGATTACTTATGGTAATTTACATATCAAAGGTTGGAAAGAAACATCCGAAGGTGATGTATTAGATTATGAATTTATAAAAGATAAACAACAACAAAAAAAATCTAATAAAAAATTTTCAGATAAAGATATTAAATATGTTAAAGAATATTATAATAAATATGATGGATTATTAAGTAAACAAAAAATATTAGATAAATTATTATCTGATAAAAATATTAAAATGGGTGTTCAAACTTATAACAAAATCATTAAAGATGAGTATTAAATAAATCCATATTTATCATCATAATTTCTAATTTTTAATTCATCTAATATTTCATTTGCACCTGATAATAAATACATATATACATATACACATACTATATTACTTACATATTGATCTATTATTCTATCATTTTTATATTTTTTATTTAAATAATTACTTAATTTTGGTATATATTTTCTTATTTTATATACAAAATAAAATACTAATGTAATTATCAGTAAATTTAATATTAATTCATACAATAAATACACTGTTGATAAATTTTTATAATAACTTTCTTTTTTTGATTTAAATATATATTTATCTAGTATCTTTGTTAATATGAATATTATGATAGTGAATGTTATTGTATGTTGAATTATATCTATTATTTTTAATAATAACATATTATTAATTATATAATAATTAATATTATATTTCTAATAAAATTGGACAATGATCTGAACCATATATACTATTATCTATTATACAATCTTTTATCATATCTATATATTTTTTATTTATTAAGAAATAATCTATACGCCATCCATTACCTTTTTCTCTTCCTTTTGATCTCATATCCCACCATGTATATTCTTTTTTATCAGGATATTTATATCTATAACAATCTATATAATTATCTAAATATTTATTAAACATCTCTATTTCTTCTTTAAATATTCCTGGTGATTTGTGTTTATTATATGTTGAATGATTCCATATATCTATTTCATTATTTGCTACATTAAAATCACCTGTAACTATCAATGGTTTATGAATATATTCATCTATTAATTTTTTAATATTTATATCCCATTCATTTATTCTATATTCAAAATTTGATCCAGAATTAGGTACATACATATTTATTAGACTAAAATCATTAAATTCTATTAATTGAAATCGTCCTTCATTATTTGTGAAATCGTTATAACTATTATATACATTAATAGGTTTTGTTTTACACCATACAGATGTCCCTGAATATCCTTTACCTCTTCTACCTTCTCCTTTAGATTCATTCCAATATTTATATGGATACATTTCTACATTTATCTTTTCACCCGTATCCAATCCACATTTAGTTTCTTGAAAACATATAATATCAGGATCATGTTTATCAATTAATTGTTTTAAATTGCATTCATGTAATTCAGTTAACTTACCTGAAAATTTTCCTTCGCAAACAATATTTGATCGAATACCATTAATATTCCATGAAACAATTTTCATTTTTGAATAAGTTTTTAAAAAAAATATTAATAATAATTTCAAATTTAACAATTTAACTTATCATTTCTTTATATATATCTTTACCTTCAACTGGAATAAACTCATCAAGAATGTATTCATCTATAGTTCTACCATTGAGATCAAGTGGATTATAATCTAATAATCTTGGACGAACTATATGTACATTTGCTTTTACTAGTTCTTCTAAGGTTGATTCTCTAGCATAACCAAGATATGGATCTATAATACCACATACACCATAACATCTACGACCATTCCATTCATAACCATTATCACAAGCACAATTTGAACAAGGTAGTATTACAACACCATTCTCAACTATACCATAACCCTTACAATTTTGGCACATATCAGAAATTAATTCTGCTGGAGGTTCTATTGTTTGAAATTTAAAAAAAATATTAATAATAATTCAAATTTAATTTAAGACTCGTATGGATATTCGCAAATACATTTTGATGTTTTACCTACACAACATCCTGGACGAAAATTATACATTTTATAATATTCATTTTTAAATGGATTTTCATATGGAGTATCCCATAATTCAGATGGAACACTCATATTCTTTTTAAATTCTTCTAAAATCTTTGGATTAGTTTTAATAACCGGTCTATGATCATATTTAACAACTTTTTCTTCTTTGACAGGATTTTTATTGTTATTTTTAATATTTGATTTAGGTTTAAGTTTAAAAGAGCGTCCCATATTATTTATTATTAAAAAATAATAAATTTTAAAATCAAATTTATGGATTTACTTTTTTATTTGTTCGTTTTTTATTATATTTTCCAAGTAATAACATTAAATAAAATCCTACAACAATAGAACTCCCAACGATTACTTCACTAACAATCATTTATATATAAAAATGACATTTTTTACATACTTTAAAACGCTCTCCATATGGACCACTTTCTCGTTCATAAATAAATTCGTGTTTGCATTCATTTGTAATTTTTGTATTTAATATATCTAATTCTTTTTCAACTTTATTTAATAAATCTTTATAAATATATTTTATATCAACTAATTTATTTCTTTTTTCAATATTTGACAAAGATTTATCTTTTATAAATTCTAAATCCATTATGATATTTATATTATTAAAATTCAAATTTTTATAATATATAATATATATGGATGATTTACTCTTATTTATAATAATATTATGTATATTCTTTTCAATTATGATATTTTTTAATAAAGATATGTTTGATAAAGATGTGATTAGAGTTAAATCTAAAGTGGATAATCAAGTATATTTAGTTAGAAAATTACCTAATTCTCAACAAGCAGCAGATTTACTTGCTAATTATAAAAAAGATATTATAAAATTATCTCAAAAAATGAAAGATAAGTATATTGATAATGCAGATAAAAGTAAAAAAGATTATGAATATAGAAAAAATGGTGTAGAAAGGTTATTAACTAAATTTAAAGTAAATAATTTATCTGAATCAGATCCATATCATAAATATAAATCATATATGATTAATAAAGGTGAAGAATTATATTTATGTTTAAGACATAATAAAGAAAAAAACTATGAATTTAATGATAGAAATTTAGTTATATTTACAATTTGTCATGAACTTGCACATGTATGTAATATTACTTTACAACATCCGCCTGAATTTTGGGATTGGATGAAAGTCTTATTAGAAACAGCAGAAGAAATCGGTTTATACCAACCTGTTGATTATTCTAAATATCCAAAAGAATATTGTGGTATGACTATAAACAGTACACCATATATATTCAATTAAATTTGAATTTTTAAGTTTTTATTTTTAAAAACTAAATTCATAAAATGTTTGTATATGATCCAATTCACGGTGAAATTGAAATCTCTGAATATTCTAAAAAAATTATTGACACACCTGAATTTCAACGTCTAAGGAATATTAAGCAAGGTGGTGCTGTTTATTCTGTATGGATTGGTTCAAGTCATCATAGATTTGAGCATTCTATCGGTGTTATGCACTTGGCACGTAAACTTATGAATTTAATTAATGAAAAAGGTGATTATATTAATGAACGACAATATAAATTAATAGAAGTTGCTGCGCTTATTCACGACTTAGGTCACGGTGTATCGTCGCACCTCTTTGATGATTGGTTATCTGAAAATGGCATTTATTCAGAGCATGAGGAAAGGTCTATTGAAATATTCGAAATGATGAATGATAAATATAATTTAGAATATAATGAATATGATATTATATTTATTGGTAATATAATTAATCCTAATTATGATATATTAGATTTATCTACTAAATTTCTCTATCAGATTGTCTCTTCTGAAAATGGGATAGATGTAGATCGTATGGACTATATTTTAAGAGATTGTAAATATTCTGGTATGAAATATTCATTTGAATTAGATACTATTTTAAAAAATACATTTATCAGCGAATCAGGTGATATCGTATATTCTGAAAAAGCAAGATGTACCATAGATTCGTTCTTTTCTTCAAGATATTCATTATATAAACAATTATGTAATCATCCAACTGTTCTTGCTATTGAATATCATATTAAAGAAATATTAAATGTAATTGACCCTATATTTAATATTTCTAAATCGGTAGTTAATGGTGATTGGGATACATTTTGTAAATTTACAGATGATATTTTCTCAACTATTGATTTTATAGATGATTCTAAATTAATTTTAGCAAAAGAATTACTAAATAATATTAAAACTCGTAATATATTAAAATTTGTTGGTGGTATTATCACAGATAAAAATACAGATATAATATCTGAGAATAAAGATGTAGTTATTATTAAAAAGAAAATATCATATCATAGTTATTCTTTACCTAAATATATATCTAATAATAAAAATAAAACATTAACACAATCATTAAAATTCCCAGATGAATATATTATTAAAATTATGTGCAAAGATACTAATAATAAATATGCATTATCACTATTAGATAAATTAGAATAAATAATTATCTTTAGTTCTTATAATATTTTTTTTAAATTTGAAAATAAATTTGATTTAAATTAAAGATATTTTTATTAGATAGTAATAATGAAAGAATTTCAAATACTTGATTTAATATCAGATGATTTGTATATTAATGATGAATTAGTATATGTAATTACTATTTATGGAAAAACAAGAGAAAATGAAAATGTTGTATGCAATATAAATGATTTTAAACCATCATTTTATTTAAAATTTCCTTATCATTGGGAAAATAATTGGATTAAAAATACATTCTTTAGAGAAAGGTATTTAGATATCAGAAATTATTTAACATATTCATGTCTTAATAATGATATTAAATATTTTGATGAATATAATGAATTATATGGATATCATATTGATGATAACAATAATGAAATTAAAAATAAATTCATGGAACTTGAATTTAATAATTATGAAGATATGAAAAAAGTTATTAAAATTATTAAAAATTTCTGTAAGCAAACATTTAGTATCTCTGAAGATTTAAGTGAAGTTGGTATAAATTCAAAGGATTTTATTGACTTATCATCTAATGAATATAGAGGTGACAGCAATTTATATGAAAGTAATATAAATCCTTTATTAAAATTTATTCATTCAAAGAATATAAAAACTTGTGGATGGGTTAAAATTAATAATGAAAAATTACTAGAAAATGATAAAAAAATGTTTAATGTTGAACTTGAATATGATTATTTAAGTAAAGATAATATTGAATATTTAGAATGTTCTGAAATAAATAAGTATGTTATTGCATCTTTTGATATAGAATGTGATAGTTTACACGGAGATTTTCCTAACCCTATCAAAGACTTTAAAAAACTTGCTATTGATATAACTGATTATTATACAATTGATCCATCATATGTATCAGATTTTGAAACATTTATAAAAAATTGTATTGATTATTCAAAAGATAAAAATAATTCATATATTCATTATTTAGAATTAGAAAATGGACCTATATCTGAAAAAAGTATTGATAATTTAAATATTAAAGAGATTGAAAAATTATTAAAAAATTCTGTAGAAAATTCTAAATCGCGTGATTTATGTGTTAATGGATTAAATAATATATTTAAAACTTTAAAAAATAAAAAAGGTGAATTTATAAAAGTATCAGGTGATCCAGTTATACAGATTGGGACAGTATTTCATAAATATGGTGAGAAAGAACCATATGATAGAACTATTGTTGTAATGGGTCCTAAAGAAGGTATGAATCGTAAAGAAATATGTGAAGATTTACATAAAATAAAAATTTTACATTGTTCAAATGAAAGAGATTTATTATTAAAATGGAAAGATTTAATATTAAAACATAATCCTGATTATATTACAGGATATAATATATTTGGATTTGACTTTGATTTTATAATTAAAAGAGTATCTAAATTATTTCCATGTGAAAGGTGTAAATTTAATAAATTTACAAATAGTGTAACTCATCATCATAGTTGTCAATCACATTCATTTTACAGATTGGGTAGATTAATGAAAAAGAGGGAATATGATTATTTTAAAGATGAATATTATATAAAATTAGAAGAAAAAGAAGATGAAATAAATGATTGTAAAAAAGTTCAAGGTGATTATTTTGAACATAAGAATAAAAAATGTCAACATATCACTAAATATTTAGGTGGAAATAATAACAGAGAAGATGACAGTGATTTTGCACAAAATACTCTTAAATATATCAATATGGATGGTAGAATTATCTTTGATGTTCAAAATGAAGTAAAAAAGTGTGTGGCATTAGATTCATACAAATTAGATAATGTTTCTGCTCATTTTATGAGAGGAACTATTTATAAAAGAATTATATTTCCAAAAAGATTAAATCAAACTTATATTTTAATGGATTTACATACTAATAATATAAAAAATTTAAAATCTGGAGATTATATTACAATATGTATTACAACTAAATATGGTGAAATAAAATATAATAATGGCGAAAAATTTATGATAAATAAAGTAATATCAAAAGATGCAGGAGATTACATTCAAATTAGAACAAATAAACGAATAAGATATGTTAATAAATATGGTAGTAATTATGTGAAAGCAGAATGGTGTTTAGCAAAAGATGATATATCACCTCAAGAATTATTTGATGCTCATAAAAATCTTGATCCTATTGAAGGACCTAAAGGTCGTGCTAAAATAGCAAAATATTGTATTATGGATTGTGAATTATGTATTCATTTACTATTACAACAAGATTTTATACCAAATAATATGAGTATGAGTAGTGTATGTTATGTTCCACAACCTTATATATTCTTAAGAGGTCAAGGTATTAAAGTTCAATCATTAGTAACTAAATATGCAAATGAAATTATATTTAAACGTGATAAAGAAAATAATATATTAAAAGATACAAATGGTAATGATATAATAGAAAGTCCTGAAATTAGAGTTCCATCTCTTAAACAATTTAATGAAGAAACTGATGATAATTCTGGTTTTGAGGGTGCTATAGTTCTTGAACCTAAAACAGGTATTTATTTAGATGAACCAATAGCAGTTCTTGATTATGCTTCACTATATCCAACTTCAATACGTGAAAAAAATTTATCTCATGATACATATTTTGGTGAATATTCTGAAATAAAAGATAAATTAGATAAATTAGGTTGGGAAGAATATAAAGATTATAACCGAATTAAATATAAAGATTTTGTTTATGAAACAAAACCAGGAACATCTGTAGTTGAAAAGAAAGAAGTGTTCAATGAAGATGGAACACAAAAAGAAATTGATTGTGTATTTATTACAGAAAAAGGTAAAAGCAAAAAGAAAGGTATTATAAATATTGTAGTTAGTGCCTTATTAGAACAAAGATCATATACTAAGAAATTACTTAAAAAAGAAAAAGATGAAAACAAAAAGAAAGTTTTAGATGGTTTTCAATTAGCATATAAATTAACAGCAAATTCTGTGTATGGTCAACTCGGTGCTAAAACATCAAGTATATCTTTTAAGAAAATTGCTGCGTGTACTACTGCTATTGGAAGAGAAAGAATTTATGATGCTAAGAGATTAGTTAATAATTGGGCAAATCAATCTATGAAAGAAATTATTGATAATTCTAAATTACCTAAATTATATGAAAATATTACTAAAATATCAACAGATGTTGTTTATGGTGATACAGATTCTATATTTGTAAAATATATTATAGAAAAAGATGATGGTGTTATTGTAAAAGGTAAAGATGCTCTACCTATATGTATTCAGTGTGGTAAAGATTCAGGTGATTATATTACAAAACAACTACATGAAGAAGATAAATATCCTCAAGATTTAGAGTATGAAAAAACATTTTATCCATTTATCTTAATATCTAAAAAGAGATATACTGGTGAAAAATATGAGTTTACATCTGATGAAACACCTAAAAGAACATCGATGGGTTTAGTTACTAAAAGAAGAGATAATGCTCCAATTGTTAAATATGTATTTGGAAATCTTATCAACAAATTAATGTATGATAAAAATATAGATACTACATTAACATGGCTTAGAAATATACTAAAAAGAATCGTAGATGGTAAAGAAGATATCAGTCAATTTATTCTATCTAAAACTCTAAATAGTTATTATAAAAAACCTGAATCTATTGCTCATAAAGTATTAGCAGATAGAATTGGTAAACGTGACCCTGGAAATAAACCTAAAGCAAACGAAAGAATACCTTATGCATATATAGAAATTCCTATTGAAGCAACTCGTGAATTTGTTAGATATAAACAAATACCTAAAATAATTCCATTAGGTGAATATTACAAAAATGGTAAAGAAAAAACTAAGAAAATAATGGTAAATGATTTAACTCAACCAATTTTTCGTAAAAAACCTGTTCTTCAAGGTGATCGTATAGAACATCCTGATTATATTCAACAAAGTAATGGTAAAATTAAATTAGATTATAAATTTTACATATCAAATCAAATAATGAATCCTGTTAGACAGGTATTAGATATTTTAATAAATCCACAAGAATCTAAAGAATTATTTAATTATTTCTTAAAATAAATCAATTGCTTATTAAAATAAATTATTTTTTATCTTTTAATAATTTTAATTCTTCTTTTCTAAAAATAAAATCATATGCGATTATTATAAATGGACAAAACCATAAATAAAATCTATAAACTAAATAAAAATTAAAAAAATATCGCATATAAAAATACATATTATATATATTTGTTATAAGATATAACATATATAATGTAAAATAAAATATTGTATAATATATAACATATGATAGGTGGTGCTATTAAAAAATTTCAAAAAGTTGATGCCATAACTCAAACATTAATTCTGTTAATAGGATTCATTTTGGTATTATTTATTAAAATGTATTTAGTAAAAATGTCATATAATATTATTGCTCCTAAAATATTAAAAGATGAAAATGCCTATAAATTAACAATGACAGATGCATTCTTTTTAGTAATTATTTTAATGAGATAAATTTATTTATTCTCTGTATATTTTTTTTGATATTTATCAGATATTATTTCAGATATAGATAATATAAAAGTTAAAATACTGGAAGATACAGACAATATTGTTACTGTATTATTATTATCAGGATCATTATCATTATTATTTATTATTATTGTTAATATTGATATGGGTATAGCACCAAATATACTATATATAAAATTGCTATATAATACTCTATCACTATATTTAAATTCATCTTCTTCTTTTACAGATCTAATTTTCATAAAATTGTTATATGTTAGTGAAATATATGATGTATATGATACAATAAATAATGATAAATATATAATTAATTCTATTAAACCATGTTCTTTAACTGTTTCATCATTTATTCCACCTATTTCATACAAAAATGCATAATTTGTTGATAAATCTATTAATTGAATAATATGTGTAATAAATTCGCTTGTTTTGAAAAAATTTAAATATAATGAATATTGATTTGAAAATACATTATTTAATAATAAAAAGAAATATATTCCCCATAATATATAACCTTCTGTTGTAAATTCTAATACAAATACCAATGTGCAATATATACTTGTAATAGCACTATACCATTGCAACGATCCATGAGGTAAATTCAAAAAACTTATTTTTCTGTATATTAGTTGATAATCATTTTCTTTTAAATATTCGACCCGTTCAAACTGTTCTTGTCTTCTACGTTTTCTTTCTTCATTTTCAGAAGAAATAGCAACTGCTTTAAATGCATTCCCTAACATACCATAATATCCTCCAAATATATCACCTGTCATCGCAAGATCTTGATTTTTTTTATATTCTTTATCTATTAATTTAATTTTTTCTTTCGCAATTTCATCATCTATTGCATTTAATACTTCGGTAAACGGTTTTTCTAAACTTGACAAAAAATCTGTTATTGCTATATTAATAAAACAGGGTATAATTGGTGAAGAACATATATCTATTATACAAAATACTTTGCATGTATGTAATATAGTATCATCTACGTTATCTAATGACATATCAACCATTTCAGGATGATATAAAAATACACATATTACAATATTATAAAAATATGACAAATACCATGAAATTTTTGTATACCATTTTCTCCAATTAGGGTAAATTATATCATCACTATTCATTATATATTATAATATATAATATATTATATATGAAATTAATAAAATATTTATTATATTTAGATAGTATATTAAAAATAATTTCACAAAATGCTTGTGGTGATTGTATTAAAAATTTAAAAATGGGTTTAACTGATAATTGTGATAGTGATTGTTCAAATGAAGTTACACATACTTCAGATTGTTTAGATTATACTAGATGTTTATATGATTATAATTTACATAAAATTGAAAATATTTGTGTCTGTCAAAAAACAAGTTGTATTTATGAATATGTTTGTCCTAATGTTGAAGTATTACAATTTGATAACAAATTAGATGGTTATACAACTTTTGAAATTTCATTGGAAGTAAAAAATATTAATAGTAATATTTATGCTATTTATGGTGATAATGAAGATCATATGATAATTCCTGAAGCATATCAAACAAGTAATAATATTGGTTCAAATATAGGTGGGATAAATCAATTATTATTGAATTATTTTCCTAATTCTGAATTTGATTCTTGGTTAACTATTGGTGTTACTGATGGAAATAGTTTAGGGACTGTCAATACTATTGGTATAGACTTTTCAAATTGGACATTAGATAATGGATTAAATATAAATGATGGTGCTATATTTTTAAATGATCCATTTACTCAAATATCACATAAAAAATACATAATAGCACATTTAACTTTAAGAAATAATAAACAACATATTATGAAAGTAAATGTTAATGGACATATTGATATAAATAATGTTAATACTGAATCATTTAGAGAAAAAAATATTATATTTGATATACCATATATTTATAATACACCTATTTAATTTATTTTTATAATAATATAATAATATATTATATATGAATGGTTTAGATATAGTATTATTTAATGTTGTTTCTTATTTAGGAGGAATTTTATCAGGTATTTATATACATTATAAAATGACAAAATCTAAAAAAGAAAAAAAAGAAGATAATATTGATAAAAATGTTAGAGAAACAGATGTTACTGAAAAATATAATTCACCTGTTTTGACGGCAACACCTGTGCAATCTATACCAGTTCCATCAGCACCTCCACCACCTATAAATCCAAGTTTAACTAAAAGAATAACAATTACAACTGAATAATTTAAAAACAACTAAAACATCTTTTATTATTTAAACCGTTTTCTTTTCCATAAGTTTCAATCCATTCTTGGATTGTGTAATTATCTGACATTGATAAATTACATCTTGCACAAATAGGTTTTATATTACTTATATCTAATGTACCACCTTTACTTTCAGGTTGATCGTGACCAACATGATAATCAAATGGATTTATAATATTTTCACACCAATCTACATAACATTTGTGTTCAAATACTTTACCAAATGATGCTATCCAACATTGTTCTCTAACTGCTTTTGGTATATTTTGTTTTCTATATGGTTTTTTAGAACATTTATTTTTTATTAATGAATTTCTTTTTTTAGGCATTTATATTTTATATAAAATTATTTTTATATAATCAAATTTTTAATAATAGTTTCTGATTTTTTAAATAATAGTTTCTAGTTTTAGAGGTTTTTCTGGTCTCTTAGATTTTTTAAAAATTAAATATACATAAATACCTGATACAATTATTAATACACTTAAAAAAATATAAGCACTGATATTCAACATTTATTATTTTTATAAAAATATTTTTAAATGTATTAAATATATTTTTTCTTTAATATATTATAATGTCATTGAGAAAATATGAATTAGGTACCAAACAATCAGAATTTTATAAAAGAATGTATAAAAATCAAGATTTAGATTTTGTATTAAAAATGAAAGAGAAATATTCAAAATTAGATAATATTAAAATGACTATGAATAAAGCATTGTCATTACTTGATTCGTTTGTAGATCCTTCTGATCCAGATGTAGACGAACCTAATTCTATCCATGCTTATCAGACGGCAGAGAGAATCAGAAGAAAGTATCCAAGTGATAAAGAATATCAAATAATAGGTTTAATACACGATTTAGGAAAAGTTTTATTCACATTTGAGGAACCTGATTATGCTGTTGTAGGAGATACATTTGTTGTCGGAGCACAATTACCACCAAGCATGGTATATTATGATCATACTAAAAACCATATTGACAGAAATAACCATATATACGGTATTTATGATGAAAATTGTGGTATAGATAATTTACATTTGTCATATGGACACGATGAATATTTATATCAAGTTTTAAAACAAAACTCTGATAAACATTTTATATCAGAAGAATATTGGAATGTAATAAGATATCATTCATTCTATCCTTGGCACACTAAATATGAATACATTTATTTTATGAATGATTCGGATTACGAAAAAATGAAATTAGTTCAAGACTTTAATCAATTTGACTTGTATTCAAAAGAAGATACTGATTTAGTAATAACTGATGAAATTAAAAAATATTACAATGAATTATTAAATGAATTTTTTAGAGGTGAATTACAATGGTGATACATCTTTTAATAATTTTAATTCTTCTTCATTTAAATCTTTTATAATAATTTTTTCTACTCCTGATTTTCCAATAACAACTGGAACACCTATAAATTTATTATTAATACCATACTCACCATTTAATAAAGTGGAACAATTTAATATATTTTTTGAATCATTTGCGATAGACTCTACTAACAAAGTTACTGATGCGGCAGGTGAGTAATATGCAGATGTATTCATTAAATTTGTTAAAATAGCGCCACCATTCTTTGTATCATTTACAATTTTATTTAATATATCTTTTGAAATAATATCTTTTATTAATTTACCACCAACTTTTGCATGATTTATTAAAGGTATCATTTTTTTATCTGTATGTAATCCAATTACATCTGCTTCAATATCCATTGTTTTTTCTTCAAGATTTTCATATATATAATATTTAAAACGCGATGTATCTAATATATTTCCTAATCCTATTAATTTATTTTTAGGTATATTCCAATATGAATTATAATTAATCATATCTAATATTTTATCAACAGGATTTGTAACAATTATATATATACTATCTGGTGATGTTTTTATTAATTTATCAATAACAGATTTTACAATGTTATAATTTGTTTTAAATAGATCTTCTCTTGACATACCTGGTTTTCTTGGTATACCACAAGTTATAATTACAATATCACTATCTTTTGTTTTAGAATAATCATCATCAGAAATACTTTGAATATTTGTTTTAAAATTATTAATAAATTTACTCTGCATTAAGTCAATAACTTTTCCTTTGACTGTATCATTTATATCAACTAATATAATTTCATCAGCAATATTTTTTAAACAGATATTATGACAAACATTTACACCGACAAGTCCAGCACCAATAATTGTTATTTTCATTATTAATATTTTTTTTAAAATTATTTTTAAATATAAAAAAAAATATTATAATTATTAATTATTTATTAAATTTATTCAATAACAATTTTGTGAGTATTACAAGTATTTTCAATAGCATTTTTAAACTTATTTGCTAAAGGGTCGTAAACTTCATGTGTTTTATATTTGCTTAAACATTCTCTAACTCTTGAACAAACATCACAATTACAATTATTCATTTTAATTTTTCTCCAACTTTTATATTTTAAATCTTCATCAAATTTATTACTTTCTTCTAATAGTTCTTCTTCATCTTCTGTATCATAATCTGAATCGTCACTTATATCACCATTCATTATATCATTTGCTTTGTTAAGTGAAGCATACATTTCTTCATTTGACATAGGGTTCATTAATCTATATACAAGACCAGATATTACATTATCACCATCTAAAACATTTGTATCACCATGTTTTGATATTATAGATGCTATATTCATTGCTGAATCCATTTGAGCAATGAAGCATTTAAGAATATTCATTTGAACATTTTCCATTCGTTGTTCCATATTGGACGAATTTTTAGTTGTTTGAATTTCTTCAAAATAAATTTCAAATTTTTTCAAAATGCATTTATAGGATAAATTGGATCTAATTCTATTCTATATAATGTATTGAATTCTTGGCACAATGCTAATTGATGACAACATGGAAAAAAATGAATCCAATAATCACATTTTTTGTTGTGTAATATATTGTATTTTTTACTTATTTTTTTTCTGTAGTGACCATAAAATATACCATTAATTGTTAGATTTATAGATATATTTATAATACTTATTATAATTAAAAACTCATACAAATTATACAGTGTATTCGTTAAATTTTTATCCCATTCACATTTTTCTACTATAGGTTCTTTTAAACAATCACATATTATAGTACCATTTGTTGAACAATTATTATCATATATTTGTGTGTAATTATAATTTTTACATTCATTATATTGAGAACAATTATTTATTAAACCATCAAATTCTTTTTCATATAATGTATTAAATTCTTTAAAAAAACATATACTTGAAAATAATAAATTAATTATAAATTGCATAGACCATATTTTATAACAACCGGTAAAACAGTCACCATATCCTGCTAATTCATATATTCTCCCAAATAAACATTGTGGAAATAAACAACCCATTGAAAATGAACATAAATTGTTAAAACATCCAAATAAATTATTAAATCTATTTATATTTGTTTCATTAAATCTTTTATAATTGTTCATTTATAAGTTAATAAATATATTTATTTTTATATATATATTTTATAATTTAATGGAGTATATACAAGAATATAAAAAATATATTTTATTAATTTTATTATTAGTAATAGGTATATTTATTTATTTAGGATATACTTATTATATGAAAAATGTTAATATAAAAAATATTAATGATAATTTAGATAAAAATGTGAATAATTTAAAAAATAATGATAAAAATCTAAAAGTAGAATTTAATGATGATTTTATACGAACAGATGGATTTATTGGCGCAAAAAAAGGGTATGTTTTTAAAAATGATAAAAATGGTTTAGGGTATTATAAAGAAAAATAATAAGTAAATATCGTTAAAATAATTTAAAAATAAATATATAATTATGAGTATGAATTTAGGACAAGAGATTCCTCCAAATGAATTACAATATTTTAAAGAAAAAGTTAAACATTGGTTAGCAATAGATAAACAAGTATCTGATTTAGAGAATCAGATTAAAGATATTAAAAAAGTAAAAAAAGAACTTATGCCTGAAATTACAAAATTTATGGTTCAATATAATATATCTGATTTAAATACAGATTCTGGTAAATTAAGGTGTTCTGAAAGAAAAACTAAATCAAGTTTTAATAAAAATTATATTAGAATTGAATTAGAAAAAGCATTAGGAGAAAATTCAGATAAAATAGACTCTTGTATGGAAAATATTTTAAATAATAGAGAAATTAAAATTACATATGTTTTAAAAAAATTAAAAAATAATAATTAATATGCTTGATTACATTCACCATAAGTGAATAATTCCTTTTTAATACAAGGTTTTATATATTTATCTTTAATATCTTTTACACAACTATACATCTTTTTTTCTTCATCATATTTTTTATCATTTGATATACAATTATAATATTTTCCATTCTCGAACATATAATAATCTTCACAAACACCACCCATTGATTTATCATAATCACTACATTTTATCTGAAATCCCGCATGTTTTGAATTACATATATTATTTTTGGGAATACAAGGTACTTCATTATATAATGTATTACCTGTATATTCACCTACACCTTTTTTCACTAAAGAACAATTGTAATATAAACCATTTTTTTGAATATGTATATCATTTAATGTATTACCAGGTATTTTTGAATATTCTTCGCAGTTATTAATGTTATCAATAGTAAATTCGTTACATAGTTCTAATTGTTCTTCTTGTAAATGACAAGAATTTTTACAATTATTTTGAAATATATTATTTTCATCATTTGGAACAAAGCAGTTACCATACTTATCTGTTATTTTTTTTACTAATGATCCTGATATATTATTATCATATATATTATTAACCAATGAACATACATTTAATTTAGAATTTTTATCATTATCTTCTTCATCATCATCATCATCATTAATTGTGTTATTATTTTTTATTTTGATATTAAAATAACTCATTAAACTGTTCATTTGATTATCATCTAATATATTTTCTTCTTTATTTACATCTTTATTATTATTATTTATATTATTCGTTAATTCTTTATTTATATCATCAGGCAAAGATAAATCTTTATCATTATCACTACATTTACTATTGTATTTTTCCATAAAATCTTTAATATTAAATCCTAAATATTCTGATAAATTTATTTTATTTAGTATTGTATCATAATCTGTCATAAGATTATTATAATTATATTCACCATATTCAGTTTTTTCTTCCTCAGTTTGTGTGTTATTATTATAGTTATTTTGTCCTTCTATTATATATGAATCTTCTAATAATATTATAATAAATAATATAATTGATAATAAATATAATATTAACATATATATTAATATTATAAATTATTTTATTAAATTATATATAATGGATGAGATTTTTACATATAAAAATCTAATATGGGTTATAATAATATTATTATTTGTATTATTATTAGTTGATTATTTTACTAATAGAAATAAATTTAATATAAATAAAATTTACGAATATCCTAATATGTTATCAGATGAACAAATAAATGAAATTATTAAAATTGCAGAACCAATGGTAAAACCTTCTCCTGTTATAGGTCCAGGTGGTAAAAATGTGCAAATGAATAATGTTAGAACTAGTCATCAAGTATTTTTACCAGAAAAATATCCTGTAGTCCAAGATATATACAATAAATTATCTAATATCATTGGTATAGATAAAGATCATTTTGAACAATTACAAGTTGTTAGATATCAACCTGGACAATTATACAAAGAACATTGGGATGCTTGTTGGGAAGAAGATAAATGTCAAGATTTTTTAAAGAGAGGTGGTAATAGATATGCTACATTTTTATTATATTTAAATGATGATTTTGAAGATGGTGAAACATATTTTCCATTAAGAAACAAAAAGATTAAACCTGAAAAAGGTAAAGCAGCATTATTTTTTAATTTAGATGAAAATAATATAGATAAATTAGAAAATTCTAAACATGCTGGATTGCCTCCAAAAAATGGTATAAAATGGATGTGTAATGTTTGGGTGAGATTAAATAAAATACCTGAAAAATATAAATGATTTTGCGATATTTTTTTTATATGTTAATATATAAAAATGTCTTCATTAAAAAAAACTGCTTCGAAAGTTAGTAAATCTGTCACGAAAGCAAATCGTTCAATCAGCAAATCTATAGATAAAAGATTAGATGGTCCATTTGATAAATATAATTTATTTGAACATATCGGATTAACTGATCATTGTTGGGAAGAAGATGGTGTTAAAGTTAGAGGTCCAGGTATTACTTGTTGGGTAATTATATTTCTAATTATCGTAACTACTCTTCTTAACTTTTTGGCATATAATGAATACAAAAAAATTGGATTAACAAGAAATCAAATATTATTCAGATATTTAATGTTAACTATTCATGCATTCTTATTATCTACATTTGTATATTCTATGTGCAAGAGATGTCGTGGATTAGAAAGTATTCTTATACTTATCCTTGTTGGTATTATTCAAAGTGTATTAACTCTGGCACCATTTTTCAATAGAATTATGGGTGAAATTCGTAAATTAGAAGGTGATAGTGTTATCAGATCTGCTGGTAGAAAATAATTAATTAATATATTTTTTAAATATTTCTTTAAAATCAATTTTTTCTTTTTTACTCATGTATTTAATTAATTCTAAATTTTGCATTTTTATGTATAAATTTATATTAATATTATTTTCTTTAAATTTTTGTTTTAAATATTCTTCAAGTAACATTTTTATGAATAACTTATTATAAAATTCAAATTTATTTAAATATATTAATTTATTATATTTATATGAATAATTTACCATATGAAATATATGAAAAAATATTATTAAATGTTAAAAATAATATTTATCATAATCTAAATTCGTTATCAAAATTTTATAGATTAAGAATTGTAAATAAATCTTTTAAAAAATTTATAGATAATATTGATGATCTATTATATTTTAAAGTGAGTAATGTTGATAATATTTTTAATAGATTATCAAGATTAGGTGTTATTAATAATTTTAAATGGTTATTCAATAATAATTTATATTTATCTATTAATAATATTAATAATTTAATAGTTCATTACAGATATGATGTTATTAAATTATTATTAGAATATAAAAATTTAAAAGATATATTATTTAATAGATTTAATTTATTTTCTGTTAATGATAGATTAGATATAATTTCATTAACAAAATCTGATAATCCATTAATAACATGTGCTATGGTTTTTAATAAAAAAAATAGTAATATAAATATTATTAAAATATTATTAGATGAAGATATTAAAAATAATCCATATATTCATCAAATTGGTTCTTTATTTTTAACAGCAATCAAATATAATAATTTAGTTTTAATAAAATATATAGTAACATATTACCATTTAAATGTATTACATTTAATGTATAGATTAGTTAATTATATGATGTGTTCTAATGATAACGAAGATTTATTTTTTTATTTAGTTCAAAATGATAAAATTAGAATATCTGATATTTTTTTAACTAATTGTGTTAAAAAAAATTACAATGATTTATTCATTTTTTCTTATGAAAAAATAGATTTTAATGGATATAAATATAAAAATTATTTACCACATATTTATAAAAATAATAATATAGAATTATTTAAATATTTTTTAAAAAATATTCCAAATATTAATTATCAATTTATAATTTATGATATGATAAAATATGAAAATATGTTTAATTTTATTAGTTTATTATTAAATAAATATTTTGATGAAATACCTAAAGAATCATTATTTATAAAATTATGTATAAAAAATAATATTGAACATACAATAATTAAACATTTAGTAGATAATGATTATAAATTAACCGAAGATGATTTAAATTATTGTATTAAAGAAAAAATATCTAAAAAATAAACAATACTTAAAAAAATATTTACATATTAATATGAACAATATGAAAGTCCAAAAAAGAAGTGGTGAATTAGAAGATGTATCTTTTGATAAAATCTTAAATAGAATTAAATTATTATGTGTTGGTGAAGAATTTGAATATAAATTAAATATAGACCCAACAGTTATTGCTCAAAAAGTATGTTCACAAATGTATGATGGTGTAAAAACAAGTGAACTTGATAAATTATCTTCTGAAATTTCAATTGCTTTATATACAACACATCCAGATTATGCTATTCTTGCAAGTCGTATATGTATTTCTAATCATCAAAAAAGTTGTCCAAATACATTTTCTGAATGTGTTGATATTTTATACAATAATGGTGAAAAATCTATTATTAATAAATATATTTATGATTTAGTTCAAAACAATAAAGAATTAATCGATTCAAAAATAGATCCACACAGAGATTATTTAATTGATTTTTTTGGATTCAAAACATTAGAAAAAAGTTATTTATTAAAACAAAATCATATTATTAGAGAAACTCCGCAATATTTATTTATGAGAGTTGCATTATGTATTCATAGAAATAATATTGATAAAGCATTTGAAACATATAATATGATTTCAAATAAATATTTTATTCATGCAACCCCTACATTATTTAATGCAGGAACTAATCACGAACAATTAGCATCGTGTTTTCTATTAGCAATGAAAGAAGATTCTATTTCAGGTATATTTGATACACTAAAAGATTGCGCATTAATTTCAAAACATGCTGGTGGTATTGGATTACATACACATAATATTCGTGCAGCAGGATCATCTATTCTTGGGACTAACGGAATTTCTAATGGTTTAGTACCTATGCTCAGAGTATTTAATGATACAGCAAGATATGTAGATCAAGGTGGTGGAAAGAGAAATGGTTCGATCGCTATTTATTTAGAACCTTGGCACGCAGATATTATGGAGTTTTTAGAGTTAAAGAAAAATCACGGTAATGAATTAGAGAAAGCAAGAGATTTATTTTATGCTCTGTGGATTCCTGATTTATTTATGAAAAGGGTTCAAGAAAATGGTAATTGGACTTTAATGTGTCCAAATGAATGTCCTGGATTATCTGATTGTTATGGTGAAGAATTTGAACAATTATATATTAAATATGAAAAACAAGGTAGAGGTAAAACTATTGAAGCACAAAAAGTATGGCATTCTATTTACATTTCACAAATTGAAGTTGGTATGCCATATATTCTATTTAAAGATTCTTGTAATCGTAAATCTAATCAAAAAAATTTAGGTGTTATTAAATCGTCTAATTTATGCACAGAAATTATTGAATATTCTGATAAAGACGAAACTGCTGTGTGTAATTTAGCATCTATTTCATTACCTAAATTCATAGTTAATAAAGATTTTTCTAAAGATAAAATTAAAGTTTATTCTAAACCTAAGTGTAATCAATGTGATTATATCAAAAATATTATGAAAGAAAGAAATATCCAGTTTGAAGAGATTGTTTTAGAAAAACAACTTGATAGACAAAAACTGTATATGAAAATTGATAATGAAGAAGATATTGCTGTTAATATTATGCCACAGATATATATAAATGATGAATATCTTGGAGGATTTTTAGAATTATATGATTATATTAAACCTAAATATGATTTTGATGAATTAGAAAATGTTGCAGGAATATTAACACAGAATCTAAATAATATTATTGATAATAATTATTATCCAATTGAATCTACAAAAAAATCTAATTTTAGACACAGACCCATTGGTATTGGTGTCCAAGGATTACCAAATGTATTTTACGAAATGGGTATATCATTCGATTCAAAAGAAGCAAAAGAATTAAATGAAAAAATATTTGAACATATTTATTATGGTTCTATGAAAAAATCTATGGAAATTTCTAAAGAAAGATCTACACAAATGGAATTACTTAAATCTTATATGGGTGATACCGATGGATTAAGATTACCTGATGATTATTATACATTAAAAGATAAATTAAATCCTACTAAAGAAGAATTAGATAGATTATTTAAATCTGATAAGTATTATGGTGCTTATTCAACATTTGAAGGATCGCCAGCAAGCAAAGGATTATTACAATTTGATCTATGGGATTCTAAACCGTCAGATGAAATGTCTAACAAATGGAATGAATTAAAATTAGATATAATGGAATATGGTTTAAGAAATAGTTTATGTTTAGCACCTATGCCTACTGCATCAACTTCACAAATTCTTGGTAATTATGAATGTTTTGAACCTGTTATGTCAAATATTTATTCAAGAAGAGTATTAGCAGGTGAATATACTGTTATTAATAATAATTTAATTTATGATTTAATGTATTATGGCATATGGAATGAAGATTTAAAAAATAAAATTATTACACACGATGGTTCTGTTCAAAATATTTCAGAAATTCCACAATTTATTAAAGATAGATATAAAACTGCGTGGGAAATAAAACAAAAAAATATTATAGATATGTCTGTTGATAGAGGTAAATATATTTGTCAATCACAATCATTAAATTTATTTATTGAAGCACCCACATTTAAAACTATTTCATCTATGCACTTTTATTCTTGGAAAAAGGGTTTAAAAACAGGTATGTATTATTTAAGATCAAGACCAAGTTCTAAAGCAATTCAATTTACAGTAGCACCGGAAGTATGTGAATCATGTTCAGGATAATTTTTATATAATTCTTTAATTTTCTTTTCTCTATTATTCATATCATCTCTATATTTAATTAATGATCTAACCATTGATAAATTATTATCATTCATTGCTTTATGAATCATCTGTTCATATGATCCATTATAAGGACAATACATTACTTCTTCAGGTATTTGGACTTCTAGAGATTCATATATTTGTGAATAAGTCATATGAGAACACATATACGAGATTGATTCTGCTTGAGGTTCCATTGTTTGTTATTTTAATTAAACTTAAATTTTATCTCAAATTTATTATTTAATATTAATATTCATTTAATCGGTGTGTTAAATAATTACTTATTTTATCATATCCACACCTTTGTAGTTTTTTACAGTGATATTCTATTAAATCTTCTTCATATATTGTTACTATTTCACGGATATTTATATATTCTAAGAATAAATTTTGCCAAGATGGGAAACGATATGTAAATGTGAATACTTCATTTATATCTTTTTTATATGGATTACTATATTTATATTTATCATATAATTCTATATGAAAATCTCTTGCTATACCTTCTTGTGATAATCTAATTTGTTCACATAACATCTGAGATACATTATAATCTAGATATTTTAGTGGTGAAATCTCCATTTATGATAAATATTTTATTTTATTTTTATTAAAAAATAAATCAAATTTAAAATATTTCATTCTGAGAATAAATTTGAAATGTTCATTCTTAAAATTTAAATTACAAAATTGTGTTCAATTCACTCTAAAAAGCATATCTAAACCTTTTATATAAAGATGTCTGTTCAAGAAAATGCTGCGAAGAGGATTCAAAATGAATGGAAGCAGTATATGGATTCTAAAGATTCTTGTGCTATTTGTATGAATATTATAGGCAAAGAATGTGCTACTACAAAATGTGGTCACAAATTTTGCACAGAATGTTTGCTTAAAGCAGTACAAAGAAACGGTTCTTGTCCTTTGTGTCGTCATGAATTAATTAATGTTCAACCTACACCAGATCATATTGAAGAACAAATTCAAAATTCTTATTGGGATGGATGGGATGCTGGTAGAGAAGAAGCAGAAGAAGAAATTCGTGATCAGTTACGTGAAGAAATTGATATTTCGAGTCAACAAGCATACGATGAAGGTATTGTTTATGGTAAACAAATCGCACAAGAAGATTTTAGTAAAATGTTAGAAGAATCTAATAAAGAAATAGAAATGTATAAAAGTCTGTATATGTCAACATTTAAAGATTTTAAAAAAATATCTACTGAAAATGTTCATAAAAATTTTAGTATATTAAAAGAACCAATATTCATTAATAAAAAATAAATAAAATTTAAAAAAGAAAAAAAATATATATTTTTTTTTATGAATGATAAATATAAAATTATTGATGAAAGATTAAATGAAGATTTTAAATTAAAAACATTCTCAGGTTTTCAAAAAAAAGATGTTCAAAGTGCATTATTTAAAGCAATAGATCAAGGTAAGATAGAAAATGCTTTATATTGGTGTGCGGAATGTATTTTATCAGGATATACTATGAAAATATGGGATAAATTATTGAATTATTCATTTAAAATTATTCATATAAATAACCCAAGATTACCTATTTTTTTATATAAAAAAAATAATATATTATTTAATCAAATCAAAAGATTGAATATAAAAAATAATGATTGTTTGATTGTAAGAAATAGTCAAATGGTAAGAAATCTATTCGCAGATATTATTGTAACAATTATTACATCTGAAAAGAAACAAAAGTTTGATAAATTAATTAAAATAAAACCTGGAGATTTTGATATTAAAAATAAATTACAAGCAAATACAAATATTCTACCTACACATATTTTAAGATTTGATGATCCGGAAGAATTTAAAATTATTATGAATGAAATATTTTATCATTTAAAAAATAAATTATTCGGATATGATAAATGTATTTATTGGATTTTATGGTTGATAGAATGGGAAAAGAAACATAAAAAAAATAAAGAAAATTGGTCTATACCTCCGCGAAATGTCAGTGTAAAAAAAGATAAAGATAAATGTGATTTTATATGGATAATATGGGAAATAATATTCGAAGAATTAAAATACCGAGAAGAAAAAATAATAAACACAATTATAAAAGTTTTATATTCATTATTTATTCATGAATATAGTTCAGGAAAAAGAACTGAAAGAATATTTATTGTATTTAATGCAATAGGACATTTAACAAATAAAATAGATTATAATAAAAAAATAAGATTAAATGAGTGTTTATATATACAAACACAATCAAATATAAATAAAATATATGAAATGATGAAACCACACGAAAAGAATAATTTACCTAAAAAACCTGAAAAACAAACAAATAAATCTAAAAAAAAGATGTCAGAGAAAGACTTAGAAAAAGAAAAAATGCAAGACAAACTGAATATATTTAATGAATTATATAATTTTTTATAATATATATTATATGGTAAAAAATAAAAAAGTTAAAACTATTAAAAAAACTAAAATATCTAAATTAAATATAATTTTTGATATAGATGATACATTAATTCATTCATATTTTAATAAAAATAATGATAGAAATTTTTCAAAAGGAATATATAATAATACTGAATATGAATTATTAAAAACAACATCTGGTATTCCATTTATTTATTTTATAAGAAAATATTCTTTATTTTTATTAAATTATTGTTTCAAGCATTTTAATGTCGGAATATGGTCTAATGGTAGTCATAAATATGTTATACCATTATTAAAAAATTTATTAACAAAATCACAATATAATAAACTAAATATTATAATAACATCTACTAATCTAAATGATAAATATACTGAATATAAAAATTATAAAAACAATAAAAAATTTAAGATTGATGTATTTAATAAAACCCGTCCAAAACCATTAGAATATTTATATGAAAATTATAAAGATTTTAATAATAAAAATACATTATTAATTGATGATGGATCATATAATATTTCTGTAAATCCTTTAAATAGTATATATTTACCAATGTACTGTTTAAATAATGATGATAATTACTTATTTAACATTTATCAATGGTTAAGTAAACATGGTAAAAAAAAAGATATTAGAAAAATACCTAAAAATATATTTGATTATGGTAATAGTATTAATACAAACTGTTTTATAGATAATAAATATTATTTATCAAAAGATAAATTAAAAATAGGAGATTTTGTTGAATATAATAACAAAAATAAATATATTACTGGTTACATTACTAATATAAATAAAAATAAATATGATATAATAGAATTTAATGAAATAAAATTAAATGATTCAGATTTCAATAATTATAAAAATATAGATAAATCTTTAATTAAAAAGATCATAATATAAATATTACATTTTTAAATTTGAAATTTGATTTTGATAATCAAATAATTATAAATCAAATAATTATAAATCAAAACTTTAAATAAGAATAATTTATCAATAAGTTAATTCGTTTAATTGAATATTTAATAATGAGTAAAGTTAAAAATGTTGAACAACGTAACACTATTCGAATTGCTATTCTAGGTAAAGTAAGTTGTGGAAAATCTACATTATTAAATGGCATCTTTGTAAAACAATATGCTGATATGAAAATGAAAAGAACTACTATGTTACCATTTGTATATCAAGAAACAAATGATAAAATTATTAATAATAAAGATACTAAACAATTATATGAACAAAATGTAGAATTAAATAAAAATATTTATAATAATGAAATAGAGTTAACAAATGATAATTGTAATGAAGTTATCAATTTTGTACCTTGTATAGAAAATTTTATAGAATTGCCTGATAATATATTCTTAGATTTATATGATATTCCTGGATTAGATGATGCTAAAACAGCTAATATATATTTTAAATGGGTTAAAGATAACTTTTATAAGTTTGATATTGTAATTCATGTTGTTGATATTATGTCAGCATTAAATACTGAGGGTGAAATGAAAATATTAGATTTAATTACAGATTGCATTAAATATGAAAAAGATAATAATGATCGTAAAATTCCTTTATTTACATTAATTAATAAATGTGATGATATGATTTTCAATCCTGATAATAATGAGTTTGAATTAGAATCTGAATTAGATGAAATGTATAAACAAATTATTAAAACAACAGAAGATAATTTAAAATCTAAAAATATGAAAATTCATTGCAAATATTCACCATTTTCTGCTATTGATACATTTATTTACAGAATGTTAGCAAATAATCCTAATGTTGAATTAGATATGAAACTACTTAATAAATTTGGTCAAAATGAATTAGGTAGAAGTAAATGGAATAGATCTACTGATAAATTTAAAAAAGATTTTATCAAAAAACACTTTTCTGAATGTGATGTAAACGAAACATTAGAAATTACTGGTTATCAAAATTTTAAAACTCAAATTAATAATTACCTTAATAAATATAATCAATATACTATTATAATTAATAGATTAAAATATGAATTAAAACAAGAAACAATTTTATCTAAAAATATTACAAAAAATATAAATGATTTAAAAGAATTAATAAAATTATACAATAACTATTCAATTAGAATTAATATTATTGATAAAACATTTAATTTAAAAAATAAAGAAAATAATAAATCATTAATATTAAATATTATTGTTAGACATATTGAAAATTGGATTCTTAATATATCAGATATATCAAATGAATCTGAAGAATCTATTCAAAGATTAGAAGAATATAAAAAATTATTTAGTGTATTAAATAATGATATAATTAAAGATTGTTTAAATTCTAAAATTGAATTATCTGATGAAACTATTAATAAAAATACTGAAAAATGGTTAAAAACTACTGGTATGGAAAATAAATCTAAAATAAATTCTATAACAACATTAAGATCTTTATTTAATAATATAAAATTAGGTTATTCAAAATTACAAAATAATTACTATTTAAATAAATTAAATGTATTAGATACATATAATAATTTTCCAGAAAATATATTTAATAATTTAAATAAATTACAAGATAATAATTATGATAATATAGAAATAACTATTCAAAATATAAATGAATTTATTATTTATAATTTAAAATCTATTAGTTTTAGTTCTATATATGATAATAATAATATATACAGAGGTTATATATCAAATAATAGAAATAATAACATTATTATTAAATATTGTGAATCATTAATAGAAAAATTTGATTATCCAAAATATAAATTAATAGAATTTCTACATATTTATATGTTAAATAGATATAATATAATATTAAATTCTCGACAAGATGAAATATTTAATTTAAAACATAAAACAGATGAATATTATATATTTCATGCATATCCATATTTATTAGACGCATGGTTATCTGAATTATCTTCTACTAAATCCATTTCTAAAGATTGGAAAAATCTTTACATAATTAATAAAAGTTATTGTAATCATTATTTAAATCCATTTCTATATTATAATAAACAAGATATATTAGCATTACCATTATATTTAAAAGAATTAGAAAATATAAATGAAAATGAATCTGATGATAATGATTTTGAAGATGTCAAATGTGTTAATAGATATTCAATTTTAGAACAAGATAATTCAGAATATGAATAAAAATTAAACTTTAAAACTCAATCCTAATAATACATAAGATATTATAGCAAATACAAATGATAACATCCATATTTTTTTCATATATCTATAAATATCTGTCCATGCTTGGACTTGTTCAGGTTTATCTAAATGATATAACATATATGTTGATTTAGGAAATATTTTATAAAATATCATTTTAGTCAAAAATACAATTACTATAAATATACATATACTTCTTTCAGATTTTTTATTATAAAATAAATATAATAAACCCAAAAATATTCCTAATAACATTCCGCCAAAATATAATAAAAATCTTTCTCTAATAATTTTTTCATATATTTGTTTTTGTTTATTATCAAGTGTATTCATAAATGTTAAAAATAGGTTTTTATCTTTTAAAAACATCATAAAAACACTTGATAATAGTATAACTACTGCAACTGAACATATTGTAATATTCATTTATATTAATTATATAAAAAAAAATTTATTAATATTATTATTATTATTTAAACTATTTAAAGATATTTATTTGTTACATACTCAATTTTTGTTTTAAGTAAATCTCTTTGTCTTTTACCATCTCTATTTGAAATTGTTACACCTGATTTATAATCTAAAGTATAAGTTGTTCCATCTTCTTCTAAATGTTCATATATATCCATCATATACATAACACAATCAATTATATCTGTTTCAGATATTTTATTTAATATATCATAATTTCCTACTAAATATTCTGTAACTATTTCTTTTACATTATTTATTTTACCCATTTCTTTAATCTTTTTAATGCGTTTGTTTGACATTATACTTGTAGATCTTTTTTGTTCTTTATCGTTAACTTTGTTACTATTATTAAACGTGTTATTTTCTATTAAATCGAGTTGATCTTCTTTATTGTCTAAATACATACCACTATTGCAAGACATTCTTGGAATATCTTCAGATGAATTTGGTAAATTATATTTAGGACATACATTATTTTCTCTTGGTTCAAAATATTTTTTCTCAATAATTTTATCTGAAAATCTAACAGATTTTTTTATAGGTTTAATTTCAACACATTTATCTTCAATTTCTAAGCAATCAACTAATACAGGGCAAGTTTCTATATCTTTGATAAATTCATCAAATGTTGAGTAACCCAATAGATTGAAAGTATCACACATCCTTAAATGAAGAATGTTTTTTGTATGAATATTTTGAAAAAAATATTTCAAATTTTTTTTGTCTTTTTTGTTTTTTTTATTAATATTATTCTAATTATCATCATCAGAATCATCATCAGAATCAGCATGGATATTAAATAGTTTAGCATCATCATCTTCATCGTCTTCATTATCTGAGTCAGTATCTTCAACTGGAGTATCTTGAATTACCACTTCAGGTTCTTCAACAGATGGTTCTTCAACTGGTGTATCTTTAGTTTCTACTTCAGGTTCACTAACAGATGTATCTTCATCCAGTTCAACTGAATTATCTATATTCTTAGATTCTTCTTTTTGAACATGTTCTTTCTTAGGAGTTTCTTTTTTCTTAGGTGTTTCTTTTTTCTTAGATTTTTCTTTTTTAACAATTGGACTATATTCTGTGCTGGAATATTCTGGAATCTTAAGAAGACCCCGCTTGTAATCATAAGTTATATCACTACGTTCACCACCAAGGTCCAAGAACTCTTGAAATGTTGTAGATTTCTTATACTTTTCAAATCTATCAGCATTCTTACCACTTTTAGAACCAGTGAATTCTATAATTGCTTCAGGATTTTTCTTTAAGAATGCAAGAGGACTCTCATCATTCTTTTTCTTAGCAATATTCCGCTTTACAGGTGCTTTCTTAGGAACAGATTTTTTCTTAGGTTCCAAGATAGTGTTAGCAAATGCTTCTGCCGCACTTGCTGTAACTTTATCATTCATAAGGTCTTTCATATCAACACCCCATTTCTTAGACCAATGCTTAAGGACTTTCTCCACAGTCCATCCTGCTTTCTTATCCATCATTTGAACAGTTGCCATATTTTGATAGAGTTGAAGAGTAAGTAAGTTTGGATATAAGCGAGTTTATAGTATTTGCTATAAGTTGCTTGTTGTTTGTAATCTGAGATTTTGAGAAAGCAAATTTCAAATTTATTCTGAGAATAAATTTATATACAATTTTTATACTATTGGAAAACTTGGTTGTAAAGCAATGCCGCACATACCTGATTCAGATTTATCATAATTTCTAAGAATTCTTACATAACCGTTTTCGCCCCATTCAGGACTCCAACTATTTTTTACTATCCAATAATCTAATCCATGAAATAAATCGTGACCATATCCTACAATTAAAACACCATGATCTAATTGAGTACCACAATTATCATCTTGATATATACCAGATTTATAATAATTAAAACTTGATAAATTTGCTTGTATAGCAACTGATACTGGTTGTTTTGCTACTGCTTTTTTTAGAAGATATTCATCATTAGATTTTACATCAGAATAATCTCTAACTTTTACTCTTATTTTACATAATCCTGATTTACAAAAATCTCTTTCTGCCCGATAAGGGTAATCATTCTCAGAACATAATCCATTATCTATTACATATTTAAAACCATTGTCCATCAATCCACCTTCACAACCTTTATTACCATATTTACCACTACAATCTATTAACATTTGTTCAGATAAATTGTATAATTTATTATATTGAATTGCCCAAGCACCTTCTATTGAACCTGTTGTAGAGAAAGACCAACATGACCCACAATCACCTTGATTTTTAACAATTGTTACGGCATTTTCATTTCTCCAATCGACCGATTCAGGTAATTGTACATCTTCATCATCTATATAACAATTATAACATTCGGATCTTGGTATAAATACATTTTCACTATTTTTATATTTAAAATCATATAATTCTAATTTATATGTTAAATTATCATTATTCATTTGACTAACATAATTATTTATAGATTCATTAAAAATACCTAATGAGTATAAAGTTAATTTAAAAATAGATAACATTTATATAATATAATATATAATAAATTAATGGATAATATATTAGTCAAATGTCCGCATTGTTCTAATTTAATTATAATAAATAAAAAAGAATTTAATTGTAAAATATTTAGACACGGCGTTTATAAAAAAGATAATAAACAAATAGATCCTCACCTTAATAAAGAAGAATGTGATAGATTATTTAAAGAAAATTTAATATATGGTTGTGGGAAACCTTTTGAATTAATAATAGATTTAGAAGAAAAAAAATATTGTGCAGAAAAATGTGATTATATTTAAATTAAATTAAATTAAATTGTGCATGGTGTTTTATTAGTATATCCTCTTTCTAATATTTTTTTATTTTTTTTAGATACAATATAAGCATTTATATCTTTTATAAATGGTACTTCTATTTCTATCATATAATAATCCATTTTTAAATATTCATCAAATACACTAACATTATTTAATATTGGATTTAACCTTTTAATAGGATTTTTTAATATAAATTTTTCTAATGTTATATTTTTTCTTAATTGAATTGTTTTAAAATATTTATATTCTTCTAAATATATTTTAACTAATTCTCCATAAAATTGATCCATACATTCATCGTCAGGAAATAATGATCCTTGAATATATTCACCACAACATAAATAATCTTCAACATCACCTCTATTTATGATTTTTTCTTTTAATATTTCTAATAATTCATCTAATTGTTCGTTTGATAAACTTGTAAATTCTCTAAATTCTTTCATTATTTCTTCTGCTCTTATTAATTTATTAAATGGAACACTATATTTATTATTATACTCTACTTTTATATTCATTAATCTACGATATTCTCTCCATTTTTTTAAATATTCTTGCTCTTCAAACTTAATTTGTTTAATATTCTCTAATAATTCTTCGCATTTTATATTAAAATTATTATTATTTTTTATTTTGTGTATGTTAATTCTTGTGTGTTTTTTTAAAATTTCCACTAATTTACTAAAATCATAATAAATTTCATTGTTTATTTTTATTTCAAAATCACCTTTTTTATTATGTAAACCTATTACATTACTGTAATGTTTTATTACTTTATTTACCAAATTAGTTTTTAACTCTTCTATTTGATAAGATAACAAAGGTATACCTGTTATATCACCTTTATCTGATACACCAAAACATATCTTTGAGTGCGTTTGATTTAATAATTTTGGTAAATGTATTTTACTTATATTTGTTAATGATAATAAATATCTATCAAAATATTTATTAGTATAATCAATCATAGATTTATAAATTAATTCTTGAATTTTAGTTGATAGTATTCCTTGCTTCAAATCATTAATATCATTTAAATGGATTGAATCAGTTAAATAAAATTCTTTGTATTCTTTTAGAATAGTTTCTTCACCAATATTATCGTGTAATTCATATTCACCTTCAATCAATGAAAGAACAACCATTTTGTTTTTAAAAAAAAATTTTTATATTTATTCAAATTTAATTTATTTTTTATCTTCAATTGATTCCCAAAATTTTGTAACTTTTTCACACATTTTTATCTCCATTCTTCTAATTATCCAAGCATATGATGTATTATCTTTTTTATCATCATATGCTACATATACTCTTGCATATTTATAAATATTTGATTTTAATTGCCAACCAGCAGTATTTTTCCAATTATCTAATATTCTTTTGATTTCTTTTGGATTTTCTTGGACATCTTTGGGACCGGTTGTAGAACACTCATAAAATCCATTATCATTCTTTTTAGGCATAGATTTTCCAGATAATTCTTTACCAGTCCATTCGTAATATATTCTTTTTACTTTGTTCAATTTTTCTTCTTCTTCATCTTCATCATCAACTGTTATTCTTTTAATAGGCGGACATTCAGTATAAAATTCTAATTCATCATACATACGCTCTTTTGGTACTTTTTTATCTTTAATATTCATATCACCAACAACTTCTTTCTTTGTTCTTAATGAACCTGACATTGATATATCTATTTTATCAATTTGACTTTCATAATCTAAACAATTTTTAATAATATTATGTGATGTAACATACAGTTTTGTTTTTTTAATATTTTTCCGGGTTGTTTCATCCCATTTAATATAATTAAACAAGAATCTACATAACTGATATTGAATATCTGGACGATCAGTATAATGTTCATGAGAATAAATAACATGATCAAAATTTCCTATTTTTTCGTTTATAAAAGTTACACTCATTCCTACACAATGGAATCCTGTAATAAATGTGGGTCTATTTGGATATTTTTCTATACAATATTGTATTTGTTCTGATGGTTCATTCATATTAGGAATTTTATCACCCATTAATAAATTACCTTGTTCTGTCTCTTCATTTTTATATAATAGTGTTCCATCGCCATTAATTATTAATACTAATGCTGATGGATATATTTCTAATATATATTCCATTATAGCATAATGAGTTAATTTTCTACAAAATCCTGGTATGAAATTATATGTAAATTTATTATCTTCAATTGATTTATCAGATTTTAATTTCATTAAAGTTTCATTTACATGAGTTAATAACTGAACTTCATTACCAATATCAAATACACCAGGTTGTCCCCAATATTCATTATTACCTGCTTGTATATTTGATTTTTGTTTATCATTCCCATATCTTTCTATGTATATATTTGGAATTATTTCATCAATTTTATTTTCAGAAGGTGGTATAATAAAATGATCACAATCTTTTACACCAAAGTAATCAGTTGATTTTATAATTTTAAATTCTTTGTAACTATCAACTATATATATATTTTTAAACAGTTGTTCCGTCTTTCTAACAGATGCTTCATTTGTCCATATTGAAAATGGTGTAGCACTGTACATATATATTCTTTTTGTTACATCATTTTCATTCATTTCCACAACTCTATCTCTAAATGGTGGAACATAAGCATGTGCCTCATCTATATGAATAAATACAGATTTTCTAATATTTTTAGAATCATCTATTTCATCAAGTAAATCTAATATACTTGCTTCAAACCTCTTTGGATGAGCACACATAATTATAACTTCTACACCACCTCTCAAGTGTTTCTTAACACCAGAAACATCCCGAGCATGTTTAAAATCACTTGATTGATCTTTCTTTTTCCCTTTAGAATTAAATACACAAATTTTATCACCAAATTTATCTTTTGCTCTTTGAAAGAATTGTAGATTAGATTTAATAGTATTCATTGTAATAATAATATGGTAACAACCACCATTTGTTTTAATATTTTCAAGACATATAAATGTCTTTCCTTCTTGCGGTTTTCTGATAATGGCACACAGATATTTCTCGTCACATATTGATGACATTTTTAGTTATAATTCTTTAAATTTTCTTTAAATAAACTCACATTTAATTTTTTCAAATTTGCCCTGGATAAATTTGAAATTTTGATTTGATCTTATCCAGACATTAAAATCAGTTAACATAACTAATCTTAAACTAACTAATCTTAAACTAACTAATCTTAAACTAACTAATCTTAAACTAACTAATTAAAAAAAGAAACAACTTCTGTAAATATGCCATCTCAAAAGAAATCTACCACCAAGGTTCAGCAACACCACCTTATTAAAGATATCGATTTTACCGGGAAGTCTACTAATGGTGAAACTCGAATCGGACTTTCACCTGATAACAAGATTATTGAGTATTTTCAACTTCAGAAACAGGCATCTCGATGGAATGGGGTTGATCAGATTCACTTTGCTCGAGATGCTGAACGACGTGCTAATGCCCTATTCAAAGGTAATATGAAAGAGTATGAACGTCAAGATCCACTTATCGGTAACAAGTTTAATTATACCAAGAAGTTTAAATCGCGGACTAATTAAGTAAAGTAAGTAAAATAAATTAAATAATAATAAATAATATTTTTTTTTTCTAATGAAATAATATAAAATGAATTATAATTTATTATTATTAATTGAAGCAAGTATTGTAGGCGTTGTAGTTGCAATAGTAGGAACACTTTTAACTTTATTATTTGCTTTATCAAAAGGTAAATCAACTAAATTTATATGGAATTTCAGTATGTTTGCTGTATTATTTTTAACAGGTGCACTTTCCCATATATTATTTGAAGTAATAGGATTTAATAAATATTATTGTAAGATGTTTAATAAAACAAGAAAATAATTTCCATTCTGAGAAAAAATTTGAAATTTGCATTCTCAAAATCTCAGATCACAAGTTCTAGTCTGCCTTATAGCATTCAAAAGAACACCAAGCACTTTCTAACCCACTTGCCCGACCTACTCTTTCAATAGAGGAAAGTCACTATCTGTACAGATATACAAGACAATGGCATCTACCGGATTTAAGAATATTTCTCAGGTTGCGGAAATCTTTAACAGACAAGAGATAGATGAAAAAGATCGCCATCTCATCTTGGAACTTCTCACGAAAACTCTCGGCGAGAATATACACCTCAAGTCTTCTCTGGACACAAAAAATCAAGAGATAAATGAACTTAATAGCAAAATTCTAGAACATGATGACATACTTCAGAGCGCGTTATTAAAGAATAAAGAAGTAATTGAACAACTAGATATGGAGATTAAATGTCACAAAGAAACTTGGCAAAGACAGTTCCAACAGTTAAAAGAGAACCGCGAATTACTTGAAAACCACCAAGCCTCAATAGAATATCTTCAAGAGCAGGTCAAAGAAAAAGATGAGGAGATCAAAAGACTAAAAGAGAAAAATGTAGGCAATATAGAGTCTAAAAAATATGTAGAATGTGAGCATGATGATGGAACATTATATTATTATCCGATAACAGAAGATGAAGATAATTAATTAGTAGAATATATATATATATATATATAAAATAAAAAATACAAAAACAATATAAAATTCAATAGAGAAAAAAAATATAAACTTTTTTTATTTCTTTGCGAACTTTCTACCAAATTTCATCCATAAAAATATGGAAATAGTGAAACCTAATAAAAATCCGGCAATACATTGATCAGGATGATCTTTCATAAAAGGTCTTGTAATTAATGGACCTACAAAAAATGTTAATATAGAATAAAATACCATAATACCTATCATCGTTGGACTTGATAAATGAACCATTTTTATAATATACAAATATTTTAATTTAATAATAATTCACTTTGATAATTAAATGTATTGTTTAATAAATTATTCATATAAAATATTTCGCCTTGTTGATCTATTATAAGTTTTCTACAAAAATCTATTAAATATGAATTAGTTGTATGTAATAATAATCTTTTACTCATATCTATTGCTACTTGATGATGTGGTATCATATGTTCTAAATAACTACGATCATTAACTTCCATATGTTCCATATGTTTCATATGATCATCAGGTTTAAAAAATAATGGATTACAATCACCATCTTTAGATTTTAACATCTTTGGATAAAATCTTTCTAATTTAGTTTTTTCATATGGTTTTTTACCTTTTTCTTTTGTAAAAACTGTTTCAGGTAGTTTTCTTTTCATTATTTCCATTTCCCATATTTCATATCCTTGTTTTCTTATAATATCTCTACATAAATGTAACATAACAGGATTATTTGTATTTGGTTCTAATAATTCTGACATATCTATTGCTATTTGATGATGAGGTATCATATGTTCTAAATATTCTATATCTGTTAATTTATCAGTACAAGGATTTGATAAATTAGAATGATTCATATTATGTTTTGAATGATTATGACTCATATATATAAAATATAATATTTAAAAATAATTAAACAATTTATAAAAATGTTTACACTAAAAGATATAGCAAATTTTGTTTCATTAATTGGAACTGGTTGTGGATTATTCTCACGTGTCCCACAGGTTATTAAAACATATAAATCAAGATCAGCAAATGATTTATCTGGTAAAACTATGTTTATAAATATATTCGCAAATAGTTGTTTTTTATTTTATATGATTGTAAATCAAGAATATTTTATAATGTTAAATTGTATTTCTGTAATCACATTAGAAAGTTCATTGGTATATATGAAACATAAATTTAAACATTTAAAGAAAAGTTCATCACAAAAAAGTTTAGTTGATTTAGTAAATGAAGAAGAAAATGAATTATAA